TACAACCGCGAAACTGGGGGAAATTTAAAAAGACCTCAGCCTGAAGGCGGGTCTCGTAGAGATTCATTCTGCGCGCGCATGAAGGGTATGAAAGCTAAACTGACTAGTGCAGAAACAGCAAGAGATCCTGATTCTCGTATTAACAAGTCACTTCGTAAATGGAAGTGCTCGTATGATATGAGCGAAATTAAAGAAGCTGCAAAACGTAAAGGTCTTTGGGCAAATATACATGCCAAACGTGAACGAGGTGAAGCTCCTGCAAAACCCGGAGATGCTGATTTTCCAGATGCAAAGAACTGGAAGAAAGTCACTAAGGAGTCCGAAAAGGAAGCTGCTGGTCGTTGCTGGAAAGGTTATGAACCTGTGCCGGGAATGAAGGCTAAAACTAAAGGTAGCTGTCGCCCTGTTGGTGCAGGCAAAAAGGAATCAGTTAAAAAAGCTGATGAAGAAGAAATGGCTAATAAGCTCATGAACATTCAACAGTTCATGGGTCAAAATCCACGTAGAGAACTTAGTGAAGAAGAAACTAAAGCAGTAGAAAAAAGAAAAGGAGCTTTGCTTCCTTCCTTCTTTCCAAATTATTCTGACTCTCCTACAGTTAAAATGTATAGCCCATTAATGCCAACTTTAGCTATGGGCGCTTTAGGCGGTGCGGGTGGATCGCTGCTCGGTAAAGTAATTGGTAAAGCTACAGGTAATGAAGACGCTGGTACTTTAGTCGGTGGTGCAGGTGGCGCAGGGTTAGCAGCACTTATTGCTTATTTAAAGCGTAAACAGGAAAATGCGAATGTAGAAGAAATCATGCGCAGATTACCTCGCGGAGCTACTCTTCGTGATTATGAAGCTGATCCTTTAGTACAAAAGGATATGGATAGAAAATCTCAATTAGCTATGGCTGCTATGCTTGCAGGCCGACTTTAATTGAATCCTAACTAATCTTCTCTGCTCGTCGTATTTGGCAAACATCTGTTTTGCTTTGTCTACTTCTTTATTATTTATAAAGAGTGCAAAGCAGTATTTACTATTATAACGAATAGGATTATATTTATGACACAAAGCGTCTAGCTTGCGCAATTTCTGCCAAAGCTTTGTTTTATCTTTGGTCGAGAGACCAGGACTCGAACCTGGACTTGCAGTACGTCTACTCATGTTCTGACCTCTTAAACTATCTCTCGTTGTTTATTTATTGGTAATCCAGCAAAGCTCGCTAACTGAAATGATCTTGTCGTGAAGAGCTGTAAATTCAGATACAGCGCGATAAACACCATCCCACTCATAGTCATGCCCCGCAAATAATCCACCTGGCTTTACTTTTGGATACCAAGCTTCAATGTCTGCTTTAATGTCCTCGTATGTATGCGATGCGTCTAGGAATACAAAATCAAGCGAGTCGTCTTCAAACTGCATAGCAGCTTCTAAGGAAGGCATACGCAGTGGGACAATAACAGAATCAATAGCCTTAGTATTATTAATAAACTCACTATACAATGAGTCATTTTTAATACAGTGCATGTCCTGATGCTCAGAACTTCCTTTCCAAGTGTCTACACAATAAAGTTGAATAGGCTTACCAGAGTTAATGATCTCAACGCCAAGAAACGCAGCGCTGCGTCCTTTCCAAGAACCTACCTCTACAAACTTACCGGCTGCAAACTGTTGTACAGCCTGAGTATATAGTCCGGGATACGTAAACCAGTCTTCACCAATGGTATTATAAAAGTGATCCATAAATTAAATTTTCTTTTCGAACACTGCGAATCCATTACGCCAATTTGGAGCATCGGTCAAACAAACCCACTGGTCTGACTTGATTAGCTCATCGTAAATTTGAAAACATTTAAATGCTTGATGCACATCATCAATAAAAATAACTCTAGCTTTATCTCTGATTAAAACAAATTCAGAATAGCCTGTGAATTCGCTACCATCTAGGAACACGCTGTCATATGACGATAGCGCGCCTAAATTCATACTGTCTGCTTCCTTGATGCACTCCACATCGCGGTCATACCAAGACTTAACTAATTCTTTAGGATGAACGTGTTTTGGAATTTTATTGTAAGGACTGTTCCAGACATCTTCAAAATCTTTATACAATAGCTCATCATAACTAATACTAGATTTATTATGACAATGCACAAAATCAAGATGCTCATACATCTTTTGTAGATGTAAAAATTTGTCAGGTATGATCTCCACACAGTCTATATGCAAGTCCCCACCAAGTACCTGCATTGCTTGCACAAAACAATTAGTGGATCCTTCACCACTCCAAGAACCTAGTTCAAGATTTTTACGCAGCTGTTTGTTGACAACAGTGTTATAAATAGAATTTCCTACGACGTCTTGTAATGTAATCTCAGCATGCATAATTTTTAATAAGTGTGTACCAATATTCTATATCTAAATATTTTCTGTCTATCACTAGATTAGACATGTTATTGATTACATCGTCAAGTTTATTCCAGTCTTCTATTTGAATAATTGGTAAAAAGTCCCAGCTATCATACATGAAGTGTTTTTCAACTACAGGTATACAACCGAAATAAAGCGCTTCCCATGTTCTATGACAGTCTATACCGTTTCCTCTTGGAGAAGCTACATAACGATGTAACTGCATTATATCGCGATAGTCTTTAAAGGATTTACCTGAATCGAATACACACGCGCTATTAGAGGTAAGAATGTTTTTAACATTCTCTCTGTTATGATGCGTATAAAGACTGAAGTTACAATATACAGAGTTTGATTTATCTCCTGCGATAAGCGGCAAATCCAATACATCAGGCACGATAGCGCCGCCTTTACTAAAACCTTCATGATTTTCTAAACCAATAGGAACAGGAATTAAATCTGGATGTTGGTAATTAGCATTCTGCGCAAACCACTTACTTATGCAAGCAGGTTTAACTTTAAATATATTTTCGTCTATTGAGTAGTCAGAGCAATGCGTAACTAACTTATACGGTCCTTCTTTTTTACCGCTAAGCAAAGCGCTGAAAAGAACTCCAATGTAATCAGTTTTGCAAAATATAATATCTCCAGGTTTTAGACTGTTTACATCAAAGGAACCGGGTTGGTCTATAATTAGATTCGCTACTTTTTGTAAATTTACACCATTTATTACTGATTCGACTACTTTCATATTTTTAATATCTACTTTTACGTTCAACGATCATAGCAGGTTTGCCGCTGTCTACGGCACTTCGGAAAGCGTTTAAAACATCCTTACCTGTAACAGGATCTAATACTGGAAATGAAACAGCAGCCCTAAAAACATTTGTAAAATCTTGAGAATGCGTAGGCCCGGAGTAAAAAGGCCCACCATCCGCAACAACAGCACGAATGATAACCGGCACTTTGTACTGCCCGTGAGAGATCCGCTCAATCTTATCGATATGGTTTACGATAGCGTCCATCGCCACCAGCATGAAGTCATGACGCTCGTAATAAAGAACAGGTATAAAACCTTCAAAGGACATACCTATAGCTAACCCAGCCATTAAATTCTCTGCAACTGGAGTTTCTAGCTTTTGAGATAATGGTACATACTTCAGAGTTCCCATAGCGTCACCACGTTTCACATTGTAACCAATGAAAACAACATTGCGGCTAGACAGCTCTTCCATAGCCACAGCAACTGCATCCTTATACGACAAGCTTGTATTATCGTATTCAGGATAGTCTGTGTATACCTCACTCGCAATAGATGGGAAATATTCCTCATCTGTTTTTTTGACTGCTTTGCTTAAATCAATCTTACCCGGCATACGCGCATGAGGATAAGTGATGTCGTAGTAGTACTTCAGCACATTAGGAGAAGCCCATTTAATATCACCTGTTTTACCCCAACGCTCATCGTTAGGTGTTTCAACAGACCGATTATTATTCTCAATTACAAATGTGCAAGGAAGGTCTAATCCTTCCGCATAACGCGCAGCTTCAAAAAGATGCCCAGAATCCTCTGTACCGTCACCGACAAAGCACCAGACTTTTTGTTTGGAGCCTTTCTGCTTTAAAGCCCAGGCAATACCTACAGCAATTCCGGGAGTACCGCCAATAATCGCAGAGCAAAAGAAATTTCTACTGCGATCATAAATAAACATGCTCTGTCCGTTAAGTATTTTCTGCGCTAATTCGTCAGCAGGAATACCGTGTAATAAAGCATGGTAATGACTTCTGTGGTTGGACAACACGTAGTCATCTTTATCGATATTATTAAAAATATCAATTAACTGGTCTTCGTTACCTCCCGATAAATGGAAAAGAAAAGGTAACTTGTTATCAAGGTAAAGCTCTCCGATTCTTGTTTCAAAGTCGATGAGATCTTGTTTGGAAAGGTTGGTTGTACTCATATTAAACAAACGCGTCGTAGCTGTCGTTAGCAAGTTTATCGTATAGCGCAACTTTATTATGGTTTGCGCATTCGTGATGACACACATTGCACGGTTTAAATTTATCGTGCCATTCTTTAACTTCATCAGAGAACCAAGCCTCTGAGAATTTTCTGTTTTGCATACCAGCGATCAAACCATGCTTACTATAAGCAGTGTTGTGACACGCATAGATGTTCAAGTCCGCACCCACAACGCAAGTTGTCTGCGCATACAAACAACGGTTGAACGGTCTCACCGGTGACTTAGACGCGCTGTCTAAATCATATGTAGTGTTAATGGAAAAGTTATCATCGCAAAAAGACTGACATTCTAAAAGCTGCTCAACAACGCGAGCAGCAATAGGAGTATGATACTCTTTGAAACCGCTAATATAAACTGGACTAAAACGAATGTTCTCTACGCCACAATCCTTTAGTTGTTTTGCAAAGTCTACAATACCTTCGTGGTTATCTCTGGTAATGATAAAATTAACGCCCAGATCAGAATTAGCATTCTTCATCTTTGCGAAGTTTGTAATGTTATCTAAAACACCGGTAAAGAAGCGACCAGGGACATTGCGAGATTCCACCATCTGCTTCTCGCTAGTGTAATCCATAGAAATACGAACCCACTTAGCATGTGCTAAAGTCTCTGCACGCGCACCCTGCAGTAACTGCCCATTGGTAATAATAGATAACGCTATATTCCTATCCAGCGTTCGCTGCATGATAGACGCTATGTCTTTATGAAGTAGAGGTTCTCCACCGCCAGAAAATGTCACTGCTTTAGTGCCAATATCAGCCAGGTCATCGATGAGTCCAAGAGCAGCATCCGAAGGCATGATATCCTGTTCTCGCATTGTCTCATGCATCCCGGCCTGCAAATGCTTATCAGGTCTGTCCTTAGGTCTTAAAGTACCATCAGAATACACACACCAGTGACAAGCATGATTACAGCGATTTATAGGCTTGATGCGTACATAAATCGGCGCAGTTAAAACATTATCTCTGAAACTTTGTACTTTCTCAGGAAAAGCAAATATCTTGTAATCGCTATATTTATTTTGTTTTAAACTCATTTTAATTAATTATGCTCCAGTTTTTATTTAAAGTAGGTAACTGCCAGGAAGGATTTATTCGAGCATACCGATGCACGAATAATTTTACTTCTTTAGATATTCTATCGGTGTAGTCAACAAAAAACATCAAAGAAGAATCAATTACATGAATTTCTTTTGCGGCTGCAGCTAACTTTATATAGTCCGTTAAGCTAAACCCGGAAACTGGATTGACATGTATTACAGGAAGGTCCGTATGTAACTTTGTTACAGAAAATCCCCGAGACGTATCTTCGTGAACAAGTACATAGTCTTCAGGAGGATTTATTACACTAAAAAGCGTGTTTTCACGCATTGATTCAGGACAATAAAAATTTTTGTACCTAGCTTCAAAATTAACATCAGCCAGTTTATAAAACTGCTGATCAAAAGGTTCTTGCGCGTTCAATTGCCCAAAACCTATAAACTTATAATTTAAGTTAGGGTTAGCTTTTATAAAGTTTAAAACTTCCGCGTCGTCTTTAGGTATACACCACACATCCAAATCTGAATACATTGACGCTACCGAGTTTAAGTTTTGAGGCTTGCAGAATATAGCTAAAGGACCATACCGTTCGGCATACGTGCGAACGATACCATGACAAATAATATGATCACCTAAACCCAAATGGTGATATAAAAATAATCTATTCATTAACAAACTTCACGTTAGCTCTGTGGTGCATGAACAATTGCTCGTAAGGTCTGAACGCTAAATGATTTCCCCATTCAGAAGGTTCAGGTAAAACGCAGACACCGTGTTTAACTGCGAGTATAGATAAAATAGACTGGTCATGCCTATGATCTCTAAACACGTCAAATTCAGATATGCCTTCTATTTTATTATCAGAAATGACATCGTAGTTTCTGCACCACATATCATAGTCGTTAACAAACTTTAAAGTATTGTCATCTTTCCGGTACATCTGATAAGCTGCATCCATTTGCTTTGCATACCAGAAGTCCGGGGTGTCTGCGCCCATTAAGGTAAAGCAAGAACGCTTAGTCCAGTTAATGTTACGCCAACACAAGCCTTGGGGATTGCCGTCTCTGTTATCAAATAGAACAATACCCATCTCACTAGCTCTATTATACAGATAGTCTAGGTTCCGCATTACAAGATTACCGCTATCTGCGTAAAACACAATATCACCAGGATCAACTTTGGATAAAGCATCTAAAATGATTTGCGTTTTCCAAGCCCAAAAACCATAACCGCGCGTTTCCTTATAAATATCTTTGTACTTATCTTTGAAATGGTAATCTAGACTATTTTCGTCGTAGGCCATAACTACATCAACACCTCCGCGCGAGAGCGCCGAGTCGCCAAGATACTTTTGAGATTCATAATACTTAGGCGTAGCGAATGATATTAAAACTTTTTTCATAAATCAATAATAAGACATCAGTAACTCATCTCGTTGTTATGTAGATCTCTGGCATCCAGGATGGCCCAGCTGTCTGTCGTTTCATCGCTATCAGGCGTAACAGTAATAATACTACCGCTAATCTTTTTTATATACACGGTTTGACCGTAATTTAACTTTTTACTAGTTCTAGTTTTAACTGCGGCTTTTCCGCCTTCAGTCAAATAAAATGCGTTTCCTTGGTCTTTAGGTCTGTTCATAAATAAGCTGTCCTTTGTCTCATTACCAAACTAATAAATATTAGTCGGGGTTAATTAAATAGATCTCTTTTAAAGTCATCTCTGCGTCTCTCAAACTGACGAACAATTCTATTTCTTTTCCTTCTACATTTTGGAAAGCAGATTTTTTTACGTAACCAAAAGAAAAGTAGTGTAATAGATTTAAACATTTTTATAAAAGGGTCCTTGTTGCTCGTCACACCAACATTGAGTTCTACCAGGTCTGACTACATGTAAACCACAGTTTTTACTGTCGCACAACTGCCATTCCTGATAACCATCACTTACTGTTTTCTTTTTTTTAAATATCTGATCATAGTTAGACTCGAATTTATTCCAGTCGGTTGATTGGCGAATAGCCGAACCTTTTCCTGCTTCTCCATTCATATGTTTATGTTGGTAGACAATTTTCGGTAGTACAATCTAAACCAATAAAGCCTTTTTCTCCGGGCAGCTTGTCGGCTTGATAATAGGAACCTGGAAAACCTCTAAATGACATAAACGTTAAGCGCACGCCACAAAGAACATCACAAGTATATATATATGATCCTTGTAAAGTTACGTAAGGTACATTTGAGTAACAAGCCTGGCTGTAAGGGTACTCTTGGCCCTCGTAGGAGCAGGTACATTCAAAGTCATTATTATCGCAAGACCCTGTGCAACTTTTAGTATAAGGCGTACCATATATCTCATAACAAGCACAACAATAATTACTGTAATTACACCTATATGATTCTATATCTTCAGCAAAACTAAAAGAATTTATGTCAGCCCAGTATTCGTTAGGATATGGGCTTTCATAAGGATATGAAATTGGTGTTATACTTGGATTGTTGCTGCAGTCATACGGCGTAATAAAAGGACTACCAGTACCGCCAGGATAATTGTTGTACCAATGATCACCATATAAAATACCTCTGTTATCTGGATTAATACCATACATTTCTAATCGCCCTAGATTGTGGCAGTATTGAAATTCAGTTTGAATATAAGGAATTCTAATAGAGAAATCTAGAGTTATAGTAGCGCCGTAATTTATATAAAAAGTGTGAATGGGAATACCTCCAGCAGCGTTTGTAACGCCTGCGGAGCCCAGCTCTTTGAAAGTTACATTAGAACCAGTCCCAGAGCTGAAAGTACAAGCCGGTAGATCAGCAGTAATGTCTGAATTATAATTCTCATAAAACCCTTGTGTTCCTAGCGAGGAGCTAGGTTCGAGTAATACGAATGCGTCGGGGTAGGAGCCGCTATAAGGGACAGCTAACAAGGGCGTATGACAGCAAGTAGCAGTTTTAGTAGAGCATATGTCAGGGTACGCAGACTGTATAGAAGGATGCGTAATGGTATTACAAAGTTGCGGACCTCCTGATGGTCCTACCGCATTTAAAATATAGTTAGCCATAATAATTAATTAAAAAATTCGTCTTCTTTACCGCAACTACAGCAAGGTTCTCCGGGACCGTTGCGCCAATTATGACAACCAATGTAACATAACAATTTATCTATAAATTTATTCATGTTAAATACTGATTTCTTTCAAATTTTTGATTTTGGCAGTAATCACGTCCATAGCAACTGGCGTATAATCGTGATGTTCGACACAAGCATTAAAATAAAAGGGATGCTGCTCATGAATAGGACCTAAAACCATCTGTGTGTCTTGTCCGATGATTCTTTCATGAATATGCCCATGTAAATTAATGAATCCACGCTTAATGGAGTTCAAGTGTAACGGGATGTGAGTCATCATAACACCTTCTTTTGGTAAAATACGCATAGCATACACTTCATCGAAGTAATCAGCGTAAAATTGGAAACCAAATATGTCATGGTTTCCCATAATAAGCCTCTTTTTACCATTTAGCCGCTTAACGACATCAATATATCGTTTTTTCATTACCACATCACCAAGGTGATAGACCTTGTCATTCGGTTTAACGACGGAATTCCACTTATTTACGATATATTCGTCCATTTCCTCAAAACAAGAGAATCCTGGACGTACTTTTTCACCATTATCCCGGAGAAAAGTCAAAATATTCTCATGGGAGAAGTGAGTATCGGAAATAACAAAGGTATCTTTTTCAGTTTGCATCATTTTTTTGATCTTTTTTTACTTTTTTGTACAAAACTCGTTTTTGTTTCTTTATATTTAGTAATTGCATGGCCTTTAGTGCCTTTACTGCTGTGTTTACTGCCAGTATGTAGCTATTGTAGCTCTGGTGATCCGGGCTTATTTGGCTTAATAAGCTGTCTAGCTGCGCTATTGCTGTTTCTAGGTTGCTATATGAACTCATTTTACATTTAAATCAGAAACTGTGTTTAACTTTATACTAATATATTCAATTCCGTTGATTTCTTTAATGCTCCACAGCTTATCCTCAGGTACTTCTACGAATTCCAGTTTAGAAAAGCGATCATTCATAGCATCTAAACCGATAAAATCAGCCACCTCCAATAAAGCAGGATGATCTCGAGGTATATCTGCGCAGTGGTGGATATATGTATTTTTAATTTCTTCCAAACCTTTACCGTCTTTAGTATTGATAAGCGCGGCGTGATAGTTTAACGCGCTTGTTTTCAGTAGAATAGACTTAAAATTCTCTGTATATTTTGTAAAAGGAATATTGGCCTTCTTCAGAAACAGCTCGTGAGCCTCTTTAGATAGCCCAAATCCTGCATTGTTCTTGTTAATAAGTACTTTCTTAGCGCTCATAATTATGTAAATTTATTTGCTTGCTTTTATTTCAATAAAGAGCTACAGTCTTTTGTCAACCCCTAACATTATGGAAGAACTTGTAAACATCCTCAATCCTTATCTGGATAACCCTTGGGTAAAAGTTGCCACTGCTGTAGTCACTCTGGCGTCTACAATTGCGGCCCTGACTCCCACACCTAAGCCCGGCTCACTCTGGGCCAAAGCCTATAGCGTTATAGACTTCCTGGCTTTGAATATCGGCAAGGCCAAACAGCCTAGTAAGTAAATTAAACCCGTAACAGAAGCTGCGTCATCGAAAGGTGACGCAGCTTTTTTGTTTACATGCCGACCATAAACGGTAGAGTACCAGCCATATGAGTTACGCAAACGTAGGTAAAGTCTGGTCGTTAGAAAGTTTAGATACTTATCTAAATAGTGTTGAAAAGCCAACCTGGTGTAAAGGTGTGTGTTTGCACCATACAGCCGCACCATCACTGTCTATGCGCCCGCAAGGCTTGCTTAGCCAGCACATCCGTAATATGGAGTCATTTTACAAAAGCAAAGGATGGAGCGCGGGTCCTCATTTCTTTATTGATGAAAATGAGATCTTCGGTATGACTCCGCCAAATCTAAAAGGCGTACACGCTGTTTCCTTTAATGGTAGTGCAATAGGCATAGAAGTTCTTGGTGACTATGATACAGAATTTCACAATAGCGGCAGAGGATTAGAATGCTGGAAAACAACAGCGGCTGCTACAGCTAAAATTCTAAATTGGTTAAACCTAGAACCAAACTATAGCACTGTGTTATTCCATAGAGACGATCCCAAGACTACCAAGACATGCCCGGGATCTAGGGTACAGAAGAGCTGGGTTTTAGAACTTATTAGATCTGTAAATACAAAGTCATTGGATAACCAAACAGTACATAACCCTGTGAATGACATGCAGTTTGTCCAAGTAGCAGAATATCTTCAGAATGTAAAAAATTATAGTTCTGAAGATATTAAAACCCTGCTAAAAAAAGACACTGACGGCTTATTCTACTTTGGCAATGAGTGGTTAGAAAATGCTTATTACGATGTTAAACAAAAGTCTACGGTGGCTCCAATTAAAGAACTGTATAACATACCTAAAAAGAAATGAATCCAGTTACATCGATTATAGATCTAATTAAGTATGCGCTTAAAGCGCTTACAGCTTTTTTAGAACTTCGCAGAGAGACATATTTTTTAGAAGCCTCAGCAAAACATTTAGAATACAAAGAAAGTATCAGAAATGAAATCACTAAACTTCGCAATCAAGGTACTAGTATTGCTACAGATCGTGCTGATCTCCTCATGCACTCACTCCAAGAAAGAGAGCGTGCTTGGGAGCGTGCATCAGCCACCTATTTTAGCTATACAAGCGGGAACAAGAATCTTAACTAAAGAAGGACTATACATCGTAGAGAAAGACGAAGTATGGCATTCAGACAGACGCTACCGGGAGTTGGAGATGCGTCTGTCTTATAAGTGATCAGGTCCAGAAATAGTTTCTGAACTTGATCATCTGAATCAGTATATTTTCATCTGTCTGGTCGATAAGAGCTTCCAGGCGATTTACTTCTTTGTACATATCTTGGTATTCCTCAATAGCACTAGGTTTAAGTAAAACAGATATATTCCGACTTGGATAAGCTTTGTCTTTTTCTTTTTCAAGATTAGCTCTTCCTTCGTTAATCCAAACGCACGCCGTATTTAGCCATGCTTTAAACTCAGCGTGTTCCTCGTGCGCCTGCCAGTCTACCATTGATTCATCTGCTTCTTTTTTGAACTGCAGAATAGTAGCAAAGTTTACATACAAAATTATTGATGCGGTATCCGCATACCTTTTGGGTACAGCTTTCCTAATCATAGCGTTCTCTGGTACAAAGAATGTTTTTACCTTGTACCGCAGGGACCGCCATTTACGATAAAGCTTATACTCTATATCTTCAATAGCGTCACGAATAGCATACTGAATAGGATGCGCCTTCATAACATTAACCCGCCACGCATCCCATTCTTCCATACTAGCCGCAAAAGGAACGCTATAAAAATAACCTTTGAATTCTAGATATTTAAACAACTTGGAAAAAATACCACGTTGCAGTCTTATTTCTTTAATTTGTTCTTCAGTCATTGTGTAGGCTTTTTGATTTTTCATTTTAGCTTTTCAAACTCAATTAAATTCTTTGCAATTCTTTCTCTTTCGTGCGCGGGAATCAGCTGAGCAGCAAGAGGACTTTCAATAAGCGTTTTAGCTGCTTTAATTGCCTCGCCCTTGTTACCACTGCGCGCAGCCATAATTGAATACTCATCCAGCATACGCCATTGCTGAATATCAGCGCGAACAAACAAACTATCTCTGGTAGGCGGGATCTTGACACCTAAAGAAACAAATGCCCAAGCTAATGCAAAGCGTTCTTTATCTCTCAAATAAATAATAAGATCAAATAAAGCGTCTACGCGCGAAGGTCGATATTCCCAGGCCTTGAGAAACGCATCAATAATTTCTTCATCTTTATATTTAAGCGAGGTCTTGAGGCGAGCTACCATGTACTTAGAATAGTACACCTCTTCTTCCCAGCCTCCGAGATCTGCTCGCTGTTGATACGCGATAAGGGAACGCTCATGCATTCCAGCATCTCTGTAACTTTGCGCCAAATAAAAAGTATATCTGCTTTTAAGACCGTCATCGATTGTATCCGCTAGTAGTGCTTTCTCTAAAATAAGAGCGTCACTGATATATTTCTTCTGCCCAGAAAATCCGTTTCTAGTATCAGAGGCAGAAGCATGAATAATAACATTATTCAATACAACCGCTGGAAACATTTTAACGTCTTTAGGACCATCCAGATACTCATGCAGCACGCCTACATATTTCCATTCATAAGCGTTATTCACAACCTGCACTCTGCTGTATTCAAGCCCGCCATGAATAATTTTAAGATGGTATTGATCAAACTTTAGATTTTTAAGTACATTCTTATCGCCTTTAATTTCAATGTAATCATCAGCGTCCATTACAAGAGTATAGTCACCCTTATCTCTAGCAAGTTTAAGCGACTCTGTTCTGTTGGTAGCAAAATCAATCCAAGGCCGTTCATGAAGTTCCCCGGGAATGCCCCACTCAGCCATAAGGTCTTTGATAAGCTGCTGTGTGCCATCGGTTGAACCCGTGTCGCAGATTACCCAAGAATCAATGGTGTCCTTAACAGACTCAAGGCAGCGACGCATATTGTGAAGTTCATTCTTCACAATCATAGCCAGCACAATTTTAGAATTTGCCGGGCGAGTTAGTTCCAGAAACTTACCATGCCCTTGCATATAATTTCTCTGATCATTACTCTCCAGATAAGTTTTATCCCACTCTGCTTTATTAAAAATAGGATGTTTATGCTCAAGCACAATATGCTTAGCCTCTTTAATTACACCGTCTTTATGTGCAGCCCAGGTAAAATAGTTATCACTGTATACGCTAAAGAAATCAGGATGAAACAAAAAGCCCTGCGTCTCATAGCGCTTACGATTTAGAATAGCCATGCAGAGCAAGTCATCTGTGCGATGCCCATCTGAAATAGCCAACACCTGTTCTCCTTCTACACCTTCAAACTCCTTGATAATGCTTTCGTCCCAACCCTCAACTGGTTCCCAGTCGTCAGACAGCTGAATAAGGATTTCACCATTACTAGCTTTAGCACATGCATTCCAAGCAGCTACGCAACCTTTACCTCGCGCCACAATAACTCTTTGAGTATTAATATCTGTAAGGCTATCGTTATCGTCATCATCAATACCAAAGATATGTTCAATAGCTTTAGGATCTTTAGCCGAGTTCAACCATTTATCACGACATTCAGTAGCTTGTTTCGAACGTCCACGGGTTGCATGCAGGAGGGATATTTTATAGCTCATAAAAAGGTATCAACTTCTATATAGAGAAGTAGAATCTTGTAAAGAGCAAAAAATAAAAAACCTCTCAGCCATACACTATATTCAGGTGATCAGTCTGCAGGGAGTGTATAACTGAGAGTCGGTTCCACTTTTTGTTTATTTGTAGCTTCCCCAATTTTTAAGAGCACCCGACAAATTGCGCATCGTTGAGAGGCGTGCCGAGTATACAATAAATTAATCGCAGCTATTGAGACGTTTGTCAACAGCATTGAGAGCGTTGACTATAAATGTAGCAAAGTCAGAATAAATAGTTGTAGCAATAATTTCTCCTGACTTGCTGTAAATTCTGTAGTCCATAAGAGTACTTTTAATTTCATACGGCCCGGGAAACTCGGTTTGCAAAGTAAAATGCGCAGCTGTTTCTAATGTAGGTTTAATTAACAGACTGAACTCTTTATTTTCTTTTTTTAGAGCTTCTAGTTCCTTGGAGAAATGCAAATTAGCAGCTCTTAAATTGTCTATGTCTGCGGGTAGGTATGGAATACGCTCAACTAATTTATCAGCGTATTTACGGCTTTCGTTTAAAGCAGCCCTAAGCTGCTTAACTTCTAACTGAAGATTATCTATAGTTTCCAGTTGTTTCTTTTTATGTTTATTGGGCATAGGGTACAGCAGGAAAAACAAACTCTTTCTTTTTAACTATAACTTTAGGCGCTTCTGGTGATTTAAATTGTACCTCTTCTTTATGCGTACAGGATACAATTATCAATGAATATAACAGTGATACTAAATACTTTTTCATAGTAGGATTAGGAATGCGCTTTGAACTTCTTGAGGTGAAAGGAAAGTTTCTTTTGCTGTCTGTGGTTCAAAAAATCTTAACTGGAATTCTTCTTTACCTGCTACCTTTACAACAGCACAATTGATAGAGTGATTACCTATTTCATTATCTTTGTAATTAAATACTCCCAAAGATAAACCAGCTGGCGCGCTGTTTTTGTCTCCCCACTGCAGCGCATGAGACATCTGTCCTAAAGCCTGCACAACGCGTGAGTATTTATCGCAATCTCTGTATTGAGCTTGCCAGTCCTTCAAGGTATCGATTACCTGCGTAGATAATTCCCAAAAGAACTGAGGTGCTTTAACTGCATCCAGATAAACATAATTGTCATCCATTAAACAGACACAGTTCTTTTTAATACCGCTAGCTTCAATGACTTTAAGTATGTGGCTCCTATTGTATGTTTTGATTTCAGACATAAAGTAAAATGTTAGTTGGCTCCCAGAGTAGGGCTCGAACCTACGACCTAATGGTTAACAGCCATCCGCTCTACCGCTGAGCTACCCGGGAATATTGGAATCTACTTTGTCCTATACGATAAGCCAATAAAAAATGGTACTCCGAGAAGGACTCGAACCTTCAACCAATACCTTAAAAGGGTACTGCTCTACCATTGAGCTATCGGAGCATTGGAGCTCTGGGTCGGGGTCGAACCGACGAACCTCATGATTACAAATCACGTGCTCTACCAACTGAGCTACCAGAGCATGCGCGTTTGATAATCTTTATTCTGAGATAGTCAAACGCTTTATTTAATAGAGTATTTAACTTCTATTTCTAATAGTTCAAACTCATCTTTATCTTTTTTATCTATCAGATCAGTTTTAAGTATGCTACGATCAAAGTCTTCTTCAATTACATTCCTAGCACTGTAAGCAGCCGCAGGAACGAAGTCATTAACGAGAAAAAGGTAAGGATCATTAAAAATAAAGAAATTGAATACCACCCATTTACCTGTAGGTTTATGGCGGTACATAAACTTTTTCTCAACTGCAATTGTGTTTTCCATAAGTTTTAAGATGGTAGCCCTCCCAGGACTCGAACCTAGAACGAGAGAATCAAAATCTCCTGTGTTACCTTTACACCAAAGGGCTATAATCTGATGTTGCCTGAAGCAAGCTCAAACTTATAATTCATATACGTCTGAGTAATTCCTTCTTCAAGTTTTATCTTTGGACTCCAGCCAATATATCTCATTCTACTAGAATCCATGATTTTACGCATAGTTCCGTCAGGCTTACTGCTGTCAAAGTTAATGGTGCCTTTAAAACCAACAGTAGATGCAATTAACGTAGCTAGGTCCTTGATACTAATGTCAGAACCATAACCGACATTATAAATATATTGGCATGTGGTTAGCTCCATTAATAGTTTACAAGCTTTCGCCAGATCATCTACATGTAGGAACTCGCGCATGGGCGCGCCCGTACCCCACAGAGTAACTGTGTCTTCTTTTCTAATATACTGAGAAGCCTCAAAGAATCTGCGAATTAATGCCGGGAGTACGTGACTAGTTTCTAGATTATAGTTATCTCCCGGACCATACAGGTTGCATGGCATAAGCGCTAGATATTCCAATCCCTTAGCCTTGCGATAATACTCACAGAGTTTTACACCGCATATTTTAGCCAGGGCATAAGCTTCATTAGTCTTCTCCAAAGGACCAGCAAGTAAATCAGCTTCAGAAATAGGACGATCAAATCCTTTTGGATAAATACAGGAGCTGCCAAAATAAATTAATTTAGGTACATTGTATTTAGCTGCAGTGTTAATACAGTTGTTAGCAATGGCCATGTTGTCTGTAAAGAATTCTACAGGGTTATTAGCATTAGCTAAAATACCTCCAACTTTACCTGCAGCCACAATCACAGCCTGGATAGGCCCTTTGTATTTAAAGTAATAATCTACAGCTTGTGCATCGCACAAATCAAGTTCCTGCCTCGTGGGTGCAAGCACATGATATTTTGTTTCATTGTTAAGCAATCTATGAATTGCTTTACCTACCATTCCATTAGCGCCTAATAACAGTACAGTCATAGTAATTTAAGTTTATTGTGTGTCCTTTAGCTTTGCATTAGTAACAGCATAAGCAATAGATAAAAATAATATCCGGACGCTGCATCGCTGCAGCGCCCGGATATATCTGTCAGTATTAATAAATTTTTTCGATCTTAGCTACTTCTTCCCTCATCTTTTCATTAGAGGAAACAGTGTTGGCAAAATCAATCATCTTATCACGAATATCATTGAGTTCCTCGCGGGTATAATCCCACGTATCTTCAAGATCTTGAATGTGGCGTTCTAGTTCTTTAGTCGCGGACATTGCGTTTGGACATTTCGAAGTAATCGAATTCCTGCGCGATGACCAGCTCCCATTCCCCGGGAGGAACGGTTAGCGTGTCATGCCGCTCTGCGATAACACAACGTACCTCTGCTGGCACGGAGTTACGCAAGAAGCGCTTGTTATCTTTCTTTAGAACCTCAACGCCAGGAAGGACATCGAGCACATGGTGGTTGCCGGTGGTTTCACTATCAGCGATAATCAGACAGTTGTTCTCCACTTTGACAGGTGTAGCGTCAGCAGGGATTTTGGACTGAATGATTCCGCACTCGCCGTGGAGGATTGCTTTAGCTGCTTTAACGTTTTTCATGATGTGGTGTGGTGTGTTGTGTACTTGGTACTGTTGTTTGTTTATTTGCAGAAGGAAAGCGGTTTTTATTCCTCTTTCCAAAATTTTAAGCGACGCCAACGATTTCTACGTTACGACCATAACGATCTTCTAACGCAGCTTCAATGGTTTTGCAACTAGGAGACACAGCCTCGACATGCCAGATCTTTGTGGTCTGATTTAGCATCTTAAGGTGCGGCGCATAGTCGACATTAGGAAAGAGCGACTGCATATCCCAAAGCTCATACTCAGATTTGGTGTACCACTCGTCATTGTATGATGTATGAGAATCCACTTTTTTACCCATTTCAAGCAAACGCTCAACACCGATTTTGCGAACAAACTCGGCTTTAATGTCGGCATTCTTGATTTCGTGAATCCGCTCCACTGGAATTTTCTGCGCAGGAGTGACTGCGAGCCACTCTGGTACAGTCACGCCGTTGAGAGCGAAAATCTTAATGTCGCCGTAGCCTTCATACACGACAGCAGGTCCGCCGTCGCAGTGAATAACACCAGCATCATTGAGTTTAACCAGAGATGGCTTCTCAGAAACAATGCACATGTCCTGCACAGTGCCGGTGACGCCATGAATTGGGTAAATCAAACCAAGCTCTGTAGTAGTCTTCCAGATCTCGTAAAGTTCATCAACGCTGAGCTTAGACTCGTTTTTGGCCGCGTTGTCTACAGGTGTTCCGGTAGTTTCCAACGCAATTCCAAGTTCATACTTGAAGAAGTCGTAGAAAGCAAAGGTCGGAGCCGAGAACGAACCATTAAGATAAGGGGAAACATATTGTGTAAGTTTCCATTTCGGTCTTTTACCATTAAAGAAGTCGTCTACGCATTTCTTCAGCTCATTGATTGCATGGCCGTGAGCTGCATAGTTACAAGCAACCCAAGCTTCCATCGGGTTGTTGAATATGATAACAGGAGTAGGCTCCTTATTAAGAATGTGACGCTGGACATTTTGAATAATGTCTAGCGTACGATCATAGTTGAGACGTGCGGTATCATTACCAATCTTTATCCACTTAGCGACATACTCAGGCATTTTAGCTTTCTGCTCAGGAGTAAGTTCGGCGATCTTTTCTTTAATTTTGTTTTCCATGTTGAGTGTCTTTCAGTTTTATTGTTGTTTATATGTTATTAGTAGCGATTAGCTTACGCCATAAGCGAAGGCACGATAGTCTAATACAGTTTCTGTAACCTTAGCTTGAAGTTTAACACTTTCTCCCTTGCTGTTCTTGAACACGAAGGTTTTACCATCCTTACTGGCAGACACCAGATCGGTAGGAATAAATTCTGCGGTGACAAAGTCAGAATCATTATCTTCGTGATTTTTATCAATGTCAGTACGCTTATATTTATGATAGTAAATTTTAATACGATCACCCATAGGTTTACCAACAAAGTCACCGTTAGTAACGACATGCGTGTCAGGATAACCGGCAACACTGATTGTGGCGGTATAAGTATTTGAATCCTCGTACTCAGGCTTGATGTTAAGTAGACTAATAGCCTCAAACGGATCTTCGTTGAAGCGATTCATTTCCTCGACTAGGGCCTGTAGCATATCAAAATTAAAGGCGCTGAATAGCGTCTTTATACGAACGATATGATCGATTTGCGATTTATCGTTCAAATTGTCTTCGCAGTATTCACGAATGAACTGCTCCTCAATGCCTTTGTAGTCGATGGAATAGAAGATACGCCCGGGACGGTTGCGCATGTTAATATCCAACTTCCACTTGTCATTGACGGTGAAAACATAAAGCTTGTTGGTAGGGTAAATACCATCCAACAAAGTGAGAACTTCCTTTTGCTTCTCCATGTCATAAACCTTTTCGAACTCATCGAAAAGAATAACAGCAGGCTGTTCGATCTTTTGTAGCATATTGAAGAACGCATCACCTACGCGCGGGGTGTTAATAACAATCACAGGGAAATCTTTTGCCTGCGCAAAGCACGCCAACGTTTTAGCCAGCAAAGACTTACCGGAACCCTTTTCACCGCATAGAAGGACACCTGTAGCTGTATTTCTTTTTTCGTAGCTATACAAAATACGCTCGGCATATTTATCATTATGCCCGTACCTCTTTTGAGGTATATTAAAATTATCGATTTTCTCCAGCATGAGCTCCTCTGTTATCGGGTGCGCTCGAATAGAATAAACTGCCGGAGGAAGCCTATCTTTAAAATTCATTAATTCCGGGTCGCGTAGAAGAACTGTACTGCCTTGGATACTAAAGATTGTGGACATTGTGCTTTTAATTTTGGTGTGTGGTTTAAGCCGGAACAAATTTCTTAACTGCTAGCTTTTCTACTTCACTAAATGGACGGTTCTCTTTACCGAACCTATAATCCGTCTCATGAAGAATATATAAATTACAATTCAAGTCATTAGCGACTTGTTGTAGTTTTTCAGAATCGTCTGCTAGATCCAAATCTCCCCACCAAATTTTACCTTGGTCAGTGACCACATTAGCATTGAATACTGCTTGGTTGTTTGGTCTTTCAGATATGTACATACTTTTGCTAGAAGCAATCATTCGAGATAACTCGAATCCATGTTTCCGCATTACTTTTAATTCTGTGGCATGCCTCTGTGTTACTTGCGTAACTTCTGCATGAAATTCTTCATTCTGAGATTGCATATTTTTATTCTGCGATTGCGTCTTTTTCATTTATCAAATCATACCATTCTTTTGGAATGTCTACTACCTGATCGGTAACTAAAGCTGATCCATTGTCTTTGTCTATTTGTTCGATTGCGCGTTTCAAGTAAATAGCCTTATCAAGAGTTTCCTCGTAGGCATGCTGCAACCACTGTTTTAAAGACAAATCATTGTCTCTCACAGTGCTATTATATTTTTTAATACCCATTTGTTGTCTGCGAGAAATATCTGCATGAAATTCTTCATTCTGAGATTGCATATTTTTATTCTGCGATTGCGTCTTTTTCATTTATCAAATCATACCATTCTTTTGGAATGTCTACTACCTGATCGGTAGTAACATAAAAAACTGAAGTTATCGCGGGCATAGCAGATTCAAAAACTTCTTGTAAAAGAAGCAGCACTTCTACAACACCCGCAGTTGAAGCGAAATACTGAACTCTACTCTCCGCTGGAAAAAGAAGAGTGAATATTTTAGTATCTGACTTAAATTTATTAGCTGCCTTAGCGGCGGCTTGCGCATTAGTTTTCTCTGCGTCCTTAGCTAAGATGGCTTGTTGCTTCAAGTCAGCAATACTAGCTGAAATCGCCATATACTCAGCCACCCTAGCCTTCTTAATTTCTTTAGTCGGAGAAGAATTAATATCTGAATTGATTTTAGCTGCTCTTGCTTTCAGAGCCACTAGCTTGTGATTGATGGTAACTAAAGCTGATTCCATTGTCTTTGTCTATTTGTTCGATTGCGCGTTTCAAGTAAATAGCCTTATCAAGAGTTTCCTCGTAGGCATGCTGCAACCACTGTTTTAAAGACAAATCATTGTCTCTCACAGTGCTATTATATTTTTTAATACCCATTTGTTGTCTGCGAGAAATATCTGCACAAACATCCGCCTCAGTACCAATAACATTTATTTCCATGGTGCGCGTGTTATACAATTGGCTTTGCATTCACGCAATACCAAAGTGTAAATTATACGTTAGCGTTGTATACCTTGAGTATGTTATTAGCCAATACACGACAAGATTCACGGTCACGATTAAATGTACCGTCTGATCTTTTAGGCGAAGCTATAAGAAGTAAAGTAGATTCATATTCAGCTAACTGCGCTCTAAGATCTTTAATCTTAGTTTCTAGCGTTGTAACTAAATTCTTACTTATCTTTTTGTTTATACTTTTATCGCTAATTTTTGATATAATTTTTTTGTCGCACCATTCATCGTGTTTAGCGATAGGATCTTCTTCTGAACAAGTACACCAAGCACACTGACGTGCATTAGTGGTAGGTACGGTTTTTTTATTAGAGACAGAGAATGACTGTCCTAGCGACTTTGGTATATCTAATCCATTCATCTTTTGTAGATTGTTCTAGCTCATTCCATTTTCTGCGTTCCGGGTAAACCTTGGACCAGATTATTTCGGCCATAAGTTCCAGGTCTTGAATATCAGTAAGGGTGGTTTCACAACACTCACGATCTGTACAATCATAAGGTGTCGGACAATTTTGGCATGTGATAAAAAACATTATGTGTTAAGGTTATCCTCAAAAAACTTATCCTCAAAAAATCATTTACATTATAAAATGTGCGTCTGAAAGTATGGTTCCAAATATGCGCGCGGAAACCAATATCACACAGAGAATTAATGCGTTTATTAAATTCTAAATGACAGCACGCATTATGCACGTCGCTCATTAATCTGTCATATACATGGGCTTCAAGTGTCATATGATTCAATTAGTTTATCAATTTTGTTGTAAACATCTCTGCAAAAAGAATAACGAAAATAATGCTGAACAGAGTCATCAACAGAATCAATAACAGAATTACGAACAGATTGCCGAGCAGAATTAAAAACAGAATTTAAAACAGAATTCCAAACAGAATCATAAACATTATAAACAGAAGCTTCAAGTGTCATATGATTTCATTAGATCTTTGATTGAATTATATACAGAATTATAAACAGAATCCCAAACAGGCTTACAAACAGAATTACAAACAGAACTACGAACAGAATTATGAAAAGAATTATGAAAAGAATTAAAAACATAATTATCAACATAATTCCAAACATAATTATCAACATAATTACAAACAGAATCACAAACAGATTCTCTAAGTGTCATCGGATTTAATTAGGTTATAGACAGAATCACAAACAGAATTATAAACAGAGTCTTTAATAGAATCCCAAACAGAATGACGAACATAATCCCAAACAGAATTATAAACAGAATAATAAACAGAATTATAAACAGAATCCCAAACAGAATTATAAACAGAATCACGAACAGAATTATAAACAGAATCACGAACAGAATCTTTAAGTGTCATGAGATTTAATTAGGTTACAGACAGAATCCCAAACAGAATCCCAAACAGAATGACGAACAGAATTCCAAACAGAATACTGAACAGAATTATTAACAGAATTCCAAACAGAATAATAAACAGAATACTGAACAGAATTATCAACAGAATTCCAACCAGAATTATGAACAGAATTATCAACAGAGTCACGAACAGAATTATAAACAGAATATTCAAGTGTCATGTGATTTAATTAAGGTGTGAATTGAATTATAAACAGAATCTTCAACAGAATCCCAAACAGAATCCCGAACAGAATTAAAAACAGAATCATAAATAGAATCATAAATAGAATCATAAACAGAATCCCAAACAGAATTAAAAACAGAATTCCAAACAGAATTATAAACAGAATCTTTAAGTGTCATATGATTTCACTAGGTCTTTGACTGAATTATATACAGAATCCCAAACAGAATCCCAAACAGAAATATCAACAGAATCCCGAACAGAATTATAAACAGAATCCCAAACAGAATCCCAAACAGAATTATAAACAGAATCCCAAACAGAATTATCAACAGAATCAAGAACAGAATCCCAAACAGAATTACGAACAGAACTATGAACAAAATTATAAACAGAATCTTTAAGTGTCATGAGATTTAATTAGATCTTTAATTGAGCTATAAACAGAATCCCAAACAGAAATATCAACAGAATCCCGAACAGAATTATAAACAGAATCCCAAACAGAATTATAAACAGAATCCCAAACAGAATTATCAACAGAATCAAGAACAGAATCCCAAACAGAATTACGAACAGAATTACGAACAGAATTATAAACAGAATCTTTAAGTGTCATGTGATTTAATTAGGTTGGTAATTAAATTATAAACAGAAACGCGAACAGAGTTATTAACAGAATCAGAAACAGAGTTATAAACGGAATCAACAACAGAATCAACAACAGAACCACGAACAGATTTATGAACAGAGTGCCGAGTAGAATTTAAAACAGAATTCCAAACAGAATTCCAAACAGAATTATAAACAGCGTGGTCAAGTGTCATATGATTTCACTAGGTCTTTGATTGAATTATATACAGAATCCCAAACAGAATCCCAAACAGAATTATAAACAGAATCCCAAACAGAATTATCAACAGAATCAAGAACAGAATCCCAAACAGAATTACGAACAGAATTACGAACAGAATTATAAACAGAATCTTTAAGTGTCATGTGATTTAATTAGATCTTTAATTGAGCTATAAACAGAATCATGAACAGAAATCCGAACAGAGTCACGAACAGAATTATGAACAGAAACACAAACAGAATCCCAAACAGAATTATGAACAGAATTATGAACAGAATTCCAAGCAGAACTATGAACAGGCTTACGAACAGAATAATAAACAGAATATTCAAGTGTCATATGATTTCACTAGGTCTTTGATTGAATTCCAAACAGAATACTGAACAGAATTCCAAACAGAATTATTAACAGAATTCCAAACAGAATTCCAAACAGAATAATAAACAGAATCCCAAACAGAATTATCAACAGAATCAAGAACAGAATCCCAAACAGAATTACGAACAGAATTACGAACAGAATTATAAACAGAATCTTTAAGTGTCATGCGCTTATCCAGTCAGGTTTATTCTGTATCCACTTATGTAAGTGCTGTTTACCTGCTATGTAAAAATTACGATAGGCCTGCACCGAGTCTTCGCATTTAAATTCATCAGGCATCGCCTGCGCAAATTCCGTTATAGATCCTTCAGGTACAAGACTATGCTGTAAATTTAGTTGAACCCAATTAATAAAAGGAATGCAGAAATGCTGTGCGGGCGCGCTATTAACAATATCCGGGGCGTGAGGCTTACCTTCCTCTTTTAATTTAAGCAGCTCTTGTGCTTTCAGCCTATAACGCTGAATTCTTTCTGTATCCATGGCAAATGCATGTGCAATTAACCACCTCATATTCTCCCGGGATACGCGGACCCATTTACTGCAGGGATGGTTGTAATGCGCGTATTTACGCACTGTACCTGCCTGAGTCCTAGGACAAGTCTCGTCAGCCAACTGCTCCGGTGAAAAGCAGTTGGCTAACATCTGAGCAGATTCCAATACCATTTTCACGACATGGGAATCTACAAGGTGTCTCGCCGACTTGACGGGGCACCTGTAAATTGCGAAGATATTCATTTAGCAAATTCTTTTGCCTTATCCCACTTTAACCAGACTCGAGGTCTTTCATCCTCGATATAATCAGAGAAATCATTTAAATCTCTCTCATCCTGCACATAGGCAGCGGCTTGAAATAAACCGTTGTCTACAACACAGACAAGGTTCTCTTCCCATTCTTTGGGAGCGTCTGGAAGCAATATAGCTCCAGCTTTAATTAAATCTTCATCCTTATCAAGATATTTCAGCGGACCTGAAGGTGTGTGATTGATATACTTACCCATACAATACTATATAACACTAATACCCACATCTGTTGCATTGACTGATTCACCGGTATCTGGAGTAGACACCGCCTCTTCCTTATTACCTTTAGCCCTTGAAGGCTTCACTTCACCTTTACGCTCCCAAGCATTTCTACAGTAAAGTATAACATGTTTTGGTTGTAAGATTTCAGGAGGTTCTACAATAGTACTTGTGTAGCCGTGCGCGTACTTAACAGTTTTAACTTTTCCGGCGTTAGAATTTTTTACACTTATAGGTAAAAGTCTACGCCCACAAATTCTAAAAGAACGAGATTTAGGGAAAATCTGATTCTCATGCATATCAATAGTAAAATAAACCTGCCCTCTTACAAAGTTACGTTGCCTTCCCAGCACATTAAATGCACAAGAAATTCTATTATTTTCGCTTACCATAGTTATATTTAATACACCTCCGTAACTAACAGCGGCGTGATTAATTTTTACTTTTAACAATTTCATGAAGAAGTAATCCATAGTTTTTGGATTATCCTCATTAAGGATCATTGTAGCGATTTCTCGAGCGGTGAAGTTTCTTGCAAACATTGAACTTTTTATTTGTTCTATTCCTTGGGATATATACAAACTAATGTTATTTATATAAATTTTAGAAACATTTTCTTTTACTAATCCAAATTTATTTAAAATATAAGAAGATAATTTGGCACTGTTAAATGTCATGCTTTTTAGGATTTATAATCAATAGACTCTATAAGATTATAAAAAGGAACTAACTTTACACTGTAACCAGCATCTAATAGCTTATTAAACATTTCTTCTGCAGCTAAGACATTATGCGAATGCACTACTATTTTATTAATTGATTTAGTGCGTGGCTGCTCGCAAAGATAACGCACAACCTCCATACCGCAGTCTTCCCGGGAAGAGTTGACGTAAGCCTCGCCTCCTAAATCATGGTCCAGGAATAACCAGTCAATATTTATGCTATCCTTTATTAGTTTAATACACTGTTCCGCAGTCTCAGCACGAACAGCTTGTGGTATCTTGGATTGGAATTTATACCACCGTTGATGGTCATCATCTAAAAAAATAATTCTCATAGTTTAAAAGCAACTTTCTGTAACCAGTTATTAAATTTTTCTAACTTATAATGAATGGATAACAATACTTTACTAATAGCACGCGCTACCTTACCCCGAAAGGTTTTATAGTAAGCAGCGTCCGCTTCCATGATTTTCATTATCTCATTATTGCGCTCAATCCTAGGAGTCGGATCTTTTTCTTCGTATTCAATGCATTCCATACTAACTAGAACACCATTCACTAATTTAACTTTTAGCTCAATTGAAATATCGATGGTGTCGCTATTGTAATAATCATATAGACAAATTGTATCAGTAATTAATTCAGGATTACAGCTTCTAGCTGTTTCATTAAAATGAAAACCGAAGATTTCATTTGGGTTTTCATTTTTAACAAACTCTCCTTCCACCTCGTCTTTATGAAACATATACGCACCATCCACATTTTTAAAATGGTAGGTTTGTAGTGCGTTATATAAATCTTTTGTTTGAAAGTCAGTGACTTCGTGCTTGAGTAAACTCGCATATTTTTGAATGCATGTGTCCTCCTGAGCTTTCAGAAGTTCAACTGGAACATGGACTGTGTCGTACATTCCCATAATTTTATGCTTCTATTTGTTCTGGTAAGTTAAGGATTTTCATGAAGGATTCATAAGCCATATGTCTGACTTTATCCTTCACACATGAGAAACCTTCACGCGCATCGATGTCATACTCCAATGCAGTGTACAGCAGAGGCAACATTTTGAGCATGTAATAAACACGGTTACTCATAACATAATTATCTCTGGACCTATCCATAAGACCTTTCTCTTCCAGAATATCTATAGTATTTAATAATACTTCAGTCATTTGATGATTTGCCTCATCCAGGATTCCTCTCAATCCTTTATGACTTGCTTCAAACATTTTAGAATAAGCATCGCTCTTTTTACTTTCCTCTTTTGCCTGAGTACAAAGAGCATCAATAACTGAAGCAATATCCTGCTCAGTAATTTTAGAAACAGTAGCTACTGCTTCATTTAAGAATTCTTGTCTTGTTTTTGGGATTTCAGTTTCCATGCTGTTATTGGTATGCGCTACCGGGCTGTCCTGGTTCATTGCTGTTTGTGCAGGCGAGGCTGTGGTCAGTAACATGCGGGCAGCGTTTATTACCGCATGTGCTACACACTACCATCCACCACGCGTGTGGATTACATTTTCTACAACTACAATCCGGATTTGGTATTACCTTATCCGGATTGAGCTTGTAATAAAAAGGATCGCTTTCTTTTAGCTGTTCACTCATCTATTTCAGATATTGTATATTGATCTGCAGCCCAACAAATATAAGGAGCGCGTCCCGTATGTCTGAAGGCAGTTAAATCATCAGCATCATCAGCATTCCATTCCTTAACATCTTTAGTGACGTTAGTAATAGAATTAGTGAAACGGACAATCTTACCTCTAGCTAAAATGTCTTCAATAAGCTGCCGCCTGCTTTTTAGGTCAGGCGACAGATCCCGTTCTGGAACAAGTCTTGCGCTCATTATACTAAATATTTATCTTTAAATTCGGTTACTTCATCTTTCAGCTTATGCCAGTAAGTGGTTGACTCAACCATCCAGCATTGCTCATCAGGAAATGTAGCTAGCTGTTGAGCCGCATGATGCAAAGAAAAAAGACATGCACAAAGCGCAAGGTTCTTAGCAGCATCCCGCAGTGTTTTAAACTTAATGTCCATACCTAAACTTATGTCTTCTGGGATAGCGGGTATATTGACATGAATCGAGTATGTAGACTCACAAAATTCAATACTACAACTAATTCCTCTTTTGATAGTAATTCTATACTCATCATCTCTGCCCAGACCATTTAAAGTTCTGGCAAATATGACAGTGGCTTTTTGTAAAAACTCTTCGTCACTCAAACTTGAATTATCTTCAATTATTTTATCTTTCATATTCTTCATGCTTAACTGATACAATATATTTTCTACCAAGACAATTGTGTATAATGTATTTGCTTTTATTAATTGTAGTCCCGTTTATAAGAGATATACCTGTTGAGTCAGGTAATTCTACTCTTTCATATAACACATAATCAAGCTTCCTTCCATTCCAGGCAGATTTATAGGGTCTTTTACCCCACACTAAATCAGCCCGTTTGCAGTATCTACAAGTTACCAAAGCTGAGTTAGCGCTGCATTTGTTTAGAGCAGATTTTACTCGTGCATTCCAAGAACGTATATAATTATTTAAAGACGCTCTTCTTTTTGTGATGCTCTCGTCTATCACTGGATGCCCATAAGATATAGGATGAATGTATTGACCATTACAACCGCACGTTTTATAAAAAGTAGATGGAAATTCGTCGGAAGGCCAAGGTGAAAATGTAGGCAATTTATTACAACGCCAACACGGTAAAATTTCTAATTCTTTAGGTTTCATAAATTAATCTTTTATTTTATCTAAAAGATACTCAGCCAGTTCTTTAGCTTTATCTTTATCTATAATTACTTGATCACCATATGGGCTGTCTTTTGTGAGGATACGCCATATCCAGCGAAGCTTAGTTTTCCAGCTGGGTTTACTGCTAGCCTGAAGAGTCCATATAGAAACATCAAAATGCTCGAATTCATGATAATAGTCCAAGCGAATAAATTCACTGTGACAATCACACTTAATAAACTTCTCGTTAGATTTTATAGGAGGGTCCTGAGTCATAATTACCAACGTTGAGGGTTATATTGGTTAGCGTATCTCTGCTTATTAATAGCTTTGAATTTTTCAGGAGATACTCCTGAAGCAACACAAGCCGTAAGTAATGGCAGTCCTTTATTATAAATTTCCAAAGCTCTATTGATCTGCTGGTCTGTAGGATGTTTACTAAACAACCGGGAATAGGCTTTGCAAGTATCTAAATCGCAAGCAACTGCTGCGTCATGTATACTTAATCCTTTAATTAGGATAAGGTTCGAGAGAATATTTTTCTCAGCTACGGCCTGCGAAAAACAATCTGTTTTAGGTTTCTTTGCATAAATAACTCTTTTTCTTTTACTTCTAACTCTTGTCTTTGGTTTTGTAGTTGTCTCAGTCATGATTTGTTTTGTTTTGAATTTGTTTTATTAACCGAACGGATTAAAATTTCTAGCCCAGTAAAGCAGAGCCAGAAATACAATTACAGCTACGGAGAATACTCCGCTAAAATAACCACCCCAAAAGGTTCCATTAAGGAGCCAGTCCGGGATCTCGAGTGTTAATGCTAACATATTAGTGTTTTAATAGTTCAGGGTTCTCAAAGATATTGCCAATGATTTCTGCTTCTCCAAGCCACAATGCATGTTCTCCGTGTGTAAATGCCGCATACTCTTCTGAGTACGAGATTGCTTCAGTGACTTCTTGATCCACATATTTGCAGGTAAGAATGTCACCTTCATAAATGTCATTACCGTTTTTATCTTTTAGTCCAGTGTATTGCTGGATGACGTATCTTGGTTCTTTGACGAATTTTGTTCCTTCAAGATAATAATCAGCAGCAGGAGAAGCAGTAAAAGATTCTTCATGATCACCATTAAATGTTCCAACATAATCAACAAGGTTGCCTGTGAATGGGCAAATTGTCCAATTGCTGTAGCAATGAAGACTGCTGCTGTTTTCTATCCAATTTTTATATTGTTTATCCCAAATGCGGAATTTTAGTTCTCTCATTTATTTTGTGTAGTTAATACAAATATAACTTTATTAGTTACAGGGTTGATAGCCCATTCATGACTTAATACTTTCTTACCTTTGATTTTAAAACCTTTGACGTAGTAATCAATGACTTTAGCTAAATCTACTGCTACAGTCATTTCATCGTATTCTTTATCTGGAGGATCGAACATAGGTTTTTATTTCAATGATGAAGGACTCTAGGTCGTTAGTGTCACTCATATAGTTTCAGTTGATGTAGTTTTATTTCTTTTTCAACAAGCTTGTAAGTAGGTAAATCCTCAAGGATAGGGTACCCATCATTATCTTCACCTGCCTCCTCCTGATCGTGTTGTCTGCTGTTAAAATAAAAACTACCAAACCCATACTTAATAGTTTGGTTATCCTCCTTGTGGAGCAAAGCCCAAGTATAAGGGCCATTGTATATTATAATACTATCACGCTCTAAGCGCACTCTGCTAATCTCAAAACAGTAACCTTCATATTGAAGTACTGTGGCAGTAAATAGGAATGTAATGAATTCATCCCATCCTATTTCTTTCTCAATCATTTTATGACTCATGTCAGTATGGTATTTTTTTAAGCCATGCGCGGGCAGCTTCTTGTGCTGCGATCCACTTTTGCCGTGCATCCATCATTACTTTATGTGTACAGTAAGCGTCCATTTCTTCGCGCGCAGTTTCCTCGTCGCCCCATTCTCGCTCAACTTCTCGGCGTATAGCCATGAGATCATGCGGGTATGGATTTGCTAATAAATCAGCCACGATTTTAGCAGCTGACACTTCAACTACGGCAGGAGTATCCTCCTCTGGATCATCAACTGATCTATGGTAGCTACCCCAAAGAAAGATGGGTAGAAAAATAAGTGAACTAACCAACAAACCATGCCAGCCAGTAGCTGCAGTAAAAGCTATCATAAAAATAATAATTATACCAAGTCCCGGGTGAGTTCCGAATGTAGGTAAGTCGCAGAATGAACCTCTATACAAATGATAGAATAAGGTTTTTATTTTTTGAATCATGTCAGTATGGTATTTTTTTAGCTCTCAGCCAGCATATAGCTCTGGCAATTGCAGTATTGGAACATTTGTTCACACCCTGTAATGGAAGGAAGTGATCATACTCTTTCATCTCATCAGAGGTTAAAGTCTGCTCCGCATCATTCATGGCATTTAAGTTACCAGAGAAATTGGGAGGCCTGGCAGTTATCTTGCCTGAAGGACTAAACCAATGACTGCATGGAATGTAATTAGCTTTCACCTCAGCAACTTCCTGCGTTGGTGTTTCATCAATATCCAATTTGATATACGCCACATTAGCAGGAGCATCCTTTATTACCTTTCGGACATAATTATTAAATCTGGTGTCCATGAGCCTAAGTCCTTTGACCCATGGATCCCCAAATTGCCAGGGTCTATACCCCATGGTTCTAGCTATCGCTTCATTAATCTTTCTGTTGTAGTAATCAACGTGCATAAAGCCGGGGAAGGGAATCACCTTCTAGTGATATTGTTAAACGCCACAAGTTAATAAAATAATATGTTTTACAGTCATAGTCTATACTCCCTAAACTAAATGTGCCTTTTTTGTGTAGACACCAATCTATATGGAATTGAGTCGTAACTAATATTACCCTGTTTAAACAAGATAATATAAATTTAATCCTTTTCATATTTATTTACTTTATCTACCATGCGCGCGTGCATGGCTTCAGCGTCTTTCCATCCACCAGAGCAGCGATCTTGCTCATGATGAAGTTCTCCTCCAAAGACCATGGTCTCCCAAAGAACAGGAGGCCCATCACCAAAGCTATGGTCCAGTCCAAGGAATACTGTGGAGACTTCCACACCATCAATCTTGTCAAAGGCAACACGACGCTTACTGATCGCAGCCATCCATGTTCCCCATTTAAGTAAATCAGGTTCTACTACGGGATTTTTGTTTTCGTCTAGAATGTATTTATTCATAATTATTTACTTTGGTTTTAAGCTTATTGTTAATAATGCTCTTCACCGATTTGTAGGCAGAATTATCAACAGAATCCCAAACAGAATCCCAAACAGAGTCTTTAATAGAATCCCAAACAGAATTATAAACAGAATGACGAACAGAATCCCAAACAGAATACAAAACAGAATTACGAAAAGAATCCAGAACAGAATTCCAAACAGAATTATCAACAGAGTCACGAACAGAATCTTCAAATGTCATATGCTTTTATTAGTGTGTTAATTGAATTATCAACAGAGTAACAAACGGGCTTACAAACAGGCTTACAAACAGAGTTAAGAACAGAAGACCAAACAGAATTATAAACAGAATCACGAACAGAATACAAAGCAGAAGACCAAACAGAATTATAAACAGAATCACGAACAAAATCCCGAACAGAATCTTCAAGTGTCATATGCTTTTATTAGGTTGGTAATTGAATTATAAACAGAATCTTCAACAGAATCATAAATAGAATTCCAAACAGAATTACGAACAGAATCCCAAACAGAAATATCAACAGAATAATAAACAGAATAATAAACAGAATTATAAACAGAATCCCAAACAGAATTATAAACAGAATCACGAACAGAATCCCAAACAGAATCCCGAACAGAATCTTCAAGTGTCATATGCTTTTATTAGGTTGGTAATTGAATTATAAACAGAATCCCAAACAGAATCCCGAACAGAATTATAAACAGAATGACGAACAGAATCCCAAACAGAATCCCGAACAGAATTATCAACAGAATCCCAAACAGAATTATAAACAGAATAACAAACAGAATACAAAGCAGAATGCTCAAGTGTCATATGATTTCATTAGATCTTTGATTGAATTATATACAGAATCCCAAACAGAATTATCAACAGAATCCCAAACAGAATGACGAACAGAATCCCAAACAGAATCCCGAACAGAATTATCAACAGAATCCCAAACAGAATTATAAACAGAAGTACAAAAAGAGGCACGAACAAAATAATAAACAGATTCTTCAAGTGTCATATGCTTTTATTAGATTGGTGATTGAGTTATAAACAGAATCTTCAACAGAGTCCCAAACAGAATTATTAACAGAAATACGAACAGAATCTTCAAGTGTCATATGCTTTTATTAGGTTATACACAGAATTATAAACAGAATTATAAACAGAAACACGAACAGAATTACCAACAGAACGCCAAACAGAAATATTAACAGAATTACTAACAGAATCCCAAACAGAATTATCAACAGAATTCCGAACAGAATTACGAACAGAATCCCAAACAGAATTCCAAACATATTCTTCAAGTTTCATAGGATTTTATTAGATTGGTGATTGAATTATATACAGAATTATAAACAGAAACACGAACAGAATTACCAACAGAACGCCAAACAGAAATATTAACAGAATAATAAACAGAACTTTGAACAGGATTACTAACAGAATCATTAACAGAATCAAGAACAGAATTACAAACAGAATTAAGAACAGGATCCCAAACAGAAGCTTTAAGTGTCATATGATTGTGCAAAGCTATCAATAATACCGGGTGTGTTGGCCGATGCGTACACCTGCTTTTTTAAATATATTTTTAGTGTTTTTCATGTCAGTAAAGTAGTCAAGTGGTTGCAGTACAGTAGGTAATTGTTGTTCAAGTATAGTGTCACACACGCCTGTAAAACCATTATTCCAGTCTCGCCTAATACGGGTCCAAGAATAGAATAATAGATTGTTATTAGCGCAACGAGATATAGCCGCAATATCCAATGGTAGGTTATGCGTCAAAGCCATACTCAATGCCATAGTTTCGGCATCATGCTCAAGCGCCAGTGTGTTTCTAAACGCTAATTCTATCTCTGGTTTAGAAAGAACAATAGATCTGTTCAACCAGTTAATATATTTATACGTACCTTCCTTATGCAAATAATGCCATAATTCAGTCTTATCTCTGTGCTGAATGAAATGGGCATACTCGTGCAAAAATGTATATACACTAAATGATCCCTGTCCCATAGCCACAGTCAGTGAATTACGCGCAGCATCAAATGTCCCAGAGTATTTATTATTAATTACTCTCTTATTAGTTAAATGAACACTGATTCCATGTTGAATCAGTTCTTGTACTTTGGAGCCTATGAATTCGAGGCACCTAGAGGGAATGGTATCCATCTTTCTAAAATAGCGGAAAAGCTATCGAACATATATTCAATTTCCCGATTACCATCAATACTTGCCCATGGAGCAGGTAAAGCATCGACAGCGCCAACCAATTTAGTTTGGTCTGCATATGTATGAGGCTTGCGCTCCTTACATACACTTAACGAAGTGTTTACATAAACAAATTTAGTGTCAGGCAATAACTGCAGTACTTCATTCCTTTGCTCTTGGAATGGCGCACAAGCAGCAACTATTACAGCAATACCCAAGTCCTTGTAAGTCTTAGCCAGCCGGGTAATGCGACGAGTATTTTCTAATCTCGCATCTTTAGACAATCCAATCTCAGGCCAGTAATTATTTCTTAATTCATCCGCATCCAGCACTATGAATGTAATATGCCATGGCGCAATTAACTGCTGTGCATATCTGGTAATTGTAGTTTTGCCACTTCCAGATAATCCGTACAACCAAAGCACTGAATGCATATGCATTATAATTTATAACCAAAGGTCGTGTACATAAATTGTTCACACCGTTTAATAGTCTCCCGGGATTCCATGGATATGGCATTACGATCATAGGTCTGACTATTAGTGTGCGCAGGATCTAATTTAAGTTTACCTGAAATTAAATCCTTCATCACATTAACTTTATATGGTTGTCCAATTACATTTAAAAGGTTACGCAGGTCACTAAACATATGCTCAGTGCGTCCAATTAATTCCACTTTATTATTGGTAGGAAAATTTGAATCCTTTCCCAGGTACCTACGAACTAATGTTGTGTAATGCCCAAGCCAGAACTGCCCATAATCCTTTAACCATTCATCAAATGAAGTAGTGGCGAGTTCAGCTGCTGAGAATCTAGAATGCGCAGTATTCATATTCCAGTGATAGAATGACATCCACCAAGCTACAGGATGACGAACAAAACTAAAGAATGGCTTACCATTCTCAGGCATCTGCGATGCAAATAAATGACCATAATGCGGCGTCTTAATTACCTGTGATTTGTCAGTAATCGCTCCTAATAGCCAAAGCGCAGTATTTAAAGTAGTACCACCACATTTAGGAATGTGAATGAAGTTACAATGAGAGAGTAAATAGTTGGACATAGTATTAATTAAATCTGGGGGAGGTTGGGGGTTGGTGCTATTGCTATAGCTAATTAAATCTGGGTGAAACTGTCGGATGAAATCTATTTTCTTAGCGGCATCACATGCATGCCCTGCAAAATGAACAATAGAATAACTCAGCTTATATTGATTTACGATATCTGCTCTAGCCCATAAATGCACAGATACGAATTTAACATAGCTAGCTAATAAATGCACATTGGAAATACAGAACCAATTAAAGTAATGATTCAAGAATGCCTGCTCAAAGAAGTATTCACCGGGCCAAGCTCTGGATAACCAATCCACATTATATAAATGCCGAAGCATCCGCACACTATTCACGAATAAATACTGACCAGCATTAAATGCATATATTTCCTTATCCCGGAACTCATTCATTTTAGCTAAATCATAATCCACCAAATTATGAAACTTGGTATTATGCAAATGATCTGAATAAGAATGAATAGCCGAATAAAATATATCTGGATCTAATTCCAAATTAAACAATTCACTAATCGGCTCCTTAGCCATAATATCCACATCCAAGAATAATACCTTTCCATAATCATTAATATTCTTGAACTGATATATCTTCAATTTATTCATTGAAGCCTCAACACCATCCTTAGCCTCAGGCACAGAATGAAACAGTAAATTAAATCCTTTTAAATCAATTACTCCATCACCAATCAATTTATTAATTTTAGTTTCAAACAAAGGAGAACATATAACCAATAAATCAAATGCATCATTTTTATCTTTATTAACAATAGATCTTAAACAATACGTAAATAAATCAATATATGACTCACTATAATTAATAGTGAAGTAAATCAAGTTTTTCTTTCCCAGCGGTACATTACTGGAATTAAATGTATCCCTATACCGGGAATTTAATTCCTCCAGCAAATTATCCTCTGCATATAATCTTCCTTCGTTTTTACGCATTAATGCTGACGCGGGAACTGCTGGGTTTGTATTAATCATTAAATTTATTTAAATAAATATACCTATCAATTATGACTCTCTTTTTTTATCTATCAGCTAAATAAAAAAAGATGATTGTAATAGCATGCATGCAATTTGTAAATCCTGGGGTTGAAATTAATCAACCCCAGGACATTAAGATACAGCTTAATTACTTTTTCGCGACTACTTCGCTTCCACCTTTAATATTACCACACACAGTACAGCGATGACCTTTGCTGCACTTATTGTGGACTCGTTGACTTTTGCCATGCAGGGTATCTTGGGATGCATGGACGCAATTACAGGTACGGACGGATACTGACATATTTGTGTGTTCTCTATTTGTTTGGTGTTTGGTTGACTATCAAATTCAATATTATCAATTATAGGTAATGGCTCTGATTTCTACTTGTCTAAGCAACTCCTCTCGGAACAAGGACAACTTACCATTTAAATTAAGGTTCATACCTTCAAATACATCAGGTTGCTTGGAAACGCGGTGATATACCAGCTCGCGTAATCCCCACTTAAAGCAATTGTACAATGCAAGCTTAGCCGCACCTGCTGTATTAAATGCTGTCTTCCCGGACCACGTTTTAATGCGTATTCCTTTGTAGAAGATTCCATACAGCTGATGCGGTGCATTATTTCTCGAAGAAATATGCTGGTCTAAGCAATGCGTAACATAATCTTGCAAAGTTTCAGGGACTTCACTCATTTCTTCTACATCATCACATTCATTCATCATCTTTTATTTCTTCGGCTGCTTTATACATAAAACATAATGTATCTAAAATAGCTTTTATAAACAAAACTATACATACCCAACCTGGAGCATCTGCTTCCAAGGCTGAAAATGCCGCAATGTACCACAAGGCAGCAATCACTTCTTCACGTTGTGAAGGTCTCCACACGGGTTCTTTTTCCATTGTTTTAATTTATAATTGTTTACCATACTGCAGTTCTTTGATTTTCATCTTAGAATATGCCTGCATAAGCTCATTCAACTCTTCACTATCACCGGTATACTCAGATGCCAGGATAATGTATAAATTACGCTTTAACGAGCTATCAGGTAGTTCGTCTATAACCAATTCCAACTGCTTTAAAGGATCAGCCGGATCCAGTATTGCTAAAGAAGCTTTTACAGCCCAAAAGCATAGGACAGTAATAAATAAAGCAGTGGCTAATACCATGAATATGGCATAACAACCTGCTAATACAGATGCCAGTTTACTTGGCTTTTTTTGATTCATAATTATTTAATTAACGAACTGATTTTTTCAAGGACGTACAGCCTAGGAGCTATTAACGGATAAAGCACATCCATGATCTGAACAGAGAAAGTGACTGCGCCTAAAATAAATGCAACAATATTAAAGATCGCAATAGGCAGACCATCCACGTCCTCTTCACAATACCATTTTTGTTTACAGTAAGTAACATGAAACCAGCTTGTGACTGCTACTAATAGTAAACCAAACAAGGGCGCGACAACTTCTGATGCTGCGCCCCAGGTAATGATTTCTTTTCCAAGCTCAGGTGTCTGAACTTCAATGAATTTAGCGACGTCTTCAGCGGTCTTCATTCCGCCATCCAACAACTTCTTGACGTAAGGTTCGAGTGTCTCATTCATGGTTTGTATAAGAGTTTAAGTACTTTAGCGATGTCTTTGAATGACAAATTTAAATCGTCATTCAACGCAGTTAGTGATTTAGCGTCGTCGTAATGGAACACAGGAGTACCGTCTATTTCAAGTTCTTTTTTATTATAAACGTTTACAAATACGCCTTTAGGCAGGTCACCGGAACTTCCTAAAATATTAAAAACAGGATTGTCACTCGCAAGGTAGTGTTCATCAAAATAATATACATCTGTCCCATCGCCTTTTTTGTCTTTAGATGAAGAGTAAGTAATTAAACGTCCTTGCGTCTTACTCAAAACACCAAGGCAGCAGTATCCTAATTTACCAGTACTTAATTTTTCACATAGCGACCTATAATTCTGTCTGTAATTACCGCTATTCAAAGCTGTAACCCAAGCTGTTAACCCGGGCAGCTTGATCTTTTTGTAATCACTTGGTAATGATACCAATACATTAATGTTTTTACCTTTAGTAGTGGATTTGAATACTATTTCTTTTGTTTTACTTTTTTTATTTTTCATAAGGCTGTCTTAATTTGTATTGTTTTTAACCAAGCGACTCATGTTATTTTATTCTAAGTTGAAAATATATTTACTTCTTCCAAAGCCAAAGGTGACAGCGCTTATGCCTGTAGTTTCTCTTTTGGACGCCGGATCGCCTTTTACCATCTCTCTGCTAATGTATTCATAATCCAGAGTAAAGGTATTCTCTTTGATGAATTGAAAATATTTATACCAGGATTTAAATCCATATTTAATTTTACAGTAAAAATGATTGCTCAACCATCTACCCCCGGGAAGGAAGGCGAACCAACCATAGCTAGCAATACGGTAGCCCATGTAAGCAGCTAACGGCTGAAAAATAAGGTTACGTACACTGTGGTTTATGCACAACAGGTATAGACATATAGTGGACGAAACAATAAATAGTATAAAGGCTGTTAAAAATTCTTTATCGCGCATTAAAGTTTTTATAACAGAAAGCAAATTTTTTATTTTGTCTTTAGTTTCTATCATGGAAACCATTGCGACTATTCCTTTCTATTCTTCTGTAAAATTAAAAGTTTGTTGTTTAAATCAATTTCAAGCGCATGCCCCTTGTTTTCTTCAACTGCAATAGAATGCTTATTAGCAAGTGCTAAAATAAATTGGTCCTTGAGAACAGAAACCGTTTTGATTTGCTCTTCAATCTGCTGCTCAATGTTAGCTACCATAGTAAAAAGAACTGTCTTTAGAGAACCTAACTGCAAATTGATAATGTTGATAAAAGCACATTCGTCATCTGTAAGAAGGAATTTTGTTTTATCATCAGGCTTGATCAAGGGTGTCAAATCTTCACCCATGTTAAAAATTTCTGTTGTGATGGGTTTCATGTTAGTTCATCCAGGGTGCGACTTCAGTAGTCTTTGTTAAATTATACGCAGGCTTGTTATCATCAACTTTATGTACCGAAACATTATCGTTTTCTACAATAATCATGCTCGCTTTGCTGACGTGACTCATCAAGGTTTTCATGACGTTTTGAGCTTTGTCCAGATCAAATTTTGGATTATTAAGATCAAGCTTTTCAAGCTCGATAATCATATTTCTGACTGTATTAATTTTATTCAAATCCGTACAACCAGCCATTTTATACTTTGCTAAGTTGATCATTACAGATCTACCACAGTCAAAACAGAATTGTTTATTTTCATCTTTAACATTCTCTATATACTTAATCGCAGCAGCGGACGCATTAGGATGCCGCTCCATGTCAGGCACAAAGCACATAACACCACACGAAGTACAAGGCTCGCTTTCTTGAAAAACAATGGCTTTGGCAAGCAATGTAGCTTCAAACAACTTACTGGGATCGCTTTTGATTTTCTCATAAAGCTTATCCAGCTTAATTTTAGTCGGCATAAACATACCAATGCTAGACTTTTTATGAAAATTTAATTCAACGCCATTTAAAACAATCAACATTTCTGGCGTCACGCTTAAACTTTTATTTTCATATAAATTAATCAGCAGTTTATTTTTCATATAATTTTCACCGTTGAGTGCATAAAAATCACAGCCACTGTATGTTGCTGGATCTTTCTGCATTCTATTAACAAACTCTGCGTGAATCAGAGCACAAGAAGCATACCAAGTAAATTTACCGGTAGCTTCATCTTTAAGAATTGTCATTTGACCTTTTTTATTTAAACAAACACCAATAAAGGTGCGAGTAAAAACAAGTTGATCGTATATTTTGTCTAGAAGGATATTGAGGGGATTCTGTGTGGATGATGTCATATAACTAAAATAAAAGCCCCTGCCCGGAATTACCGGGCAGGGGTTTTGGGTTTGATGTCGAATTGGGCGACTAACTGACCTGTTAACCTTTTGACAATACTGCCTATAATATCAGGATCTACCTTTCCAGGATGCGCGCGGGCAGCGCATAACACGCTGCCCGCGATAGCCCTACGAAGCGCTTGCTGATTCTTCATGCTTGAATACGTTGCGCTGCAAGTTCAAAATCTGAACGAGCACATACAACGCTTTCCTCCAGTGCTTCCCGCAGCAGTGTCCAGCCTGCTGCGGCCTTTCCTGTTTTGTAATCCATGAAGGTCACACCATATGCGTGCGTGTACGCAATGGTTCCATCCATCTCATTGACGACACGCTCATATGAACGTCCCGACATAGTAGCAGGAAGGTCCTCCCAGACCGAAAGAACAGCAATCTTTTTGATAAGATTACGTACAATATCTCTGTCAGTATCTGACAAGGAGATTTCCCACAGATTCCTGTAGGCTCTAGCTCCCAGTTGCTGGGCCTTGACTACCAGTTGTTGGTGCTCATCAGTGGCTGACATCTTGCGACGTGCAATCACTTCATTAAGCTCCGTCGCTGCATCCTCGGCGTAATCTACCGAAGACATCGCCTGTTTGAAGATCTGCTGTTCTTTACCGCTCCCATGCTCAGGTAACCAAGCATAGATTGCTCTTACTCTTTGGACGCTCTTATGTGCATCCATATCTGTCAAAATCTGACAGATTCTATTTCCAGTCTCCTGCCCTTCGTATGTCAAGGACAGGAGACTTTCAGTGTGGTGGTGTTGTATTTTCATGATAAATAGCGTGCTCCGCTACAAATCTATATAACACAACAGCACCTTTTATATCAAGGCATACAGAGAGACTTAACCATATCCACTTTATCCGGGGAAAGGTTGAACTGCCCTACATACTGATTAATAGGTAGTTTAGATTTAATTAAACTCTTATAACGTGGCACGTTACCTTTCGGTAATTTCACTTCCTTATCAGGAGTATGATTGGTTGTAGAAAGCGCCTGTACATTTTTAATAATCACAGTCTGAATATCTCCTGATTCAAATTCAGATTGGTAAAAATGCATACCACCCTGTTTGACTGTAGGATTCTTAAACTGCATTTCCTTAACAGGCTTATCGTCGCTCATGCTTTTGGTAAAGCTATCAAGCTGCTCTGTAACAGCAGTAGCCCACTCAGTAATATCAGCATCTGCAGGTCTCAATTCACTCATGAAGAACTCAGTTTCTTTATTGAGTTTTTCATGACTGGTCTTAATCAGATTTTTATATCCATCATCAGGTAGTAAAAGAACTACATAATCTTTTACTGAACCATCTGAACTTTTATAACCTTTCAACATTAGCGTTCTATCTCCAGCTAATGCTTTTTCAATTTCAGTTTTAATTTCGTCTGTTGTCATGGTGTTTGGGATTTAATAGCTAAATAAAAAGGGCTACCACACTTAAGTGTGGTAGCCCTCAGATTTACTGACTTGCGTTATTACGCGTCAACCGTTTCAGCGGTGTCCGTAGTGTCAGCAGTGTGAACTTGCGCCAAGACTTTGTTACCGTCAGTCTTCTTGTGGTGCAAATCAAAGCCATGCTTTTCAGCGTGTGCTTTGACAGTATTCACTTCCAATGCTTCGATCTCAAAGGAGTCTCCATGTGTAAGCGAACCAAAGAATTCGTCCCACAGGCTCTTACGAGGCTTGGTGCGAACGCGTTTGATGTTGGCTTCAAGTGGCTCAAGTCCCTTGATAATTTCAGGCAGTTCTTTTCTCTTCATATCTATTATGTGGTTTGTGGTTATTTATATTCTGGATTTGGCTCACACCGCTTCCAGGAATAATTTAATGATGCCGAGATTTCTAAAGTAAGCAAGAAGAAAAAATCAAATTTTCAATTTTCAGTAGCTAAAGCAATGTCAGCAGGTTCAAAGTATTTATGCGCTTTATCATCCATAGCGTAGAATTCACTATTGATAACTGTAACGTCGCGGCGAACAGAACCGTCTTTCAAAATAAAAGTCACCGGGCGGTAGACTTCTTTGACTGCAGGAAAGTTCTGAATGGATTCCACTATTTCACGAGGCAAACAAAAGTATCGCATACATTATTTCTTAGCTAGTGCAGCGACTGGGAATTTAAAAGACACAGTTGCTACCCCGGCTTTACTTTTAACTTTAACATCCGAGAACTCGAGGCCTTTAGCAAAGGCATCATTAATATTCTCGATAAGTCTAATACCAATTTCTTGGCGCTTATCAGGATCTTTGAGGTCAATGGCCAGTTGCGCCAATGTAAAATCGACAGCATTCAGCTGGTTAAAAATTGCCTCAACTTCAGGTACTTTGGTCGTGGAGTCTGTTTCGTCTGACATGATTTATTTGATAGTTAAAGAAATAACACGCACTATGTGTGTTATTTCGAGTGGTAGCCCAGGCCGGACTCGAACCGGCAGTGTTTACCTCTTGGGTATCAGATTTTAAATCTGATGCGTTTCAACCAATTTCGCCACTGGGCCGTTATTATTACAGTTTACCAAACTGGCTTACTTTTACTTTGCTCACAAAGACTTTGAGATCGTGTGGTAGATCGACCTCATCGATGTCTTTGACTGCATCGTAAATTGTTTCCAGATACTTCTCTTTATCGACAGCCTCCTCATATGCAAGTGCATATTTTGAAATACTGTCGAAAATTTCTTGCTGCGTAGGCTGCCTAGTCAGGAGGGACATAACCACCATAATAAGCATTGGCAGATTAATCAGAACGCAGAGGTGTGCGAATTTAGCTTTTGGTGACATATTAACTGTGCATTAATTCTTGTTTTGCTTTGGTATAATCTAGAACATCTTTTTCTAGACTTTCAATATGCTGCGTCCAGAACTTTTGATTGTCTTCATTCTGTTCGCCTTCTTTCCACCATTTTTTCCAAAGATCTATTTTTTGCTTAATCGCTTCAATTTTATCTTCGATTGCTACTGCAGCTAATACTATAGTTTTGCTAGTCATGTTGTTGGTTTAAGTTGTGGGCGCGGCAGGAATCGAACCTGCCGCGCCCGTGGAATCCCAGCTAGGGTAAGTCTCAGGATTTCTCCCTTGATCGAGGCATGGAGCCTCTTGTCCCCTAGCCGAGAAAATTGTTTGCCTATCGCTGCAAGAGTCCCCGGATAAGGTCCGAAGCGTATACTCTCTTGCACTTCTACCGCATGTCGGCCCAGAGGGCTACGCTCGTCATGATATCGGTATCCGCCAGTACAGACACGATAGGCAAATTGGTCGGCCCAGAGGGATTCGAACCCCCAACCAAAGAATTATGAGTTCTCTGCTCTAACCATTGAGCTATAGGCCGGAAAATTAATTAGCAGTGCAGCTTCTTATCCATCAACGATGTTCTATTAGATACTTACTAGCCTTGCAATCTCCACCGTAAAACGGAGGCAGTCTTCCCGGCATCGCTTTCTCGCTGCATTTTATTGTGATGAACTGCTAAAATTAATTTGTGTGGTACTACTGGTTACGGCTCTGTTTCGTACTTCTCCACGGCTAATATTATGGACGCACACAAAAATTGTTTATGTCAAAGAACTGGTACCCGGTGAGGGAATCGAACCCCCATTGAAGCTTTAGAAGAGCTCTGTCCTATCCATTAAACGAACCGGGCGAAAAGGATTCCATGCATTAACCAACTTCACTCTAAGCGCAAGAGTTAATTTGATAAATACATGTCAACCTCACTCGAGGTTGAAGGACGCAAACGATACGTCCTGAAGATGTCTTGCCGCATACACCATGTGTACTATATTACCCTATGCCTTCACCCTCGTCTTCAAAAAGAAATAGAGTAATGCGTCTGGCAAGAAAATACAACCTCGTAAAAAAAGCCGGAGGTCAATGTGTGATATGCGGGTACAAAAAAAATTTATCTAGTTTGGCTTTTCATCATATATATGAAAAAAAAACAAGGTTGTCTGGAAATCATTTAATTAAAATGTCTTTGCGTGGAGCAGAAGAAGAACTCAATCAATGCGTTTTAGTATGTCATAACTGCCACAGCGAAATTCATAATCCTGAAATCTCGCTAAAAAAGATTGCTAAAATGTGTAAACTTATTGATGAAAATAAATTAACACATAATCAAGCATACAAGCAGTTCTTCGACAGTTAAGGAAAAAGAAAGTTAGACCCGCGTCGTGATGGCTACGACGCGGGTCTTGGTGCCATGAACCAAACAACAACACATGTGCCACCAGTGCTGTTGTTATCCCTTTACAGGGATATACTAGGCAGAGGATTGCCTAGCGCATTTTTAACCTGACTGCCCAGGTTTATTCCGTGCAAGCACGGCTGCCTAGCACGATGCGTGCCCAGCATTTGTATTTCCTGCAGAGTCTCATCTCCGGGATTACGGCTCATGATATATTCCCGAGCTGCCAATATACCTACAATGCGTGGGTGATTATTGATGTGTGTCATATTATTATTATTCTATTTGTTTTTGTTTTATACCCATAAAGTATAGGTATTTGTGTAACAGATATTACTATCCGTACAAATTTATATAACACAATAACAAGTGTTATTGCGCCTTATATAGATCAACAACTGCTGCTACATCTTTAGCAGACTTCACCTGATGAATAAGAGCTCTGTATTTATACATGAACATCTTATTCTTTATTTTAAATATGTCAGTAAGGTGTCCTTTGGAATCTATCACAAAGGCATCTGAAGGAATTACATTCTCCTGTAACTCACTATCCCGGGTAATGACGAAGTCTGCAGAATACCTAATCTCGCGCACAGCTTTACCGTCTGGACCTTTAAACTTCTCCTGTAAAAGAAAATCCACCTGCCTATGTATAGTCACACCTTCAGGTAAAAGTCTAGCCAACAACTTATATGTCTCTGCTTCCCATTTAGAATCAAAGACAATACCTTCGTATGTCCTTGCCTCTTTGGGAGAGACTTTATATCGCCCATACTTTGCACTCTTGTTTATCAGAGCCGCTAGATTAGCTGCGGATGTTTTGTTACGCGGTACACTCATTTATTTTCTGCTGCTACTGCTTTTGCAGGAGTAACAGGAGTAGACATTGCTTGGTCAATCAAGTCATCATCTTCAGATAATTCATCAATTACATCAGGCGTAGCTCTACCCGTAGAAAAAGGTTTGCGATCATTAGTCTGCTTCTCTTCGCTAGAGTCAATGCTATCTTCTGAATTTAAATCTTCATTCTGTTCGATGTCATCTTCTTCAGAAGTATGTTCCCCCTGGCCTTTCATTTTATTGACTAGTGCCAGAATATCTTCAAGAGACATTTCATTGGCTTCTTTACTAATAACAAAACCATCATTAAGTTTACCTACCATTTCAAATCTATTCATCGCACCAATGGTGCCTGCGATTTTAATAAGAGTGTCTAAACATTCCTCATTTTGCAAGCTAGCAATCTTGGTAAACCTAGGAGCCATATCGTTATACTCGGCAGCTGCGAGCAAAGCTACAACAGGATTTAATGACGCGCTTTTAACGCAGTAACTAATGGCACACTGCTTCTGTATAGGCGTGATATTAATTTCTGATGCACCTTTAATGGTGTCCATAGCAGAATCAAAACCATACTCAAGAATGTGCGTTGCTAATTCCGGGCCTCTGCCTTGAGCAGTCGCATGCACAATATCTACTAACTCAGATTGTGCTGCGGACTTACTACCCATGCATAAATGAACAAGAAATTCTAAAGCATCATCTGATTGCTCCACAGATGCTGATTTATTGTAAGCCGTATTTTCCTCTTCAGCTTCCTGTTCTTCTTTAGGATTCTTGCGAATGACAATACGCTTGGGCGCTGTGTTCTTTGGTTTCTTAACTCTAGGGAAAGTTTTATCCAAAGCTTTATTGGTTAAAGCACCAGCGGCAATAGCGCTAAGCAAAGTAAAAGCCACGGGAGAAGACCAGATTAATTCTCTTAAACCCATGGGCTCGCCTGCTGCCGCCGCATTCTTAGCCTGCGCTTCTTGTTGCGCATTTTCAATAAATGCTTGCTGCGCTTGATCCAATTGTTCTTGTAATTGTTTGCGTTTAACATTCTGATAAAGCTTTCTCACTAAAGCATAAGTACCAAGTGTAGAAAGTAAACCGCCGGTTAAAGCCATACCTCCAGCCGCTAAATCTATAGGACCTGAACTTTCGTTTTCGTTAGCAGACTTACCCACGTTAAGATAAAGCGTATCATCATCTTCTTTATCTGTATCGTCAGGAACTTGCTGTTTAAGTGTATTGATATAATTAATCAATGAGGTGAGCAAAGCACCAGAACCACCAATAGCGGCACCGCCAATAAGGTAATTTTTGATTAGTTCTTTACTGCGGGGAGTTAAGGCTATCTTTTCCATTTTAAGAAGTCGTAATGAGTTGTTTGTATTCTACTCTAAAGTATTCCAAAAGCATCAACCATTTTCCTTCATGGAAATTTTCCTTGCGACTTGCAAGAATAATTGAAGGGGCATCCTCAGGTTGTTGCTTGGAAAGTAAAGCATTTAGTTCTTTGAGCTTATCAGGATTAGCAGCATCAAAAACAGCTACAACAGGTCCTATTAATCTAGTAGATTGAGGGAAACGTTTATACTGATCTTCAAATGTAGGAGTGGCTATCCAAATTGTTTTTCCTTTAGGGTCTCTCTCTTCTTTAAAATCAGAGTCATCCACTTTATCTTTAGTAGTGACTTCTGGAGAAATAGAAGAAGGTTGAATTTTATTTGGATCAACCTTTACTCCAGACCCCGGGTCCATCATTTCTGCTAACATAACCGCCATCTCATCTGCTGTACTCATAAATTATTAAAATAAGTTTTCTCTTTCTGCTATTTCTTGGACTTGTGCTGCTAATTGTGCTGGTGCTAAATTTTTAGTTCCTAACTGTCTTTTGATCTCATCTGAAATCTTATTATAGTAATCAATTTTGGCTTTAACTACTTCAGCCTCATCTTCGTCTTCTTGCGCATGCCTATTAAGAAGCCAATACAAGCCTCCAGTTATACCACCTCCAACAGCACCGACACCGGCTATGGCTCTAACAACTTCAGGTGTAACTTTACCTGCTGTAGTCAGTATATTAGGAAGAAAATTAGCGGCTTGTTTAACTATGGTATCATTAGAGGCTTCTTTAATCTGCTGTTCGTATTCATCGGCAATCTTACCAAGAGAGGCAAGCGCAGCGTCAGAATAAGCGTCGAATTCAGGATACCAAGATGGTGTGTGCGCAAGCTTTTCAAAAATGTGATACTCTATTTCAGTTTTACGCCCAGCTTCTGCGAAAGCATCAGCAGCAATTTTACATGCAAACTTTTGAATAAATCCATAGTTTGTTTCTTTGTAATTATCGATGGTAGAGACTAACCCAGATATAGTTACAAGACTTTGTGGATCTCTGCCGCGAGCAGCAGAAGCTAATTTAACGCCTAAATTAAAAAATGATGAATCATTCATGTTAAAGATAATTTCCTAAAAGAGTTCTGCCTTGGAAAGATGGCTGACCTAAATCGTTCCTGGGAACAGGAGGACCAAACAAAGACCTAGCAACAGTACCGCCAAAAATAGCGCCTAATACTGTACCAATCAAACCCTTATTCATTAAAAATCTAGCTACGATGGCACCAACAGCAGCGCCTCCGAAACCAATTAAAGAATTAGATAATTGAGAAACTTCATTTCCTGCTAATTGCGATACACCAGCAATGAGCTGACTTTTTTCAGAAAAGGATAATCCCGGGGCGTCTTGGATAAGCTGTACAACTCTAGCCTGCGCGTCAGAAGCGCTTGTGAAAGCAGCTTTAACATTTGCTGGTTTATTCATACCAGCTAAGGCCTGCGATCTATTCAGGGCGTTTATTCTTTTAAGTTCTTCGGGTGTCCATTTTTCCCGTTCAAGATTAGGAGCGTCCCACTGCGGTTTATATTTACGCAGATAACCACTATAAGCACCCAGTGAACCTGTAGCTAAACCACCAATTAAAGCATTACGAAGTAAATTATTAGATACTGAATTACCGGTTAGCAGATTCAAAATACCAGTACCTGCCGCACCAAGTAACAGCCCCGGAGCCATAGACAGCAAACCGCCAGCAAGAGGACCTTTGTTTAAAACTTCACCAATAGCAGGCCCATAGCCTTTATAAAGCTGATTGATCTTATCACCCATCGCATAGCCAAATGATCTATTACTTTGGAATGGATGGTAGTAAGCATTTAATGCTGCATATTCGGGATTCTGTTTTTTAAACTGGTCATCGTATGTTGACATCCACTGGAGAGGAGACATCTCCATGGTATCCTCTTTATAAGGAGAAAGAGGATTAGGTACAGTTATTGTTCCGGCGTCAGAGGTCGAAAAATCATGAATCTTGTTTTTAATCTTGCCCTTTATGGCAGGATCCAAAGCATTATACAGTGCTGTTAATGAGGGATCTTGGGTCATCTTATCTATCTCCGTTACGGTAACGACCGTAGATTAAAGCACCGCCTCCAGTGCCTGTGACCATTTGTTTATTGTTGATACCTATATCAATAGGCATATCATCAGGATTAGGTCTCCAAGGATCTGTATAGTTTTGATTACCCGCAGATCCAGGTATTCCCTTTACAGAATCCCACTGTTTGACGCTGGCAGGTTGTCCGTTGTCTATACAAGCTTGTTCTGCTTTTTTTAGCAGATAAAAGCTTGCAGCTAATTTAGTCAAAACGTCCATGATACAGTTTAACATATCATGGACGTTAAGACAAATACAAATATACTAGAATTCTTTACCGTGCAGTCTTTCCCGGGTAGTGTTGTATTGAATCTTAGCTGCCATAGCTTCAAAGACCCTCCACTTCCGCCCAGCTGCCAAATCGCAAATGCGAATAATAGCATCAGCTAGTTCAGCCTCAACACCAGTATATTCTTTTACCTTGTCATCAGGAGGATTGCCGTGTCTCAAAGCCTCGAGAGCTTCGGAAAGCTCTGAATGGATAAGCGCTATAGCTTCACCATCATTACGTTCCTTGTCCCAGAACCCTTTGTTAACTGCATTCTGGTAAATAGCTACAGAAACAGTATTCATTACATCCACCCAGTCGATTTTAATTTCTTCCATTTGATTTATTTACATTGGTTGTGATAAAGCCTGCCTGCCCTGACTTTCAGCTTGAGATCTCATTTCTTCCATCTTTTGCTTAGCCATTGCATGCAAGTTTGGATTTGACGTGCGAACAGCTGCCATTTGCTTCTGCCGTTCACCGACAGGCAACTGCAACCATTGCTGTGCCATTTCAGCAGCTTTATTCTGGATGTCAAGTGGATTCATATCCCCACCTCCAGCTGCGCCCTCCATGCCAGCAGGAGAGCTTCCTCCACCACCACCTTGCTGCGCTTGCTGCGCCAAGATACTGTCCATAGAACCCAGTTGTTGTTGCCTTTGGAAATCAGATTGAAGTTTCGCCTGCTCTTTCTGAATTTCAATATCTTCCTGAGCACGCTGTTTGGCCGCTTCAACAGGGTCTTTGATACCGAACGGACCATATGCAATGGAACGAGGAATTTCAGCACCAGCTGCAAGTTGCATGTATACGCGTTGACGTTCAAGATCATCAGCAAGACGAGGAAGCTGAAGAGAAGCTTCAAGACGCTGCTGCCCAATATAGTCACATATTCTTCCAGCCGCCCATTTTACAATTCTTGCAAATCCTTGATGAATAAAATGAAATGAATTTTCAAATAAACGAACAGCAGTAGGGATCTGCTGCACCTGAAGAGAACCTTTAAACAGTTCCGCAGGATAACCCATAGAATCCAGCAGAACATTGTTATGATATTCCACAAGTTCCTTAGGCGCTAAACTTTTACCTTGAGCTCCAAATTCTTGATAGCTAACAGGGAATGGCAAAGCGTGCATTGCAAAAGGATCAAGACGGCGACGCTTGATAACCTCTTTAATCTCAGAGCCCCACCGGTTCAGAAGCATGTAATTCATTGGGTCGCTAGCCTGCGAAGAAGCCACAGGATGGAACATACGGAAAGGAAGCATATAGTCTAAACCAACAGCTTCATCAATTTTACGCAAAACCTGAAGCTGATGAATATGCCGGAAGTTAGCTATGGTTTCAGGCAGTCCCCAACCATAGTTGGAAACACCTGAAATTGTAGGAGCCTTGAAATGAAACACCTGCCCTTCATTAAACAAGAAATCCTGTTCAAGCGCGATAGCCTTGAGCATACTCATGGGCGTCTCATTCACCTGATACATAATACTATTTTTAATCATAGTAACCCACTCAGGTTCAAAACGATAAATCATTTGTTGCTTGCCGCTCATGAATGAGTGCTGCAAAACAATCTGACGAGGATCTATTTTACGTAATCTAATTCTAGACTTGTCCCGGGAAGGGCGGTCAATGAAATCTAGTTTAACTCTAGCTCTTTTATCTTTAGGTCTGTCAAAGGTAGTAGGATCAGGCACATCATATTTCATGGCCTTATAATCATACTTTACATCCGCGCCGAACATAGGAAGCGCGTACTCTTTATATTTACCATCTCTATGATCAACAAGAACACGATCAAATGGAAGATGCAATCTAAGGAATGCATTACCGTAACACGCCCATTCCTGACCTACTTCAAGTAATGCCCCGAAAATGTCCAGATCATCAATAAGGAATTTCTTAAATTCATCACGCTCATCTTGATCCCCGTCTTTGCCTACAAAATCAATATCCGTAACAAAGTGGCTAATTACTCTAGTAGAAGCGCGACGATAAAGAGGGTTTAAATAATAAAGGAATAAACAGAAGTCTAAAGCAGACTGTAACTCTGTTGGAATAGCCGTGCTACTAGGAAGCAGGAAGGGGTCAGCAAAGACTCTGTTTTTACCTGTCCAAACTGCAAATGCGTCGTTGTCGCCGGGATAATTGACCATAATTAATATTTGATAAAATCTTCTTTGTCATCGAGTTCACTGCTGAGCTGCTGCAGCGACGCCTTTTTATAATTGTCTCTTTCGCATTCAACATTGGGATTATTACAATCACAAGGTTTTCCTGTGCTAGGACACAATGTTTTGTTTTTTATAACAACTCCTTGTTTAATCATAATTATTCAGGTTGAACTCGCAGGAAGGACACAAATGTAAAAGGTATTTTGGGAAAAGTAAAGAACCCTCCCGCATAAATTACAGAATAGTCCTGCCCTAGGTATTGTATAGTTAATTCTGTATTTATGTTTGGCTCGAACTGTATAGCATCCTTTTTAATCATAAAGGCAACGCCAAAATCAGTGATACTAACATTTAAAGCTTTAAAGCCTATCTTGCCGAAAGGACTAACAATCTTTATTTCTTCGTGTGCAGTTGTTTGTTCAAGATAAGCAGAAAACATCTGTACAGGATCTTTACTCACCATAACTCTTTCTTTGTACGCGCGTGTTTCTTCCATAGAACATAAAGCATCTGGATCTTGGAAACCAACATCAGAAATTTCTTCTTCTGGATTGGTTGTAAAATCTGTATCATCGCCATCATCGGAAACGTAAGCCACGTTCTCTTGTATTGTCAGAACTGGCAGTTCAATACCAAATTGCGAGGCTTTAACTTTATGTCCCTGTAAAAGCTTCTCTTTAAAGCTCTTCATAGCAGACACAGCCTGTGGCGTTCTTTCAACTCCCGTATCAATACTTTGCGACATAATTATATAGTATATTTCTTAGCATTGTCTGTGAACTTAGCAACGCTCTTTTGTGATTTATAGTGTTTTTTCTTTCCTGTGGTTACCTGATGTTTAATAGCACTAACTGCGTGTATATCCAAATCACCCTCCATGACTGGTATATTCATACTACCTACTTTTTTAGATAGTGTAAACATAACACATAGATGCCCTCCAAATACATCTATCTCATAAAAGTTATTTTCATCACCACAAACAATCTTGGCAGTCTCATATTCATTTTTTCTATTAACAAATTCTAAAGACAAAATCATGTCTTTAGGCACAAGCGTTTCAAACAGAAACATAGCAGCTTTGCGTACAATCTGAGAAGCCTGATATTGGTTGCCTTGTCCTAGGCACTGCGCATATGATTCCTTGAAGTCTGTAAATATGTTTCTGGCTTCAGAGAATTTAGCTTTAAAATCAAATATACCATTAATAAAATTAGCATCCAAACCTAACTGCTGAGTTGAAGAACGAATCAAAGCTAAGCGCGCTCTTTTATTTACACCCTGCAGTAAACGATACCACGCGGATCTGCTAGAGTACCCTAGCGTGTTGGATATATCTGTATGTGTTTTGTTATTAGCTTTAGCCCAACTGTTCAAACATTTAATCCACCTCTGTGTCTGTGCCGGGGTTGCGAAAGCGCCTAGCTTTGGTTTTTTGTATCCCATATTTCTTTATTTTTTAAAACATTCGATTTCTTATTTTTTATGGGAGTCTCATAACTAGGTTTAGCCTCCCCTAAATGATCGACATGTCTATAGTCACATTCCCACAGAACGCGAGCTAAAAATTCACTTACTGCTACGACTTTATCTTCTGTCCAATCTCGACATGACTCATGCAACGCTTCATGCAAGACAATCAATAATCGCTGAAAACCTTTTAACCTTACATCAATAGATATAATTGACGTTTTGTCGCTTACCTTTTCCCATAAACCAAGAGACTGCCTGTGTCCTAGCTTGGTTTCTACCAGCTTAATCTTTTTTCTATTCTTGTTAGTTTTAGTATTTGCTGATTTCGATTTGGGCATAAAAAAACTCCGTGGTAGATATACTCTACCACGGAGGCAAAAAGTTGCATCAAGATTATTACTGTAGCCCTTCGAGGATGTTACCGCGAAGTTCTACGAATTTATTTTCTCTGGCTTTGTCTTGCTCGACATAGTCAGCAAACTTTTTAGACGTGGTGTTGTCATCGTATACTGCGGATGTATGACGGATAAAACCTTCATACTTAGCTTGGCGGATTAGTTCAGGAGTGATTTCTTGTGACATAGTGTTATGAGTTTAGAATGATGCTTAATTTTGTCAATACTTTTGTTTATAGTAAATGAAATTGCGGCTTATTAGCTTGCGATGACGGCGGGCCAGCAGGCATTGCGTCCCGAAGCGCTCCTCTGTAGGCAGGTACACCAGACGGCGGGCGATAAGGCAGGCGACGAGCTCCTTGGTAGGAAGGCGTGCCAGACTGAGGGGCGAATCCTGGATCTTGCCCGTGCTGTGAATTTAAACTTTTTAAGTAATCTTGATACTGATTACCAGATGGTGGAATAAAATCTTTATCTGGTGTGTTCCAGTTATTAACAGACTCCAGTTTATTCTCAGGTAGATAACCAGGCGATGTCCGAGGTGTTAAATTTTTTATAGACTGCATAGGGTTACTATTGAATCCTTGATTTAATGCACCTAACCCTCTGTCTAATAAACCACCTATATTTTGCCCGACTTGACCGCCTAGGCTTTTACCCGCAATGTTACCTAACTGCTGGCCTCCCATAATACTACCAGCGATACCACCTAAAGTATCACCAATACCATATTTATTACCTAGCATTTGACCCATGCGCTGACCGCCAACAAGATTACCAACAAACCCGCCTGCAGCGCCTCCTAAAGTGGTACCAAGCTGCTGACCCATCTGACCTAGTGCGTTGGGAGCTAAAGCATTAAAGTTAGCCAGCTTAAATAAATAACTAGAAGCAATTAGTTTGTCTGCATTCTTCATAAGATATTACCATTCACCGTAACCATACTCTGGATTGTATATGTCTTTAGCTCGCGGCTTCATCAAGTCAACACCTTGAGCTTGTAAGCCCTTCAGATAATTCATTTTAGCCTCATCCAGACGTGAGCCCTCGGTATAGTTACCCATGTATTGCCTGAATATTTGATTATAATCAGGCTGGGCAGCAGGAGGAGCAGCAGCAGGAGCAGCAGCAGGAGCAGCAGGAGGAGGAGGAGTGGAAGGCGGCGCAGCAGGTCGAAGTGCGGGCGGCTGACTGGAGGTGACCGGTGCAGGCATCGGTGCCGGTTGAGGAGTCAAAACAGGAGCGGGGCTGGGCAGGGCGGGAGTAGCAGTAGCTGCTGAGGTAGGGATCTGGTAAGGTTGAGGAGCGCCTCCTACACCCATAGCTCTATTAACACCATATGCGCCTAAAGCGCCAGCGCCTAAACCAACAGCCCCAGCTTGAACTAATGGATTCTTAGCTGCAGATACTAAACCGCTACGAACGGCGGCGGCACTACTATTCAAACGATCGCGAGCGGCAGCAACGCCACTACTCAAACGATTACGAGCTGCAGCAGCGCCACCTCTTATGGCTTGTCCCGTGCCAGTCATAACCTGCCCAAGCCCTTGCCTAGCTAAACCTAATCCTGTAGGCATAGCTGCGACAGCAGCTGGAGCAACTGCAGCTAAAGCAGGAGCAGCCGCTGTTTGCGTTAAAAAGGAAGGCAAAGGTAAAACAGCAGGAGCCGCTGGAACAACATCAGGCACATTACGTAAAATAGGCTTCCGTGAAGTACGTTTAGGCGCACGTTGGGTAGTAATTTTGGGTTTTATTTTCCTGGCTGAGCTGGTGGATGTCCGCGCCAAATTTTTGGCCATCGCAATACCTACGCGACCCGAACCTCCGCCAGCAGATTTAATTACGTACCCAGATAAAAAAAGTTTGTCTGAAAAATTCATAAAATAAGGTGACATAATAAAATGTATTTTAGTTTACAAGTCAAGAAAATTTGCCTAACTAGCTTTAATTTACGGTATAGCTGCGGGCATAGGTTTAGTTGCTTTTCTATGAAGTTCTAAAGCTTTTTGTAGGGCTGTATTTATGTCTTTAGAAGAAACTCGAGCAGCATTATTTCCTGTTCCGTGGTAGTATGACCGTTCGCCTTTAGCTGGAAGAGCTGCCCACTCTTTAGCGAGGTTAATTCTCATTTGATCGGCATTAATTTTACCTGCTAAATAATCTTTAAAACCTCTTCTATCCATTAAACTTCTAGCGTAGGTATCCTGTGTGCCCTGATTAAACAAAGTTTTATTTAAATCATGTTTATGCTGCGCTGCCAGATTTCTTAAATTCTTATTGAGAATCTGATACCCACCTGCGGCAGTTCCACCATAAGTTTTCAATCTTTCTTTTTGTATATCAAGAACTTGCTGTAGCGTTTTACCAGTCAAACCAAATGGTTTATTACTGCCCACCATGGTGTCGTAACCGGCCACATTAGCTTCACCTCTTCTTATAACATCCAGTATAGGCTGATAATATGCGAATGAATTAACAGCCTGGTTATTAACAACAGGCTTAGCTTTAGTTATAGGAATAGCTTTAGGCGCTGGAGTAGTCGCTGTAGCAGGCAGTCCGGTTATCACAGAGGAATAAGAAGAGCGTGCTCGCTTTATAATAAACGAACTTAAATTTAATTTGTCTAAACTATTCATATTAGTCTGGTAATTTTACAGTAAGTCCGTCAAGATCTTCAGGACTCATCCATTGATATTTCTTGGTTCTGCGATTAAAGAATTTCTGATACGGTTTACCGTCAGATCCAATTTTTGAGCCCCACGCCATTCTGGTATCAATTCCTATCTTTTCACTCTCCGGGCCTTCTAGGGTCGATACGAATCCAAACTGATCTGTCCTGATAGCCTGCATATCTTCAGTAATGGCATTATCAGTACCAATACCGCCCGGACCCATCTGGGTAGCTCTACGTGATTGCTCTAATAGATGTAGCGGATTAATTTCTTCCAAAGGCGAAGATAAAGGATTACCTATCAGGAACTTTTCCATATAGGAATCAAATGCAAAAGGACCCACAGCTTTAAGATTCTTATGCCGGGCAATTAGCGGCATCATTGATCCGCGCACTCTATCACTATCTAAACGCACACGTTCAGATAACAGACGATCAGTAGTTAATATTCTTTTGAATAATAAACTATCTCGCTCATCAGGTTTATCCAGCCCACGATTAATAGCGAGAAGTTTTTGAGAGGCGGAAAGTAACCCCTTAACTCCTACAGGAACATACTCTTCTTCATCATCCGGAATACCGTTGTCGTTTGAATCGATTTTACGATTAGGCAGAATGGAGCGAACCTTAGCAACAGCTGAAGCTTGCTTCTGCACCTTGGAAAGTATCTCATCTATTTGGGATTTATTCATTAGCTCTCATAGCCTCCCGTATATTTCTTAGTGAGATGTGCAGCGCCTGGAGATAACGCAAGTGCCGCGTAAGTTGGCAAACCAACAAAAGGAGAAAGTCTTTGAAGCTTGGTTAGTTTACCTTTAGCTAATCTATTGAGTAAATTGGAACCACGCACAGAAGCATCTAATTCAGATGCTAATAAAGGCGAGGCTAATAAAGGCGAAGCTAATGCGGTGTTTCTACCTACTTCTTCGTTTTTAGTATGAATAATATTACCTGTAGCTAATGCTGGAGCCAGCATTGATAACTGGCGAGTTAAAGGTTTAGTATATATTTTTGGTCCCATCGCGTGGCCCATTTCGTGCGCTAAGATACCAGGACGAAGTGCCCCTTTGACGCCTCGCATATTATCTGAATAATAAAACGAATCAGGATCTATAATAAAACCTTTGGCTTTGTCTTTACCCACGTCAGCGCCTGACAATTTTTTAATTAATCTAGAAATTAAAGAGTCGTTGTTATCAGTGTAAGCAGGTCCAGAAAATAAAGATCTGGTAAGTGTTTCTCCGACTGGGCCTAAATCCGGTTTTTTTATTCTATACGTGCCGTCAAAATTAGGATCAACTATTTTTATTTTTTTACTTCTTAAAAATCTGTTGAAAAGACCATCTACCTCAGGACTAAGTGGCGGTGCAATATCTTTAAAAATCTTGGGAACCGCATGATTAAAATAAAGAGATCCAAAAAAAGGTGGTATCATCGCGCTTATGCTGGCCGCTATATTAGCTCTAGACGCGTCTGATGAATCTTTAGGAGCGGTGCTGGCACTTTTATCTTGTAAAGATCTTCGTGTCATTTCTCCACTAACAATAGCTTGAGTTACTGGAATAGAAAGTCCCGCAGCAAGAAAAGCCTTGGCTTTAGGACCTAATATAGACACACCCGTTCTACCTATAAGCTGAGCCAGGTTACTTCTGAATTTTGCGCCAGGAAGCATGCCTGGTAATTTATGCCCTTGGGAAGCGATAGCCCCTGCAATTCCAAAAGGAATTAATTTAGAATAGCCATGCGAGTCTCCCCTCAACGCAGCATCATAGGCGTTAGTAAGAGAATTTTGACCAAATGCTTTCCTTTTAAGAGACCACAATTCATTATTATAAAAAGGAGAAGACAATAATAAATAATCAGATAAATTAAAATCTTTACTTTCTTGCATATATGTTATTCATTTGATTTATGATACTTATTCCAAGCGTCTTCTTTATAATTTTCCATAGCTTCAGCTAATTGTCCACGCACTTCTTCGTCTTCAATCATTTTCAGAGGATCGATAGCCCAGTTACGTAAAGCGAAAGCACGACGCGGAGTTGGATTCTTTTTAAACTGAGAACCATGTCTAGCTTTAAAAGACTTCCACCGTTTAATCTGTCTATCGTCATCTTCAGATCTACGGCCAGCTTTGTACTGCTCGTACCATTGCAACCAGCCCATAGGATCGACATCACTTTTGATCCATTCAGAAGGCCACTTATCCATGGATGCTAACCGGGGACCGTAGTGACCGTAGATAGCATTGTAAGCATCCTGAATTTCTTCAGGTTTATAGTCAGGAATAAAATCAGATTCTGCCGCTTCTTTTTTATACTTATTCACTGACTTTTCTTTTTTTAATTTATGCTCGTAAGGGTTATCCAAATTATCTATGTCTTCAGCATCTAATTCCAATTCATAAATAGTAGGCTCTCCTTTTGGTTCTTTTTTCCATTTTGGTTCAGTCCCAAGATAATGCACTTCTTCTAAATCGGAGTCATCCCAGGTTTTACCAGTATCTTCATGGTACAAACCCATCAATCTAGCAATAGCCATGTCAGGAGTAATATATGATCCCTCTCTTAACACTTCTATATCTTTATATGGCGAACCATGGTAATACTTTTTTTTATTCATAGTCTAAATCCTCCTGGTATACGCGCTTTACATTTTTAGGAATTACTTCCCGAGGAACATGGATTCTAAATCCTGTAGGCATGTGTGTAATACCAGACATACGCCCATCCTGATCAACAATAAATTCATCAGGATACCTAGCCAAGGCTGCAGCCATAATAGCTGTCTTCTTTTTGTACTCTTCTTTAGCTTGCGCGCTATGCGTTCTAGCCTGCATTAACGCATGCATATCTGCAGCAGATTTAATACCTTCGTCTTCGTCAAAATAATTATCGTAAACATGCGCAGGTTCAAAATCAGGATTAAAAGGCATTTCATCAATAACTTTTTCAGCTGCTTGTTTACCCTGCCATTGCGCTTCCCACTGCGAGGCTATCTTTGGATCAAACATGTTAGGCAGATTCTTCTGCGCTACCCGAGCATGAATCTGTGCCGCTTCTAAGGCGTTACGAACAGACGTCATTTTATCTTCTCTTGATTTATCCAATTTCTTTTGACGTGCCGGAACAAGACGGTCATATGCTTTATCAAATACACGCGCGTCGTACTTCATTTGATTCGCACGAAAGATTTCAGGACCCCAGGACTTTTCCAGTTCCTTATCACTTGTGCCTAAATCTTTTAGAAGACTGTACAGGTGCAAATTAGCTTGAGAAATCTTCACTCTATACTGTGTAGTCTCAGGTTCAAAACCAACACGGAAACCAATACCCGTACCAGGTTTAACATTGAACTGAGTTTCTAATTCTCCGTTAGCCTGTCTACGAGTGTAGACCCCGGGAAGAAGGCGTGATTGCATAATAGATGCGTACTCATTACCTCCATGAATAAATGTACCCCTGTTAGTAAGGTAAGGTACCTTCATTAATGATATGCGTTTCTCTTCTAACAACTGATCATTAGTGTTATCAAATAATTTTATTGTACCTCTTAATTTTTTAGTTATGTATTTATTTTCAAGCAGGTTTTTCTTCTGTTCTGATACAGGCACATCTTCTCTATCGTCGTAGTCTACATCTTGTAATTCCATTCTTACATTTCCATAATTAACAGGAAATGATTTGATCATGGAATTTTTTACACCATCAAAAATTTGATTGCGTAATGTAGTGAAGTCATCAAAGTCGCGAAGTATAACGCCTTTTGGTAATTCTTCTTCTGGCTCAATATTTTGCTGCATATGGTGAAACATAATTTACTTGATAACTAAAAAAAAGCAAAACTTGATAGGTAAAAAAGAGACCCTAAGATCTCTCTCCGGCGTTATGGTGCCGGTACCCTTTGGTTATTTTATTTTTTCTTGCGACTACTAGTAAGTGCGTACGCAACACCGATGCTATAGAACAGCACCGCTCCGCCCAGTACACATATGAGCTGACGCTGCCAAAAGGCAACTGCCTGCTCATGGGTGATGCCGACCGCCAAGGCGTTATGGTACGCCATTACGTACACTAAGACAATCAACGACAAGAATAATATTACGTATTTCATATGTTATGTGTGTTAATTAGAGAACCCCAAATAATAGATTATTAACTAGGGGTTACAATTATATATAGCACAATACGAATGGCTATTGCATACGAGGCTGATAGGTAAAAAAGAGGCGCGGTAGTTATCCGCGATCTCTTTAATAATACTAAACTCCCATGAGTTCAGCATCGAATCGACCTGTAGCTAACGGCAGCATCCGTTCGTACAAGTCAGGATCCAGCGTGCTGAATCCCAAGTCTCCTTTGACGAAGACATTACGATAAACCTCTTGTGGTCTATCGCTGCTGATGTCCTCAACAGGTTCTTCCGTAGATGCTTTATACATGAGCCCCACCTCAGTTACACCGAGGTAGCTGAGCATGTCACGAAGGGCATTCGTCCAATTTTGAGGATAGTCTTTTAGGACTACCTCCTCCTCGTTTGAGGAGATCATCGGAATAGGCAGGGCATACCCTAGGGTTGCCTCACCCTTACGCCCCAAATCAAGCATGACTCGTTGCCAAGGCCGTGGAAGCTCCTTGGTTGTCTTGTCTGCTCGACAGACCAACTCAATAGGACACCCCTCATGGAGTGTCGCTTGAGAGAAACTGTCATGAAAAGCTCGAGCTGTAAAGGAGCGGCTTTCATAATTACCCGAATTGGCTGTAATCATAGGCGCATGGCCTAGGGTTACACGATGAACTCCACCAGGAAAGCGGAGTCCAGATGCTTGCCCCTTTACAGGGCTGCTGTTCTCCCAGTCCTGAATTTCAGGATGAGAACCCAGCTTACCGTCACCACCTCTTATCATATACCTGCCGTCCAAAACGTACGCAGATACAATGCTCAGTGTTACGTCTTCCGTTATAGCCTTCCACCTAGCGCCTGCGCGCTGCCAGAATGGAAGGAACTGTCCCGGTTGGAGGTACGCTTTACCATTCTGGGTCGGAAAACTCAACCCAAAGTTAGCCCAGCACTCTTGCTGAGCTTTGTCATCTGCCATCATAGGACTGTGCTCAAGCACGGTCTCTATTATCGTTTGCGCTATGTTTGGCGCTTGTGCTGTTGTTGTTTTTGTCATCATGGCTATTTTCTTTTTTGTTAACTGCAAACCATATTGAGCCTACAGTTAAAATTGGTATTACTGGCCAAGCTAAACTAATTAAGCTGACCATAGAAATTACAACGGGTGCAGCTACTGCAAGAGTAACTGCACCCGTGGCGGTGTTGATAATATGTGAACGGTCCACAATTATTTATAACACAACAAGAAGTTGTATTGCAAATTAATTACGGGCAGTAGAAACAACGGAAATCTGATTACCGGATACATTCAAAACTTCAAATCCTCCAGGCAAAGTGTCACCTGTGGATACAGATGTCACAGCATCAAGAGAATTAATAAGCTTCAAGATTTTAGCTTTGTTAACACCAGCAGGACATTGCGTAACTTCTACACCGCCTGTCTTGCTGTTAACTTTCAAAACAATGTCTTCTTTTCCTTGCAGATTGTCAGGGAGCACTGCTTTGCTAGCATAATAAGTTTTAGGAATAACATCAATATCGATGACCTTATCCTCACTATCTTGAATAATTACAAAATCATTATGAAGTCTAGAATCAAGGCCGTCGCGAACTTTGCCGGGGGTTTGTCTGCCTTCGCATCTTTTCCAGACATCAAATGTGCAAACTTGTTTTACCTCGCGGTAATTATTTGAAACAAATTTGCATAAATATTTATGATTATCTCCGCCTTCAGGGTCTGCCTCAACAAGAGGAGGCTTCATGCTAAATGCTTCTGTTTTCTTGATACGCTCACGCTTTGGTTTAATCAAAGCACCTGGTGCTGCTATACTGGATACTGTGGTGTTACTCATATAAGTCCTTTTTGTTTTCGTTGAAGATAAATAATTTTTTCTATCAAGTCAGCTTTCAATAAGCCAGGAGTGCAGTTAGGGCAAGTTTGAATATGATAAGAATGTTTTTTTTCAAATACAAAACCATCCTTATCTTTATGAGGATCTAACCAACCCATAACCATCTTACACTTACAGCATACAACTTTTGAGCACTCAACATATGTACCAGCACAAAGCTTACAAAGCGGCTCCATCACGTTATTGACAACGCCGGAATTGTAAATTTTAAAATCGGTAAAATGTTTCTGTCTGCCGCAGGCCACACAAGGAGAATGTGTAGTAGAAGTTATGACTTCAGTAGGAGGCGGTAGGCTACTCAATAGCCTAAATGCTTGTTGTGCTGCTGCAGGTAATTCCTGATTCATATTTAATTATTAACTTGAAAGTATTTTTCTAAATAGCCATGCTTATCATTATCGGGAGTTTTAACATATCCCAATACTTGATCTAGCTTCGTATGCGCTCTAGCTGCTTTAATAGCCAGTCGCTCAAAGTCGATCTGATTAACAGAGCCTATAATTCTCGTAGCGGATCCACGGTAAGGTGGAATGAACCGGATAACAGATTGATCATCCCATTTTTTGAAGTGGTTGGTGATAGTCTGATAGCCCAAACCGATATGATCAGAGAACCAGTTCAGATCTATATTAAAGAAGCCATCTTCTTCTATACCGTATTCTAAAATAGTATTCCACCACACCTCAAATCTGGAATCATCTTCTGGTGTATTCTCATCCAGTCTGATTTTAGCAATCTTCTCGCCGTTCTTTTCTCGTTCTATAATTCTATTAGATTTTAGAACTTCCAAAATAGCAGGCACTTTACGACTAAATAAATTAGTCTTCTTTGCTATGTCACTGATTGTGAGTTGCGATATTCCATTACTATCTGCAGCTAAATTAAGAACACGCATTACAGCATTGATCTCAGACTTAGAAGGATAACTGCACTCTATAAAAAACTTCTGTGTATTATAACTATCAGGAGAATAGAATGTCATGCAAGTCGAGTCTTTACCATCACGACCAGCACGACCTACTTCCTGAGCAAGTGCTTCTAATGATCCCGGGATATCGCGGTGAACGACACCACGAATGTTACCTTTGTCCACGCCCATACCAAACGCATTAGTAGCTACCATGACACGAATTTTATCATTCATGAACATGTCCTGATTAACACGCTTGTCTGTAGGCGATAGCTCGCCATGGAAAATAATTACATCTTCTCTGAGAGCGGACATTAATTGTTTAGCAGTCTGCTCAACTTTATTAATGGTTGCACAGTAAACAATAACAGGCCCATCTACACCAGAGATGAAATCAGCAAGCTGAGTCTCACTCAACATGTTGTCACTCTTAAGGTGTAGGTTAGTTCTACGTGGATAGTATGAAAGCCGCTGTGCATTCTCTAAATGAAGCACACGACGGATGTCATGTTCGACTTCATCCGGACATGTGGCAGTAAATGCAGATACAACTTTAGGGTTCTTTTCACGAATGAAATCGCCCACGAGACAATAACTGGATCTAAAATTATCAGACCACTGCGACAAACAATGAGCCTCATCCATGACAACCATGTCAGGAGGCACGCGAGCCATAGCGTCTTTAAATGCCTCATTGTGTAAACGCTCAGGCGCTACATAAATAAATTGAAGTTCTCCTTCAGCCCAACGCTTGATAGCTGCTTGGTTTTCAGCTTCAGTTTGCATTGAGGAAATAGCCTGCGCTTTAATTCCTTTAGCCGTTAGACCTTGAACCTGATCGCGCATAAGCGCGACCAGGGGCGAGAAAACAATGGCTCGCCAACCAAGGCATAACGTCGGAATTACAAAGCAAGCGGTTTTACCCGTAGAGGTCGGAAGAATACACACGGTATCTCTTTGAGCCATAATATTAACAATCACCGGTTCTTGACCTGCGCGTAACTGAGAAAACCCCATTACGCTCAGAGCATTAGGCAACTGTGTATACCCGCTCTTCAAGACATCCATGTTAATCTTGGACTCTCTAGTCTGCTTTATAGTCTCTGACATATATATTTTAAAGTACTCAAACACTGCTCCGTTTTAGACTCACCTTGCGGCGTAAGGTCTAACCATCTAGCTATGGTTTTATAATTAAAGTTCTGCCTGCGGTCAAGTGTCAAAATGGTTGGCTTATGGAAAGCCTCGCATATATCCACTGTTACCCGGGATAGGCGTTGAACATATTCATCGACACTAGATATGGCAGTACCGTGCTTGAGCAAGTACCATCTATAAATAGGCAGTAAAATGTTATTGGGGTGTACGGTAAATATACGTCGCCTCTCCATATTATCAGAATGGATAAGAGAGGCAATGATATTAGCTACACCACCATGTTTAGCAATTTCATAAGAAGATATATGAATTGTTTCATCACAATTACCAGCGCACGTACTAGCTATAGGACTAGCGGTGTCACAGTTAATGCAATAAATGTCATATGATTCATCCCAGATTTGTTCTGGTAAAAAAGGAAAGGAAACTCCACCATCAGTTTCTTTTACGAAAGCGATGATGGAGTAATTTTGATTAAACATCAGGAAAGATTTTCAGGTGTTCGAATGAAAGATCTAAATGGTTCTTTTCTAATTAATAAAACATGCGGATATTTAGGATGATACTGAATTCTTTGTTCTCTAAATTTAACACTGTGGTGTAAGCCTTTAGGATAAAATATAAATGTTAATAATTTCCTACCAAACTTAGGATCATGCATGCATAAATTCATAGCATCAAAATCACCCAAGGGTCTTGGTATGTTAAATTCTTTATCAATAGGTACAACAAATTGTTTGTACACTTCAATTGCGGAGTAGTATTCGCAAAGGGGAATATGGCTACCCACCATCTGATAATGCTCCTCTTTGAAATTATCCAAAGAATCAGCGCTTTTAATAAGCGGTTTAGCTAAATGTATTTTATTTGGATCGGTCTTAAAATGTAATAACTCGATCCACCCATTGATACACTCCGTATTTGAAGACATATTACTCACTATAGCGAAATTAAAGGATAAAGCAACGCAGTGACACCATGCCATTGATTAACGCATAGCGTAGGTTTTTGCAACCTATCTAGAATTCTTTGTGTTTCAGCACTTACAGTTTCTGGACCGACAGCCTGACAAATAAACAGGCCGTCTTTACCTGAAACAAGAGCATCAGTCAATAGCATAGGAGAATCAGTAGATTCAATCAGTTGCCATAAATGACTTTTGTTCTTTGGAAACATAAATTCACCAAATACAGGGAACGTCTCGTAGACGCACAGCAGGTCACGAAAAACCAAGGGCAAAGAAGAACACGAAGCATCGACCACAGAAAATAGATCCGACAGAGTTTCATAATCTGTCGGATCTATTCTGAAGTGTTTAGCAACGTGAGTAATTAGCCTATGCTCATTCGTCTTGGGTTGTGAATTCCTCACTGGAATTTAATTCTTGATTATTATCTATATCTTCAATAATAGAATTCAGATGTGCATTTTCTTCTGGAGAAGAATCAGGTTGTTCAGCTACACTGAAACCATTTCCTTGCTCCATTTTCTGACGTAAAGCCTCGAGAGCTTCTTGGTCCATCTGTCTTCCTAACTCAATCTCAGATTCGATAGAGTCATCATGTTCAGTATGATAATTCTTTTCAATCGTAGATTTAATATTATCAACAACATCAATATAACCATTGATGCCTAACTGCTTACCAAGATTAAACTTAACTTCCTGGTTATCATTAAATGCTTCACAGAATTCATCTGCAGATACTTCTGTAACTCCCAACACCGGGCTGGAGAATTTAGAACCTTTAACGGATGTACTCATCCATTTCTGCTCCGCACACATAGTAGCAAAACCAATATTAAAATTGATTGCTGAATCCATGTGAGTCAAAGTATCGTTATAGAAACCTGTTCGCAGCTCATAGAAAAACTTAACATTGTCATGCCCAAGAGAATTCTTAGCGACACGACAAGTAATTAAGTTTCCAGTGACATCTCCGGAACCATTTTTAGCCAATCCTTTACGCGACAAAATCAAAGTCAGCGCGGTGTTTTGACGTAAAGCTTTACCACCAATACAAGTTTTATTAAATAGCGCGCTGGTCTCTGGCGACATGAATGTCGGACCGCTGCCACCCATATCAATCTTATCGTTTTGATGATTTACTACAATCAGCACAACGTTGTATTGTTTAAGAAATGCTGGAAGAAGACGACACCACTTATGAGCCCACTTGGCATGGCCAAGGTTTGAGCCCTCGCTGATCTCTTTGAATTTCTTCTTCTTAGCATCAGACATATTATCCCCATAGTTATAAAAGCCTGCAGCTTCGTCAGGATTTAATAGCTTAGACCACGGGTCTACGGCAATAACAATAGGTACGTGCATAGGAACGCGTGGCGTATCCTTTGTACCTTTAGTTCCTCGGGCGATATAAACGAAGTCTTTCATCGCTTGCCACATATGGTCCAGTGAATTCACTGGCTCTACGCGTAAGCGCTCAAGCATTTTATAAGCTCGAGTAATGCTAGGATGTAACGCTCGCATTACTCGAGGTGGCGGAATCTGCTTTGACTCGCACTCTAGATAAAGGGCAGGACACCCAACATCCATAGCGCTACCAAGCATATGCATCACAAGAGTAGATTTACCGATACCTTCCGCACCGATAATATCTATAATTTTTTGAGGAGGTACACCGTATTGTCCTACTGCATATTGAAGTAAGAAATGTTTGAATGGGAAAGCAAAACCTTCCTGTATATCAGACATCTTCTTGAAGCTTACACTTTGATTCTTTCTAGAAGAAACAGCACCGTCTAAGGCAACTTTAAATTTGTCACCATAGTCTTCTTCGCTGTCTAGAAAGTGAAAGCCATAATCAATATTAATTCCCGGTACCGTAACTGGTGGACTTTCAATCGTATCATTATCTAATAAAGACTCTACAGCTGATTCGTGAGCTGTCTCTTTTTTGGCGGAGCCCGGTGGGCGACCTCTGCGTTTTTTAGGAATATCTGAAATCATAAAATATCTAGTATAGAAAATTAACGCGCTGCATGTTTCCATGCAGCGCGCGGCGAACTAACTAAGCTTTCTCGATGCGGGAGGCGTACTTTACAAACTTAGTTAAGTCTGGAGTTGAGAGCGAACCTTGATCGAATGTAGCTTTTAGAGTATTATACTCCGCTAGCTCTTCTGCTGTTAAGGCAGAAGGGCTAGGAGCAGCCTGTTTAACCGGCAGTACGGGTGGAGGCGTACTAGGCATAGCAGGGATAGTAGGAACTGCAGCAGGTTGTGGCGCTGCAGCTATGTTTGCGCTAGGAAGCGGCGGAGGCATCGGCTTGTTTGGCGGAGTTGAGAACCCTGCTTCACCTGGTGATTGCCATGCGCTATTAGCGCCCGTAGAGCAGAACATAAATGTATGCCCTAGGTTCTTATTTATAAGATCTTGTACCTCAGGACGGGTATAAGTAGCATCGTCTATATTACCGTTCATAGAAACCCAGAACCTTTCTGCAGCAGGAGCTGGAGGAGGCGGAGGAGTACTCATAGAAGCAGGTATTTCCCACGGAGGAGCTTCCGTGGTGTGGACTGGAGTTGGTGCAGGTTTAATCGCAGGAGCTACAGGTTTCTGAACAAACGGATTTACTACCGGGGGACGGTAGGAATCCATGTCTTCGTCTTCAGCGGAAGCACCAGGGAACACCTTGGCTTTACTTGGACGAGCAGGAACATGTGCGTAATTACTGCAAACTTCCTCAATAATATTATAAGGAATTGCACCGTCTTCTACGAGGAATTCTACGATCTCCTGAGCCTCCATAATCTTGAATGAAGAGTTGTCACCGTAAAGATGATAACGCCCAGCAAGAGCTTCTGCAGGCACAGGGGCCTGTCTAACACCCTTTAGAGATTTATGAGATCCTGTGGTAAACACGAAACCATTAAATGGCTGCGGATTAGATGGAATAGATGTGGTTTCCACAAATATACCAGTATTAGGATCGGTGATGTCACCATAAAGATAATGAGGCCAGTTAGGATCAATGGTCTGCTCATGCGCAGGACGCCATTCGGATAACTTACCAGACAGATCTTCAAACGCCTTTTGCGAAACATCGATCAAATAATTTCTAGGATTACGGTCAACTCCGTTTGTGCCGTAGAAATTAAATACATAACGACGCTGAGAATAAGGAATAACAATCTTGGCATCTTTCTTGTTTTCAGGACGCTCAGTCAAAGCGCGGATGCTAGGATCATCGTGTTTCTTGGCGTAATTACGAATATCCTGCACCGGATCAATGAGCTCAGGACCGCGCGATACACTATGAGTGAATCGCCGAGTGGCCGGGCTCAGGAAAGAAACCTGCTTATTACCGAACCAGGAGTAGGCAGCCACAACAGCAAAAAAAGCGTTGAGTACTGGCTGATTAGTTTCTGAATCGATGTTGTCTGCATTGCGATAAGGCATCCAAGAATTAAGGAATTCTGCGTCTGCCTGCGACAATGCGTAATTAAATGCTGGTAGAATTCTACCAGAATAAGCTTTCTTCTGTGTGGGAGTACCACCATAAACGCCTGTTTTAAAATAACCACCCCAGTAGCTATTTTCTTTTTCGGCTTTGAGTTGCTTTTGAATTTGTGAATAATCAGTAGGAATGAATGACATATCAGTTGGTTTTGTAATTTTTATCTTCTAACAATTTAGTTTCATCTTTAGTAGGTTTCGCGGACCAGCGGTAACAAAACAGCTGATCAATAGGATAGTTCATTTTTCTTCCGTGGTACTCCCATGTGTTCTCATCCGTCATAAAGAGCTGGTGCAATTGTGCAACCTTAAATCGTTCTTCAAGAGGACAAAGAGTAACAACGGAATCATATAAAATAATCAATGGTCTAGCCTTCATGTTTAACTTGATGTAGGCATCTAGCAACCACTTACCTGCACGGGCAGCAGTGGCAGCTACACTTTCCTGCATCGGGAAGTTTCGGGCTTCTCGACCCATAGACTTAAACAGACCCATAGTCAAATGCTCATCGATATCGTCCAAGTATTTGGGGTCATGCGAAGAGAAGTGACGAATACGTCCTGAAGATGCCCGGTAATATCCAGGCTTCTCTGGAACGCGTTCCATCTTTATCAGAAAGTCCTGAGCAACTGGCTGCCGCTTTTCAAGAGCTTTAAGCAACCGCTGACCAGTACCTTCCTCGGGTTTCTTTCCTGTATCCTGTTCAATTTTACGCTCTAGAGTAGAAGCGGAGGCACCGTAAGCTGAGTTAGATATGAGTACACCATTAGCGGTAAACCTATGTCTAGGTCCTGCGTTAATTATATCGTAGACAGGCTCTTTTGTGAGCTTAAAACCCTTTTCTTCGAGTATGCTTCTAACTGCGCGTCCTCCATCCCCTGTCTCATCAATCTGTGAGTAGTAGCTACGCTGAGCTTTAAGCCAAGCCTCTCTATCTTCTGACTGATTGACTCTAACTTTGCGGATGATTTTTCCCAGGCGGCTACTAACTGCTCGTCGGATAAACCTGAGCGAATCAGTTTTCTTACAGTGCTGTCTGCAAAGCCTATACCTAAGCGAGAGGCGCGCTGTAAAGCAGACTCTTCGCGTTGCCTGGCTTTTCGAATACTCAGAGTTAACTCTTTGTGCTTGTTTACATGTGCTATTACATCCTGATCGGTTAATCCTTTCCGATACAATTTCATTATCTGTTTCTCGCCTACACTCAAGTCTAGATTCAATTTTATTAGATTTCTGGCTTGTAATACTTTCGCATTTGATAGTATTGCATTCCGACTTTTTAATTCTCCGGACTTTACTTTCTCGAATATCTCTTTTTCTGTTACACCCATTTGAAGCATGTTCCAAATGGTCCGCATGGCCACTGGTAAATTCGGGTGCGTAGTTATTATAGCTTCTGCGCGCGTACGAAAGGACCATTTTGATGCTCTTGTATTCCGTAGATTCATCAGCCGCGTTACAAGGCGCAAATTTTCTTTCGAGTAATGCCCGGAATTGTCTATACGATCGAAATCCAAACCTTTGAAGTTTGTAGTCGGCCATAGGTCTAAAGCCCATTGTACAAAGTCGCCTAGAGAAGTGAATAATACTTTTATCCCTCGACCTTTGTAATTTACAGAAGATACGTGCGTGTCTTTGTAGCAACGCTGAATCATTGCGTGATAACGGGCTCTTAACATTTTGGCTCTGGGGTCGGAACAGCGGAAGGGTTTGTTCCTCTTTGATTTTCCAGCCGTTGATAGCGGCATCCCCGAAGCAACATTTATTTCCGTTAGCAAGCCAGATGACGTGATCTGGAGTTGCCGCCAGACCTTGATATCTGATTGTGAATCTATTTCCTTGGTACTGTGTTCCTTCATGACTTACCCACTCTAAGCCATCCCACAGCATATCGTCAAGTGATATGTTAGTAACGAGTTTTGGCCCTGAAGGCGTGCGTACGTAGGAGTCTTTAGATATACACGAAAAATTTCCTACCTTAGCAGCACCACGGTCTTTTTTATCATCAAGCACTTCTCTTGGTTTAACATGAACCATCTCAGCTAGAGACCAGTGAAGGTCTTGCTTTGGATGTTTCAAAGAACCATCGTCTTTTCTTATTAAGGAGGGGTCATCCGGAGATATGAGGAGGTGTTTGTATTCTTCCTGTGTGGAAGCAGGAAATACTTCATGAGGGAAAGACAGACGAACTTTCTTATCGTCTTTAGTCACTGCAAAATTTAGATCAGGATTACAAACAATATCAATCAGGTTCTTATCGCCTGAGATAAATGCTAGTCCTCTAATTTCTGCAGTCTGATAGTCCGACTCAACGAAACACCAACCTTCAGGTGCCTTAACACAGCTACGTATAGAAGGCACCTCAATCTTGTATTCGCCTTTAGCATCCTTAACAATAAATTTATCAAACTCTTCTGGTAATTCTCCGCGTTCTTTTATTTTACCGAACAGGTCGGATATACCATTGGAAATCATAGAGTTAACGTAGCTAGGCCAGTTTAGCGAGTTGGGCTTCCAACTGCGAGGCCGTCCAGTTTCCGTAGTACTCATCTGACCATGCACGCGATTATCGCTGCATAGATAAAAATGAAGACCGTTTTCTTTTACAACATTACCGTCAGCATCTATGTCGGCTTCCTTGAGGAAAGCTTTGCAGATATTACCCACAGCATTCAGCTGTAGAAGTTTGCGTAAAATCCTATCGTTATTTTTTTCTGACAGAATCTGTAGCGTTTGTTTATCTACAGCCGGATTATAATTCTTCTGCGCCTCAGGAGGCATAGACTTAATCTTCTCCCATGCCGTAGCAGGAAGTCCTTTCTCTTTGTTGCTAGTCGATTTAATCGGCTCATACCCTTTAACACTAAATAGCCAGCGTTTCAAATGTGCAGCAGATCTAATATTAAAATGGGCGCTATCAATGAAATGATCAAAGATAGCTTTCAGCTTGGGTACATCATCGGGCTTTTTGGCTGCTCCTTTGAGTACGGCCCAAGCTTGCGCATGCTCGGAATTAACAACTAAAGAAATGAACTCTAAATATTTTTCAGATGCAAGCTCAGGAGGTAGCCTGGTTGCAAATGCCATGAGAACAAAGTTCTTAGCTTCCGTATGAATATCTTCACGTAGGATAACTTCCATTTTGTCTCTAGCAAATGTATATAACACTCTAAGCTCGTCCATTGTAGTGACATCCATCGGAAGTCCAACCAAGGCGAAGCTTATAAACACATCCGTAACAAACGGATGGAAAATATCATTATAATAATCTACAAGATCTTGTATTTGCAGACTACGATAAATAAATGGCCAAGCACGGAATACTGTGTCCACGTCCTTGCAAGCATATGGAATAAGTATGTCGTCAGGTATAGCACCGTAACCACCGTCTACCATTAAAGCTTTATTTTGCTTAACCCACAAAACAAGCTCCAGGTCATAGCGACCCAGGTCCGTGTATTTCATGGCTATACGTTCCAAGGAAAGGTCTTCAGATTCATTAGCTGTCTGCTGAGCAAACTCAGTATCGAATATACACTTCTCATACCAGTTTAGGCCTAGCACATGATGTAACCAAGGAGCATCCGCAGCAAAGTGATGCCCTATATATTTAACATGTTCCTGATCTAACCATTCAGAAAGTATAGCACCAGCTTCTTTATAAGATACATCAAATACATAGTTACCTTTGTCATCCATCCAGCGGACGTAACAAGCTTTTCCTGGAGCCCAGCAAAACTGGGTGCTACGCAGTTTACCATCGATATGATTGTTACCTGCCCACTCGCAGTCAACACTGATTACATTAAAACTATTTTGTTTCCAATTACTAACCACGCGTTTTAAATCTGCAGAGTTAGTAATTGTCTCGTAATCCAAAGCAACTCTATTTGTATTCAGATTGCATATGTCCCTATGCATTCTATTTATTTCCCGGGCCTCTGTGCGGAACTTCTCTATGTACTCGGGATTAGTTACAAGCTTATAAGTGTCGTCTATTAAATATAATTTAGCTTTATATTTTTTATTGTAAAACCAGCCACTCTTAGCATCGCTGAGAGATAGCTTAATGTCGGTAAGCAAATCAAAGATAGGCTTACCAATGCACACAATAATTTTAGGACTAACGGCTTGTATTTCTTCCTCTAAAGATGGAAGTGCCCAGTTAACAATTTCCTTTGGTATCTTAACTCTTTCATTCTTTGGTAAAAGCCATTTAACCAAAGATGTGTAGTAGCACTTATATAAGTCTATACCCTCTTGATTAAAGATGTCAGAGAATATTACACCAGCATCTGAACGAAGGTAACGAGGCTGTACTCTAACACCCTCATTACCGTCCCTTCCTTTAATAAATCTACTAGCCTCCTGCGGTGAAATGCAAGAAGAGATAAACATTATATCTGCAGGACTTACACCCTGCCCCGCCACAAATGTTACACCATTATGCCCACGTATAGATCCAGTTTTTTCAACTAGAGATAATGGCGGTAAACTATAGTCAGGAACAGGTATTACCTTGTCCTTCTTTTGATTCTCCATATTCTTTCAAAACCTCTTCTAGAAATACACACTCATCGTAACGACAGACCCGAAGGCCAGCGTCGAAATCTTCCATAACTGGCTCATCGTTTAATTTATAAAGATGAGCCAGTCTGGCTGTCAGTTTAAGCTTTAATTTCTTGTCCACTTGATGATTCAGCTAGCATGTACCAATTGATCTTCAAGTAGTCAATAGCTTTCGCTGTGTAGCGCGCCTGAAAACGAACACAGGGTTCAGGACTGTATAGATAGGCAGGATTGTCTAATTCAAGTTTGTTACCCTGCGCATCCGTAGGATTGGGCTTTTTCTTGCAGAACACCTGACACACAACAACCATATTGGCACGAGCCATTTCTGATTTGAGAATAGGCGTGCGATGCGTAGAATTTTTAGTATGAAACACATTGCGTAGCAGCTCCTGGAAATCACTTTTTCTAATAAGATTATTAGTAGAAGGATCAATCCATGAGTCAGAGAACAAAGAATAAAGCTGGTCACTGTTCAAAAGTCCCAGGCGTGTAAGCTGATCTGCCTTACACTGCTTATTACCTTTTCTGGAAATGTACTGGCTAAGACTTTCATCAGTAGATATGTACACGCCATTATCTTTATTATTATCAATATTTAAGTAATTAACTTTAGCAGCAGGCTTTACAGTTGGCTGGGCTATTTTGGCGCGCAAAACTAATATTTCAGCCTCCAGCTCACGCCGCTTGTTACGTTCAATAAAAAGCTGATCAACAATATTAGTAATATGATGAACTGCATCAATAACATATTGTTTGTCATCCGAAGTAGGTGTAACCTGCGTGCTACGGGGAGCCTCTTTAATATTGCGTGAAGTGCTAGTCCGGATTGCTGCGGGCTGTGCTTGATAAAGCGGAAGATTAGAATGCATAGCCTTTTGCTGTGACAACCAAACGCGCATGTCTGCTTTAATAAGATCACTCAAACGAATATGTGCCTTATTAATAAGGTAATCTACACCTTCAAGAGTCCACAGCAATTGACGTGTACGTTTGGTTGGTTTGATTTCCTCCGTAACAAAATGCGTTGGCGCGTCATCATGATAGACAGTAAAGTTATCACTGTAACATGTACCATAACTAGCCAAGTTCTTTGCGCTTACACAAATAAGTTTAGCAAAATTGCTATTAGTAATTAACCATTTTGGTTGCGTTGTGTCAGCAAGTTTAGCTTCAGCTGTAAAGTACCAAGCATCCTGCTTATTTCCAATCTTATACTGTTTCCAGTAAGTACCTCCGCTACGGACGCGGTGATTAATTTCATTAGTAGTGTATGTAGTTTTTGTGCTCATGTCAGTTTATATGTTTGTATACCAAATGAAGTGCGTCGTCATAGTCCATTTCACCGACATCCTTGTATTGCGCAGGAATGTCAGCAAAGACAACTTCAACACTTCTCTCACTCATCAATTGTTTAATTCTATTAGCCATCTCTTGACCTGCTTTGTCGTTGTCGGCAACGACGATTAGTTTTTTGAATTTACTAACCAGCAAGTCAGCGTGACGCTCACTCATATACTTACCAAGAAGAGCAATACATCCTGGACCAATACGAGCAGCATCTAAAGGACCCTCCACAATACAAGCTGTAGGTTTTCTAAGCCCCAGCGTTTTATTGAAATTGATAGCAGCATCTAAACCCATCAGAGTTTCATTACGCTGCATACCAAAAGCGGTCTTATATTTGGAAGGTTTCCACTCAATAGTGTAGCCCTCTAACTTAATTTCTATCCCGGGAATTGGTTCCCATTTACCAGTCTCTGCATTCTTCTGTTCAGTGGCTACCCAGCTATTTTTATAAGGGTGAAGGTAGTATTTTAAATCACCTTCTACACGCTCAATAATACGAGCCTGCCATCCGACCTGCACGCCATTAATAAAAGAATAGAAAACTATTCTACCTTGTGGCGTGTCTTTGAAATCAAGTGGAAGACGCTTGTAGAAAATACCCTTTTCGGCACTCTCCGGACTTTCCCGTGTACAGAATGAACACTTGAATTGCTTATACAAAAGATCCAAGTCATACCTTCTGTCTTTTAAATAAACGACAGCAGGATGAAATGGTGGTAAATCAGTGATCGGAATCACCGCCCCTGGATCCATTGGAACCAGATTACCATTTCCATCATCAACCAAACTAGCGGCCCGCTGAGTAGCAGCCTGAATAATTTTAGAAGATATATTACGTAACCCTCTCTTTTCAAGAGTAGGATACTTTCTCTCATTCAGCAAATCAGATACCTTATACTTGGTATTAGTTTTGTGACAGACGGCACTGTAATCTTTAGCTAGTTCATCTCTTAAGTAACCATGCTTTTGAATCCAGTCGTCCGTCTGCCTATATCTGGAAGCATTTACAGTTAAATGCTTACTTTGTATTTCCTTTCTTCCGTCTGTTTTTAAACATTCAGGAGAAGGTAAATAAATATGAAAACCGTTGGACTCGTTACGAATTACCGCAGGTCCGTGCAAGCGGCTCAAAGCTTCCGCAAGTATCAGAATGTCCCTCGGTATTGTGCTCGAGGAAAGACCCTGCGTCGTGTTGACTTCCGTGTGCATAAAGATGGTCAAAGAAATTTAACTGGCTAGCAAATATATCAAGCTTCCTATTGCGGATTTTATTTATAAACAATGTGCATCTCAGATTATCAACAGCATCACGACGATAACTAGCGAAGGCAGACCAATCAATGAAATTAAACTTTTTAAAGTTAATTAGGAAGTCATGTACAGCTAGGTTAGCAGTAATTTCAGCAAAAAGAGTTTGTTCAAATTCGACAGCTAACAACTTAAGAATACTAGGTTTATAATATTTAGAAAGACTTAAAGCTACAAGTTTGGCATATACAGGAATTGAATATGATTTAATAAAATTATAGTAATCAGTGTAAGTCAGTTTTTCAACATTCGAACCAAGCTCTTTTAGAATTTTAGAAGCTAGTGCGATTTCTTTGAAGACATAGCTCTCAGTAGTGCCCTCGGACATCTCATCGATCTGGTCCTTGATGTAGTCAAGTTCGCCGGGTCGAATAGTGTCGCAATGTTCTTTGAGAATCTCATCAAAATTACGAATCAAGTCTAAAAGACTGAAAGCCAATTGTTTAGACTCAATAATTTTACAAATCTTAACGACGGATATTTTATTAATTACACCTGAATCAATCCTTCTAGCTGCACTTCTAGCTGCTGCCGGGGTAAGCATTTTGTCCTCTGATGCTTCTGCAAGTCTCTCGATAAGATCGTATTCCGTAGGGTTACGTTCCGGGTTTGATAGACGGTCAAAACATCCAGCCTCAGTGTAATGCGTTCCTTCCAAGCCATTTCCCGGAGCACCATCTTCATGGTTCCGGGAAACTGCTTGATGTCGCAAAGATATTTTTTCTACAGGTTCGAATTCTTTTTTCAAGGCAGTCCCGGAATCAGAAATGGCTTGGTTTTCTTCTCTGATTTCCAGAGAACCTTCAGGAGAGTTAATACTCTCCAAAAGGGATGCGCGTCTAGCGCGTCGCATATTCGCATGTATGAGCTGCATCTTTCTGCGCGCCTTATCTCCTGCTACGCGCCAGTACGAACCATGATTGCGACCATGACGCACAGCTAGAAAGTCTTCGATCTTACCTTCTCTTTTAAGTTCAGCAAAGATGTCATCGGCTTTGCGTTCTCTAAAATTTAAACGATTACATACCCAGACTTTGGATACAAATTTACCAAGGTCATTCATGTGTTTAATTAACTCAAACACTTCACCTTTGGTTCTTTCTTCCAAACTAGCGTAACCAAGTTTTATGGTTAGCTCTGGTATATCCTTCTCGGATACAGTCACCATATGATCAGGTATATTGATCGTATTGTGAGCAACAGGACGACGTGGACGGCGCTCAGTCTTAACAAATTTCGCAGGTTTCCAAAGCATAAGGGTCCAGATGTTAGCAAGGCGCAATGGGTGCGCAACACAAATTTGCGTTTTTTTACACCCAAGGCGACACTCGCTGATACTCGTACTCTCTCTTGTATGGAACAGCTTTTGCTTCGCTAAATCTAGACTTGGAAATGAAGAAGAATTGCTTGGTGGCGTACGTGGCAGTATCATCTAACTCTGATCCTACCCGGTAGTCTTTGCGCTTCTTATTCTTTTCTTGATCAATCTGTTTGGCATACTCTTCCGAGTACAAGCTGGATATACCTATGATGGCAGAATAATTTCTGCCCATAGTTTTACACTCTGATAAATCTTGAGAATCTATTTTAACTTTGTTTACGGAAGCAGGTACTGCCTGAGCAAAAGCAATAGCCACAAAATTTCTTTTACGGCAAAGCTCTTCTAGAGCGTCTGCAGCGGCCTGGTATATGTGACGTGTTTTATCGCCTGCCTCAGCCATAGAGCCAAGCGCGCCACCAATCCAGTCCAGTATTACGTAGTCTACTGTTTTTCCGCTACCCTTCTCATATGTATCAATTTCATCTTCAATCTTTTTTATCATATTTATATCAGCTTGTTTTTGGAAGTTACCCCAGTTAATGAACTGGGCGTCCCCCGAATTTAAGCTGAAAGCTTTGTCTCTGAATTCCAGATAACGTTGCAACTCATTGGGTGTGAGCTTGTCCTTAAAAATACCTTGGCTGATAGTTCTGTGTGGAATACTACACTTGTTGGCGACTATACGACGATACAGTTCATCATGCTTTTGCTCTGTTGAAATGTATAACCCGGAAGCTCCATTTATATAAGAGAATGCGCTAGCCAACTGGCATGCTACAATTGTTTTACCAGAGCCTGTACCTCCGATAAATAAATAGGCATGTCCTTTTCTAAACGATGAGATAGTTTCATTCAGTTTAGGAATGTCACAATCCAGTGTTTCAACTAGAGCTTTATTAGGATCATCGAACGCATCAATATCAGACAGTTCAATTCTGTCCGGGACATTGACTAGAAGCTTACCGCCGTCATCCAGCCTATTAATAAGCGTGACATCAGTTTCACATAATAAAGCCAAGTCGTCTAAATTAACACCGAGCAAAGAAGCGCTGTTGATAATCTTCTTAGCTCTGGTGTTCTTTAGATAATACGGTATGCCTGTATTGACCAGATATGCCGTATCTTCTCCGCTAGGAAAGGGTGCAATGACTTCTTCAAAGTATTTAATAATATCTGGAATTTCAGAAAACCCTACAACTTCGCCTTTACTAGCACGCTCGTTTAGAACTGTTTGTAACTGCGGAGTACCTATAGGTCTGAATATGCTTTCGCTAGCACCCTCGAATAAACTATTATATCCACGAATGGCGTCATAGATTATGTTGTGATAATGCTCTTCGAAGTCATCTGAATGTTTATCTTTAAACCCAGATTTTAAACACAGTACTGAGCTGAATTTTTTGAAACTTTGAAGGTTAGTTCTACAAATGGCTACAATAGCTTGTTCAAACCATTTATAATTCTTGTCTATATAAACTTCTAATTGTTTCGGGCATTTAGCCATAGCAAAATATCTTTGATTGGATAACCAAGGGTTTGAGCTGCACGATACATATGCGGCCTCGTGTTGTAAAAATCTAAGGCGTCTTTTCCGAAAAATAACTTTATCTTATCATTACCATGTCCTAGCAAAACGCGAACGTGCGGTGGATAGCTTGTAGTCAAACTGTTCAAGTATTCAATAGTAACAGCATTAATTTGTTTAGTGCCAGTCAATCTGGTTAAAGAGCGTTCAACAAAATCAATTTCATATTTTAAGTCTACAACATTACTATCAGAGTCAGCATCAAACATAGGATCTCTCCCGGATAATTCTGCTGCATCTTTAGCTTGTCTATAAGCCTTCCGTGATGCGGTATATTCTACATACCATTTACGGCACGCAGGTCCATACATTGCATTTGGGAAGGGACCAAGAGTATTTCGGCATTGAGAAAATGCAGCGTCTACAAACAATTCTGGAGAAGCATTTAACTCTTCACAGACTAGCGCAGCTTTCTGCCAGTGAATAAAATCACCAGCTTTAGCTTTGTAGGTGTCGTTATATAACGAACGCTTTTTCTCTATGTAATGATTCCGAATTTCTCTAGCAACAGCGTCTAGGCGATCATCGTTCATTAACGTCGTAGTAGTGCGATGTAGTGCTTATCTATATCTAATTTACGCCTATAATTTTCAATAGGATAACGATAGTCTAAGTCAACGATGTTGTTGGGATCATTTACAAAGACAGCCATTTCCGTCTTGTTTCTAAAACGACGATAAATGAACCAACCATCGTCATGATCCAATTCCTCGGGGGTCATTGCCCATCTTGGTTTTTCTTCTGATAACTTTTTAGAGATACGTCCCATTTATATATTTCCTCAGTTGATAGTGGGTCACTTATTTCCCATGGATGACGACCTCCGTCAAGATAATCGTTGTTTATATAGCTTTGGATTTAAACGAAGTCTCAAGCTCGTTATAGCTATTTACGTAAATAATTTCATAACCTTTTTCAGTGTAAGCTTTGACTCTAGCCATAGACTCTCTGTATAAAGCTTGTATCCCATTACCCGTACCAGATCCCGGTATAAATAAGAAATCAAAAACAACGCCACATTTTTTGTTAGGACGGACCTCTGCAAGTCTTCCAGGTTTCTGGATTGTAGATGTATTTGCACCTCCACCACTTAAATTAATAAGAGCGCGCACATGATTGAACGTAACGCCCTGTGCGTAGATTTCGCTAGCCAGGCATCGTTTAATTTCATCACCACGCATTCTTTCCATGAGCTCTTCTCGTTCTGTTTTAGTCATGCGTTTAGCCATGGCAATAGTACCATCCTGCCCAACCCAGTCTAAAAAGTATTCAGCTTGTTCTTCATTTTTAATAAAGAGCAGAGTCTGCCACTCTTGAGGAAGAAGCTCATGACAAATCCAACGTACAGCTTTTGCTACACGTTCTCCTTTAAATAGATGAGTCTTGTATGCGCGATCACGATCATCAGCATTACCTGCCAAAGGTATAACAATCATGTACACAATCAGAGGACACACAGCGCCTTCTGCTACAGCCTCTTGGAACGTTCGCTCCGCAATTACAGGACCAATCAGTGCTTCGATAAGAATGTCACGCTGATCAAACCTGCCTTTAAGTGTAGCACCAAATCCAATACGCCGGGCCTTATCAAATTTAGTCAGCTCAGGTAAACGACTGTCTGTGACACAGGCGTGAGGCTCATCAATCAATAATAATTTACAAGCGGATGCATCACATTTATGCAAGCTATCCATACTCACGACATTGATGTCATCGCATGGACTCTTAGTAGAACCAGCGCCAATAAGTTTTACCTCTCTATGCGGGAGTGCTTCTTTAACATCCTCATAAAGCTGTTTAACTAGATCTGCACCGGGAGCAGTGACTACAGTGTGAACATTTGGAAATGCTCTCAATGTATTTTTAATTAATGTCGTATTATGCGTAACGGTGTAATCTCCTAGAAGAAATAGACCGTCAGGACCTTCTAATTCAAATCCATAGTAATCTCCACGACATAAATACTCTGTAGTAAAACCTGTTATTAAAGGATTTACTCTTAAATTTTTATTAATGGCTTTTTTCCTGTGTAACTTAACAGGTATATCTGATAAGTTACCGGATATATTTACATCGTAGTATGTTCTTATAATTTTACTTTGCGCGCACTTGGATCTCTCTTTAACTGTTGCGCGAAAGCCTAATCCTCTACATAGGCTAGCTATATCATTTGCTAGGTTAAAAAGCTTAGTAGTAATAGAGTAGCAACCAACGCCTAAGCCAGGTCTGGGATTGTTAACACAACCGTCAGAATCTATTAAACCCGCTAATACCTGCAGCCGAACATCCCTGCTGTTAACAGCATAGACAGGTAGTAAAGTTTTACATTTATTTACTACTGAGCTTTTGAAAGTATGCCGCCATATATTTAAGATACTTTTATTTTTAGACCTTACTGAATAGTATGAAGCTTTGTTGTTTTTAATTTCTTTTTTACTTACAACTAGTCCAACTTTATCGGCTTCTATCATCCAGGCCTTTGCACATATTTCATCTGCGGAAGTTAGGATGGGCGCACTTGTATGCCCATCGCCCAACCAAAGACCGTAGCAATAAGGATCTACATCTACTTTTTTTTCTGGATAACTAACAGCTCTACGCACAAGCTTATGCAAGTGCTTAAATGTTTTGCTCTGTGTGTGATATTGCTGCGCTGTAATTATGAATTCTTTACCGTCTAAGTTGGGACTTTTATTACCGCCCTGTTTAGTTCTGTACACAAGCAATTTATGATCGCCAGTACATACAAAGCTTTCACCTTTATTGGGCGTTACACGGTATAGGTCATCTATTCCGCTGACTACACCTACTACTTTACGAGGTTTAGAATCATGCCCCATTACCAAATCCCCATCTCTTATATCCTGAACAAATTTAACTGTTCCATCGAACATAAGAACTTTAGTATTTTTCCCTAGGCACTTTCCGTACCGCGTGGGCGCACCAAGTAAGCCGCTGCAGTTGGTGCTTAGGAATGAAGTCAGCAGTTCTTGCTGCTTAAATCTAAATCCACACATTAAATCCAACCGAGGTTTAGGAAAGCCTATGCGCATGTCATAGAACTTTACATCCCAGCCGTTCTCTTCTAAAAATGTTTTTACCTTAAGCCACATACCCTGCATGGTCTGAATAACATTGTATCCATTCTGCTGGTTTATGACTTTATATAAAGTATTCACAGTTACCTTGGTAACTTTTTTCCATGGGCACTTCGGATCCTGCGCTAGCTTCTTTTCCCGATAAGTTAAAAACTTTTCCAATGCAGGACTGGACGGGGCAATAGTCAGCACAGAGTCATCCCACATGAGATGTACTTCTTTACTCATATTATAAACTTTTAATGCCTTCGTAAATAGCCCAAGCAATTGCGGCTAATGTAATCAAAATTAGAACCTGCACATACCAAGGAGGCGGTGGTTCTGGTTGGTCATCGTATCCCCATGGTGAACCTGTATCAAATCCTTCAAACATAGTTTACCATAGTCCGAGGGTTAGTCCGAGTGCTTCGGCGCGTTGGGTTGCGGTTGCTTGCAGTGCATCACTAACTGTAAGACCTCTATAGCCATGCAGAGGGTCAATGATTAAAGCCAAATGATCACAAAAATCGTCTCTCAGATTCCATTCTTTAGACCATGTTTGTTGCTCCAACTCATGCACCGCGTTGAGGTTTTTGAAATAGTCTGTGTGAGCGCAATTTACGCCATGTTTAATTCCAGCAGCTTCAGCCAGCTTGATTCGTTTTTGTTCTTGGGTCATTTGATTGTCTCATGCAAATTTATTATTTCTGATACCTAAATTAAAGAGGCGTGATTTCCTCTACATCAAAACGACCGTAGCCGTATTGACCTCCCCAAGGGCTTAGACCCAGAAACATACCAGTAAACCTGAATATGTCTCTGAGCCTAGCCAGATCGGGAGCGAACTTATCTTGTTTGTCTGTAGCCGTCACTAAAACTTTGATTGTTAAAACGCAGTTTTCGCGAATGGCTTCAAACATTTCATGCTGTTGTTTATTTTTGTGAGTGTAGTTACGCCTGTATAAAACTAATGAAGGCGGATCGATATTCATTTGTGGACGAATAGTATCCGTATCAATATCTTCCATATGTAAGGCTTCGGCAGCTTGCTGAAAGGTCCAGCTCCATTGAGCCATATCTACCGCAAGTTTACCATCACGATCTCTTCGAAAACGGCGCACGTTTTCTCTAGTTCGTTGGTTACCTAACCATGAAGAAGTTAGTTTGATCTTCACATTATACAGCGTAGCTACATCACTCATAGTTGAATTACATTTACAAAAGCAGGTTCCAGTTCTCTTGCGTGGTCACAAACGAGAATTTGAGTATCCGTACTTTCTAACTGTTGATTCAGATTAAGCAAGAGTTCTTTTAAATTTTCTCTAGCCTCTTCATCTAAATGAGTAGAGGGCTCATCTAGTACTAAGAAACCTAACTCCGGGATAACTAGTTGTTGGACTGCTAGAAGGAAGGCAATAGATAGCCTTACCTTCTGCCCGCCTGACAGTTTGTCATGATCGAACAATACCTGACCCGGTTCATCTACGCGGTAGAACTGCAGACTCACTGGTTTTGCTGGATGCGGAATAATAGCAAAGTTCGCATCCATAATTTCCAGATTGTCCTGAGTCATACTAACAAGGCTATCAAACTTATGTTGTACATAAGCCATAGGAATACCTTGCCTTGAGAACGCATGTACCACACGCTGCAATTCTTGAATCACAGCGCGTTTTTCTTCATCCAGTTTAATTTTGTCCTCAATCTCACGTAACCGTTTACGTATGCCATTGGCCTGGATTTTAAGCTGTGCTGCTTTTGCTTCTAGTTGATTATATAATTTATTGTTCTCTAATAGAGTGTCTTTTATCTCACCCCCTTGCTCAACTAATTGTTTTAGTTGCGGCGGAAAAGAATTAAAGATTGCATCTCTTTTTAGAGCGAAGCTTTCACAGGCAACAGCAAATTCCTCGGAGCGTTTAAACTCCGTTTCTCTAGCTGAAATAAGTTGGTTGATAGTAATATAAGTTTTAGACAACTCATCCAGCTTAGAGCTCCAGTTTTCGACCTTATCATTGAGCTCGTTTATTTCCTTATCCAAGACATTAATATCTAGCTCTTTAAAATTATCTGTTTCTTCTTTAGTATAACCTTGAATAGCAAATTCTAATTTCTTAATTTCCAATTCAATCTTATCTATATTTTTGATATCAGAAGCACGCTTAGCGTTGGTATTATTTAGACGTGTAAACTCAGCTTTTAGAGCCTGCGCATCTTGATCTTCACCAGCATCAAGTAATGCTTTGTTATCTTTATATTGTTTAATATAAACAGTTAGTAGCGTCTGCCTCTGAGTAAGATCGTGCTGCATATCGCGCAACTGTTTACTCGTCTGAGCATGGCTAGCGCTGATATCGCGTAGCTTATTGGACGCTTCTATTAGTTTTGTATTGTATGTTTCAAATCTGTACCTCAGTTTTTCATGAGACACATTTTCTCCGCATACAGGACAATCCGCAGTACAGCCACTGTCTAGCGCGAGCTTACAGGTATCGGTGATAGTTTTGAACAATGATCTCTCATTAGATAAGATCTGTTCTTTATCTTCGACATCCTTTAACTCAGCGGATAGCTCATTAACAATTTCGGTAAGCCTATCAATTTTGTCTCGAGTTTCCTTACCTCTGGTAGTTGCATCAGCAAGCTGTGATCTGTAATGTTCTCGATTCTGTTGCTCTCGGATTCCTCTATCAAGGGCAGTGATCAGATTAGGATCTACAGCCGCAGGACAGTCAGTCCTGAGTTGCGCCAGATCTACATTATAATTATCTATACGTTCAGTGATGCTCTTGTACTGCACAGCTTTACTTTTGGTATCCTGCAGCGTGGTCACCGTCTGGCGTGTAGCCTTAATTTTATCTTTAAGCTTCTCAATCCAGTATCCCAGATCATCAGGAGATTTTAAAGTTATTCCTAATTTATTAGCTTGCTCGTTTAAAGTATACACTGCCTTTTCATCATTAATACGCACGGCATTTTTGGCGCTCAATAAATGTGAAGAGTTAGATGTTAGCTCATTAACTGCGCGTTCCCAGTCTTCATACAGTTTAATTTCTGTATTGTAACTGCGCGTACGCATTAACTGCTCTTCAGCATTAGCGAGTTCCAATTCCGCGTTACTCCTAGACGCCTGTAACTCATCGTGCAAAGTCGAGAAGTCCTGAATCTCAGAGGCTAGTATTTTGATCTTACCTGCAGCTACATCTGCTACCTTCTGCATGTGACCAAGCAGGAGAAGTTTTACCAACAACTCCTCACGCTCTGCCTGGGAACCAAATAGGATTTTATCCAAAGCACCCTGTTCGGGAAACACTGCATTATCAATAGCATATTTATCCGCGCCAAGAATATCAGTTAAAGTAGCCTGTATTTCATCAGCCCGGGTATAGGTATCTTCTTTGATTTCGATTCCCCTACTGTCAAGCTTAGCAAGCTTTCTAGAAGAGGGCGATCCAATCTTGCGACTAATCCTATACGTATTTCCTTGAGCAGAGAATTCCATTTCAGCAGAACCATGGGCAGGTTCAACTTCAAGTTCTGGATCTACTTTACGAATGAATGATTCCTGTGTTTCTTTAGCTGGTGTCCAGCCTGTAACCAGGAAATGAATTAATTTAAGAATGGTAGATTTACCTGAACCATTAGGTCCCATCAAGCCTACAACAGAACCATCTAGCTTTGCTTCTAGATGCTTGTGTTTACCCAAATTTTTTATCAGTAGGTTTTTGATTCGCATATAGTCGTTTGTCTATGAAGTTTTCAATCAGATGAGGAGCGGGAGCTTGAGGATCACACAAGGATTGGGCGAGCTCAAATATATCAGAACCGTTTGGGAAATAGTCCGAAACGAAATCAACGGGTTGTTTACCTACAGGATTATCAGTTCTACGATTTACAATATTAAGAAGTTTAAATCCAGCTGGCTGTAGATTGGTGACACGGATAATACATTTACTTGTATCTACAATGCGCGCGATACGCATGTACAGATCTGTAAATGAAGGATCTTTGCGTACCAGAATAGTTGGATATTCATCCTTTAGTTCGTTAATTTTAATAAGCAAATTGTTAGCTTCTTCGATTGTACGAACGTCATCTGCAATGATCGGCTTATTTAGTTTCAGAGGAATGGAATCCCACTCCAGCCTACCACTGTCATGCAAGGTTATTAAACTTACAAATTTATTAACATCTTCACTACGAGAACAAAGCTCAGTAGAGCCGGGATACCCGACTAGACAGTCATTCTTCTTGATATACTTATGCGTGTGAATATCGCCAAGTAGAATAGCTTTGTATTTATCTGTAGGTAAGTCGTCCACTTTCAAAACTTTGTCACCCGCATCAAATGCTGCAAAGTCCTTGATCAACGCATGGAACATCATGAAGTCAGCTTCAGGAAAATCCACGCTCTTCTCCCGGAAATCATCCGGAGCCATATCAGGTACGCCATAGATAGTGTACTCTTTACCATCTCTGGCTTTCATAGAGGTCATCTGGAAATCGATATCGTAAATAGCACACTGGCCATTCTCCTGCATTTCTTCCTGCAATACTTTAATCCAGGAAGGATGACATTTGTCGTGGTTACCAGTGATAACAAAAAGCTTAACTTTATTTGTCAGCAGCTTTTGATTCAAACGAATCAAGTCAGCAATATTTCTACTACTTGGACGCTTGGAGTTTAGAATATCTCCAGCACATAAAATATAATCAACTTTATTTTCAACTGCAATGTCCACGATACGGAACACTGAGTCAGTGAAGTCTTGAGCGCGAGCAGTTTTACCGAACTGCATATCGCGCAGATGCCAGTCGGCGGTGTGAATAATTTTAATCATGTTAAGCCCTCAAATACGCTACATCTTTTTTGCTATACAGCCTGTTAGCCGCATCTCTTGTTAACCCCACAAATTCAGAAGCATCAAACGAAATCTCATCTGGATAATATGAAAAGAGTTTCTCTTCTTCTCCATCTTCGTATGTAACCCATACCTCCGGCATTGGATCAAACATAGATTTAGGTTGTTCGGTGATACGCGCTTTTACAATTGTCATGTTGTTTTAATGGTTTATTGTATGTGTGTGAATAAAAATAAAATAAATTTAATTAGTGGTATGACTAAACAGGCATCGCCTGCTTGGGTTCGTGCTCTAGCTAAAGGTATGTCTCCCAAGAGTATAGAAAAATTAACCGCTGCTCTTCCTGCTAATAAAACAAGGTTATTAAAGGACATGGCCGGGAAACCGAAGTTGCTTGGGGCTGGTGGAGAAGGCAGGGTCTACGAAAGCTTTACTGGAGGTCAAGGTCCTTCAGCATTAAAATTAATTTCATCTAAAGCATCGCCTGCTAATGAGAAAAGAATTAAGGCTATTGAAAACCTATTTTCATCTTCAAGTATCTTCCCGAGTATTTTGTCTACGGTTAGAGGAGGAAGAGGTTACGCTATTCCAAGATTGTTATCCAGCCCACCTCCCGGCAAAGCACTTCAAGAACTTTTAGGAACAGCATCCAGTAACAAAAAACAATGGTTGGATTTTGTTAACAGATTTCAAAAATCTACATTAGAACCTGGTCGTGTTTCTATATCTGATGCTAAGAGATTCGGAAACTATAACGCAGGTGGTTTACCAAACTCTGCTGTTATGCAGACAGCTAAGGGACCAGTTGCTATAGGTGATATTAAAGGGTCTGGAAACATTATGTTTAACCAAACAGGCAGACCTTATCTGGTAGACCCTTTTATTACATAATATATAAAAGAAAAGCGCCCAGGTATTTCTACCTGAACGCTCTCCTACAACTTAGGACACAATCAACTTCTGCATGCCTGCGTACTGTTGATGTGCTGGGTGTTGTTTCATTGGAATGGTCGCGCGCCACAAGCTTTGCAGTACTTGTTCGCTGACTTATATTATTACCAAGAAGTTACTCTAATAATATTATACGATATCATTCCAATATTGCTCTTACTCAACGTTCTCTGCAAAGGCGCAGAGCAGCACCGACTATGTACCCAGTCGAGGCATTCGGCCTTGTAACCGTCACAGAATACCATTCGGTACGCCGTGGGCGCTTTAAGAGCAATTATCTAACTCCCTGAGGGATTGAACCTCAGGGAGGAGTAATTGGTGTTGGTTTATTTACTTGAATGTACATTACACCTTTTTGTACATCTGCAGCAGCTTGCGCTGAATTATTGCACAGATATTACTATCCGTACAAATTTATATAACACAACAATGTTAAGTATTGCAACTGTTTTTAGATAAACATGAATCTGGAAATTGTTCTAGCAAATCTTCAAGAGCACCCTCTGCTCCTTCTCTTCTAGCTTCTTCCCAATCAGTATATGTTTTCTGATTTTTGGTAAGCTGTAGTTGTTCTTTGATATAGTTTAAAATTTTATCCATAGATAAAAAGAAAGCCGCCAGGAGAATTAACTCCTGGCGGCGTGGTTTAGTTACTCTTCTCCAAGCGCAGCAATCTGCTTATCGATCTCATCGAGAGACAGGCCCTCGAGCGAAGCGATTTGCTTCTTCTTCTTGAGCTCCTCAAGGAATTCACGCTGGCCACGCTTAGCAGCGCGATCTTTAGCAGCATCATCCTCTGCCATCTTGGTTTCGATGACATAGCTTACAAGGTCAAACATGCCCTGTTCTTCGGTCATGCTTTCGGTACGCTTGGTGATGAAGGACTTGCGTCCTCCCTTCTGGATTTTCTCGTCCAGAGCGACGGCGATCTTATCGAGCGCCTCCAGGCTAAGATCCCAAAGATCCTCAAAGCTGAGGTGACCTTTGGTGGTTGTGAAGCGCCACTTCTTACGAGCGGCTTTGATTACGAGTGTTTCGAGTGCCATTGTTTTATTTGTGTGGGTTGTTTGGGATTAGAACTTAACTTTGACGACACGTTTGAACGTGCCCTCGACTTCAACGAAAACATGATTCCGTAAGGTGTCGGAGAAACCGATACCAGACAGCTCATCTTCCGCCTTGTCTACATTTACCTTACTGCCCAGGATTTCGAAGACCTTACGATCCGCGTTAAGCTCAGGCTTAAGGAACTCATTGAAAAACGGACGAGTTTTCTCATCCGATTTACAGCCTTCCAGCAGGAACATATAATGTTTGTTTCCTGCTGTATCATTCCAGAAGTTAGGAGAAAGAGTGATAGCGCGAACAGGAACAAACTGCCCGGTCTTTACACCCCATTTCTCTCTGGAATTATATTTAGCGATGTTAGATTTACCGCTAGAATTAATAAACTGAACACCATCTTTCTTGGTGTAATTAAATTCAACAATGTTGAAATTTTTATCTGTGGCTGCATTGGTACTAGAAGTGAAAGTTTCAATTTCGCCGTTGTACTCAATCTCAACCTCAAAGCCACCATCTTTATTATCGCGGCGGCTGTAATTATTCACAACAACAGAATACTTACCTTCCATCTTTGGTTCTCCGGACCAAAAGATATTTTCTACAGGTGTACGCGTTGTACCTCCGCCTGCATTCATGTCTACATCCAGCATACCGCCTGATGGAGACAGTGACATTTTGTTAGCAAAATAAATATGATAACCCTTAGGCTCATGAACATGCAGATCCAGATCATCATGGTTATGCCATGACAAGCTAATACGCAGAACACCAGTGACATTACCACCGGCAGCTTTCACACGTTCTTTGATAGAGTCAGTCACATCCCCGGTGTATGCCCAGGAATAATTATTTCCCCACTTGAACATGGTAGGATCATCCGGGTTCTTAGCTCCGACCAAAGTAACAAAGTTCGGCATGTGAATATTCTCCACAAGAACTTTAACAGATTTGGAGGTAGGTAGAACTTTATCCACAAAGTCCTGAATGCTGATCTCCTCAACTTTATTCAGACTCTTAGGATTGATAATGGTGTCTTTCTTCAGGTCTGCAAAGACGTCAGAAATACCACCACCAGACGGACGATGCACGAACAATGTATTATTAACATTGAGATCGCGGCTGTCCAGAATACGACGTTCAAGTGAACCGAGCATACCCAGTTCAGTAAGACGTTCCTGCGCCTGCTCAATCATTCTGGGTGTAACCAGCGCGGTAGGTCGCTTGTAGTTAGCAGGAGCCACCACACGTTCAAATGCAGAGACAGCGCTATCCAGGTCACGACCTTCAGACAGATCTACCAGCAGCGTACCGATAGACGTATTACGAATACGGCAGACGGCAGCGTGAGTCTTGGTAGACTGCACCCAACAGAAGTTATCTCGAAGAGCATTAGGCACCTTCTTGTACTGCTCCTTAAGTTTAAGGAATTCAGTCAGTGTAGCTTTATGCTCATTACCCCGGTACAGGGAATTCTGACCAATCAGTTCAAGAACAGTATTCACTGCTTCATCAGTGATTTCATCAAGCGAGCGCTTAAGGACATTTTTATTGTCCCTAGCTGTACCTTGAGTTGGTCCGATTTTATCTTCCCGTACCAGCATGTTTCGCGGCAGCTCAATGTAATAATGTTCCCAAACCAGATTACGTTTTGTATCCGGTGTCTTATCCGTTCCCAGCTTGGCGAACGAATTAACATAAACTGAATCGATCTTACAGGAGAGAATATAATCCCTCATTGCCTTAACCGAATTAGCGTACTCTGGATCATTGCATTCAAAGTCCCACAGAGTAAGAACCTTGTTATCTTTAATACCAACCAGTCCTGAGAACTGACGGATAAACGATTTACAACAGTTACAGGTGTTCTCTTGTTTATATTGTGCTGGAAAAGCGTTGAGATAAATATCCCATATCTTTTCTTTGTCTACGGCTACATAAAAAATGGTGCCGTTGTTTTGCAGCTCAGTGAAGCGCTGCTGTACTTTGGTTTTGATGTCTTTGAACATAACGTGAAGTACGTCCTAGATAATTCCGGTGCGTACAAATTTATATAACACAAAAGGGTGCCCAGTTACGAGCACCCCTTCGATAAATATGTAATTTAAATCAAACAGCAATCTCTGCTTTGATAGCAGGATAGTATATGTAATTCTCCAATTCAAAATCCTCATATTTGAAATCATCAATACTTTTAATATTAGGATTGATCTTCATAATAGGACCTTCCAAAGGTTCACGGGAAAGCTGCAGCTTAGCTTGCTCAATATGATTGGAATACAAATGAGCATCGCCAATCGTATGAATAAATTCATGCGCTGTATAGCCAGTAACCTGTGCTACCATCATTAGCAGTAGTGAGTAGCTGGCAATGTTAAATGGTACGCCAAGGAAGACGTCAGCGCTGCGCTGATACAACTGCAGGCTAAGGCGATCTTCGTCGTCCACAAAGAATTGAAAGAAAGCATGGCATGGAGGTATAGTCATGTTATCTACATCTGCAGGATTCCAAGCAGTAACAATATGCCTACGGCTATGAGGATTGTTTTTCAGTCCTTCGATAACATTGAATAACTGGTCAATATTACCATCCCGGGTTTGCCAGCTTCTCCATTGTTTTCCATAGATAGGACCTAAATCTCCTTTTTCATCGCACCATTCATCCCAGATGGTGACACCATTATCTTGAAGGTATTTAACATTTGTATCTCCTTTAACGAACCACAGAAGTTCATGGATAATAGATTTCAAATGCAGCTTCTTTGTCGTCACTAGAGGGAAGCCCTCACTTACATTGTAACGACTCTGTGTACCGAATACGGATATAGCACCTGTGCCGGTCCTGTCCATTTTGTACACACCATTCTCTAACACATGCCTCATTAACTTTTGATACTCAATCATAACTTTATTCCGATATGAAGTCTTGCTGTTCTGTAGTAGGTAACATTAACGATTGGGACAATGAAGTTGGTTTTTTATATTCTTCAATTTTATCCCGGGTATATTTCATGAACGCATTTAAAGCAGGGCGTATGATACTTGAGTTAAATGCGTTTTCAAAATTGGTAGGTGCTTCTGGAAGCATCGATTCATCAAACAGTCTGGGTAGATTGTTTACTCCTTCGATATTAAATATTTCTCCATTCTTACTGTGCGCTATAATTTTGTATTCAATCAAGACATCGCTGTCTTTTAAAGACTTAATTAAGTAGGATACAGGGTCAAATGTTTTTTCAGTTTCTGGAAGTTTTTTAGCAATATCTTGAAGTACTGCAAGAACTTTCTGAAAATTCTCAGACAATTTATTTTCCGCATTATCAACTTTATCCGTTGTAGCGGTTTCTGATTCTTTCGCGTTTGGCATCTGTGTTATTCAGTGTGTTAATCAACTGCTCATTTACTACCTCTGGGTCTGTGGGTACGAATTTATTATCATTGACAGGAGCACTGTCAACAACAATAGTATCGTCTCTATTCCATCTGATATTTCTAAATCTAGCTTTAAAAAAACGATTTGGACGGACGTGTCTTAAAGAATTAGCGGTGTAAGAGAAAGCCATATATGTACATTGATTTAAACTGGGAAGTCAAAACAAATGCGGAATTTAGGTATAAGCTTAAAGCTTTAACTGATGATATCAAACGATTAGAAAAAGAAACTGACGGAGACCCGCACGGTAACGACAAGATTGCTAGTAGGATAATAGATATTTATAGACTTTGCAAATACAATGCAGGGCTGCTTGTTCCTTACTTCTTTCCTCAGTACCCATACGATAAGCCATTATCATGCACAGCAAGACCATATTCATTTGCAATGTTTCATATGCAGATAGGTGGATTTTTAGCGATTAGAGCGGGCAGACAGATTGGGAAAGCGCTTGAAGAGAATGAGCCAGTTTTAACTCCGAGAGGTTATAGCCCCATCAAAGATCTAGCTGTTGGTGACACAGTATTTGATGGCAAGGGCAAGCCGACAATTGTCACTGGAGTATTTCCGCAAGGACAGAGAGAAATATTCCGTGTAACTTTTACAGACGGAGCATATGTAGACTGCGATGAAGAACACCTTTGGTTATGCGCGAAAGCTGGAAGAAAATTCAATGTGAAAACACTTAAAGAAATTCGGGCGCGTAAGGGAGGAGACAATCCCTCAAGTGATCAAGGAATGCGCATTCCTTTGACTGCGCCAGTAGAGTTCCCCGCTAAAGAACATTATATCAGACCGTACATATTGGGGCTGCTTTTGGGCGATGGTGCGTTAACAATGGGACACACTGCCGGATTCACAACAGCAGATTCAGAGCTGGCAGAAGCTTTTGACTTGCAAGAAGGAGTTAATCTTGTGCATTATGCCAACTACGGTAAAAGATTAAATAAGGACAATAAACGACATGGCGTTAATCCATTTCGAGATGAATTGCTGCGGTTAGATTTAATTCATACAGCCGAGCATAAGTTTGTCCCCAAAGAATATCTTTTTGATTCTGTCGAAAATCGCATAGAGCTACTTCGTGGGCTGTTGGATACAGACGGTAGTATATATGGAAAGTGTCAAATTGAATTCTACTCTGTAAGTAAGCAGCTAGCAGAAGATGTGCAATTTTTAGTGCATTCGCTGGGCGGTACCGCAAGAATAAAAACAAAACAAGGCTACTACAAAAAAGATGGCGAGCGTATTAATTGTAAGATTTGCTATCGCGTAAAAATTAAAATCCAAGACATCAATCCTTTTAAATTAAAAAGGAAAGCCGACAAATTTTATAATATAAAATACAGTAGAACTAGAGTAATTGCAGCTATTCGCAGTTTAGGCTTTTCTAATGCTATTTGTATTAGTGTCGCTTCTCCAGAAAAGACATTCTTAACGCGAGACTGTATTGTCACGCATAATTCCACTTCTTTAGGCGCGAGGCAATTGATATATTCGCATATCATGGCAAAGAGACGCAGTATGTATGTAGTACCGCATCAATCATTCTTGGATACGTATGCAAACCGTGTCCGGGAAATGGAGAGATCGTTTAGATTTTATCAGGTACATAAAGAGTATAGGCAGAATTTAAAATACAAAGAGTATCCAAATGAGTCTGTAATTCAGATGGTTAAATGCCTAACGGATACACAACAGGCCCGAGGCTCTACAGTAGATGAAGTTCTGTATGACGAAGCCCAACTCCTAGACCCAGACTTCCTTCCTGACATCGAGCAGTGCCAAAAGGCATCTAGAATGCCTACTACTATTTACGCAGGCACATCCACCACTACAGACTCATTATTGGAAACTAAATTTATAGATTCTAGTCAAGCAGCGTGGTTGATCAGAGCTCCCGGTTATAATTCAAATAGCGCAGGGGCTGGTTGGTTAAACTGTTCGGATAAAGATGACATTCTTAAAGCTATTCAGCCTCAAGGACTTACTAACCCGGCTACTGGTAAAGTAATCGATGTAACCGATGGTAGATTTGTACACCAGATTCAATCTAACTTTGATCAGGGATATTTAGGATTCCATATTCCTCAGATCATTATTCCTGAGTACGCCAATATTCCGCAGAAGTGGATGGAAATATGGAATGCTTTCCAGAGCTACGACATTAAAAAGTTCCTGCAGGAAATTCTAGGTATTCCTACAGAGGAAGGTATGCGTGAAATTACAACACAGGATTTAAAGAACATATGCGTTCTTCCTGAAACACCAGAGACATTAAAAAGTTTATCAGGTCCTTCCCACGGACGTTACAAATATACAGTTTCAGGATGTGACTGGGGTGGTTCTGATTACAACCCCGCCTCTAAAACTAAAGTGTCTTATACTGTACATGTTATCCTCGGTATTTGCTGGGATGGTAGTATAGAGATTATTCACATCAGGCAGTACTCCGGTATGGACTATAGGAGTATTGCTAACCAGATTTGTGAAGATCATAAGGCTTACAGTTGCGTGGGTATTGCTTCTGACTTTGGTGTCGGTGCTGCGTATAATATGCTACTGCGTGAGAATCCTATTATTCAACCAGAACGCCATTTCATCTTTGGTTATGTAGGGCCTCAGTCAGCTCTTATTAAAGCGCCTAGTGGTGGGCTTGGTTGGTTCAACCAGTACTCATTAAATAGAACCGAATCTATTACCAGTCTGTATCAGGCTATTAAAAGCAGGAGATTTAGATGTTACTCCTGGGAACTCGCACAAGAACGCCTTCTTGAATTACTAAACCTATATCGCGTACCGACAGAAACAGTTGGGGGTAACTCAGGTTTCAGATATCAGCGTCATGGTTCTAAAGCAGATGATACATTGCACGCTATTAACTTTGCATTTTGTCTTGCCAGAATCATTATAAATGAACCTATCATTGAAGACCCGGCCTTAACGCATATGTTCCGAGAAACGTTTAATCCTTCTCAACAGACTAAATTCTTTAATCCTCATGGAGGATTTGATTTAGGAGGAGCTATTTCAGGTTAAGGTGTAACCCACCATGCCAATTCATAATCATCCTTACCCGGGCAATTCGGTGTGTCTAAACCTACTGTAGGCGCTGGCTTATTAGAAAGCTTGATGTCTTCTGGTAGTATGTCAGAACGAACTAATGTAAGCTCCAATGTTACTGGCAGATCATCTATCATTTTTCCATAATTATTTGCATGTATATGCACTAGTTTGTGCGCAGCAAATAATGATGTTAATAAGTTAATGCACTTTTCATTTAGATTTTCTATAAAATGAATTTCTATAGTTATTTGATTGAACTGTTTGAAAACAGCTGGGTCTGCATTTTTAAATAATTCGTATTCAGCGCCCTCAGTATCAATCTTTAGTAAAAGATCATCTCTGCCTATATGATTATTTTCTTGTAGATGCTTTAAAATATTAGCGCTGCTCAATGCTTCTTTCTTAAATATGAAATTTGGATTTTTAACAGGAGTGTCATTAATCGTGTGATCATATTGAAAAATAGGAAAGCTAAAGTTTTTAGCTAGATCGATGTCGAATTTGACATTGTTACCTATACCGTACGAATAAGCAGCGCTGGTTTTATTTAGAACTTTTGAAGACAGCACGTAACTACCATCGTTTTTACCCCCGTATAATTTAAGTGCCAGGTCTTCGCTATCAAACGGGTGTATCAGTGATTTTACACTTGGTTTCATAAAAGTTAAATTTTTATGAGGAGCTATTTTGAGATAGTAACTCTTTAGCTATATTAATTATATTACTAATATCGATATGATTGAAATCTAAACAAGGACAAGGGTCTTTTCCGTAGCATAGTAATTGTCTAGGATAATTTTCCGATAAATTTTTAATATGCGGAATATGATCTAAATGCTCAGCGCCTTTTTGTTCTAAAATTAACTGCGCTCTGCAATCTTTAAGGCATGCAGGTTTTATTTTTCTATAAACTTTACAAATATTTTTATATACTTTAGGTATTACTTGTTCAAACCTTTCGCGACTTTCAAAGAAAATCATTGGCGTATCATAACTTAAAGCTAAATGAGTGAATCCAGAATCAGGCCCTATTAACAAATCTACACCGCTACTAAATAAATTTATTATTTTGTTTGCCGATTCTTCATCGTGCTTGTTTTGAATATAATTATAGTTTTCTAAAAAAGGCAGTTTAGACCGACTGTCAGCTAAGCCTATTACAGTGAACTTATCTTTAAAATGATTATTTAAATTCTCAAGTAAGACGTTGAACACGCTATCATTCAATCTTCTCAATGGTTCGGCTGATCCTATATATAGTACTATTTTTTTTATGTTATCCGGATTTTTAGGTGTTAGCGAAAAATGTTTAACTGATTCGTAATCAAAATTATAGCCAAGACGTTTTATTACATTTTCAGAATAAGATAAATCACAAAAAATCTTTTTATGATAAATAGGTTTTAATTTTAAAAAATTATAATTATTTATAATATGTTCAAAATGTGAAGTGTAATATTCGCATTCAGATTGTGTAGCGAATAACTGAACTTCTGCGTCGGCTGTGTACCATAACGCATTTTCTACAAAATCATATTTGCTTAAAAAATGATAGAAATGTTTTTTGAAACAAAAATAAACATCATAGTCGTTGCATAGCAGATGCATGGCTGATGCGGAAAATATGTTCTCACCCAACCCGGCTGAACCGATATATAATAACTTAGGCTTGCTCATTTAATTCTTCTACCGGAGTCAAATCTTCTTTTAATATCTTTTTAATTACCATCTCATCTACTCCCAGCATGCGCATTTGAATAAGCATATCATCGCGCATTTCAGCAACGAACTTCTCATAGTAAGGAACTACTTCTGTTTCTTCTAGTTCCTCATTATCTTCTGCTTCATTCTTTATGATCTCATCAATCAGACGGTCTATAGGTATAGCGAAGCCTTCTGAATCTCCACGGTTAAGTTCTACCTCGTAGATACCCCAGAGCATTTCAGGCATAGTCAAATCCTCGAGCGCACCATTAACGAGGTCACCAAGATCCCCGGAATACAAAGCGTTGCTTATACTGATAAAAGCCAAAGGATCATCGTAAAAAGCTTCCGTGGACAAAGCTAGCATCAAAGCGTTTACTTTGTTTTCGTTAGACTCCGGGACATTGACGGAGAAGTCTTCTTTGATCCTCAGCCATAATTCTATTGGGTCCGCAGGTTCAATATTTTGTTCTAATGAACCATACACCTCATCGCCGTAAGCGGCCAAGATGATCATATGAAGAACCGTAGCCGTTGTTTCGGTATCGGCTAAGAGATCCGCAGCTAATCTTTTATCAAACGGAAATGTGTCGAGCATATGGCATTATGCCACCTTTAAAAGTAAACTCAACAATTGTTTCTGTTGATTACTTTCAAGGCTGGCAATTTTAGCCGTAGTTTTAGCAGCATCCTTTTCAGAAAGAATATTAATAATATTATCTGCGGCTTCTTTACGGAAAGCCATTCTGACCAGCTTGTAGTTATCGCTGGCTAATTTATTAAATTCTTCCGCAGGAATCATTATGTCAGAAACAAAGATATTCTTTTCTGCCAGTTCCTGTAAATAAGCTACTTTAGCGCCCGAGTAGAAAGCCTCGTGTGGGGACGTGATACGTTTGTGACTGATGTTGTTGACGGCATCTAAACCCATCCAGGTATCGATTGCCTGCTCCACGCTGATAGTTCCAGCAGAAGCTTGCTTGAGCGCTTGAGTGTATTCAGAAACATCTGATACACCAGCGCGAGAACGTTCGCCTATAGCAAAGTCTACATTATCAAAATCTACAAGTCTTTCCTCGCCGAAACGCCATATCTTATCCGGGATCTCGTTGCGAGGAATATTAAGAGTAGAAGCGGCTTTAACAATATTACGAGCAGCATGGAAGAACCAGTCTGTAGGAATATATTCATCATTCCAGTCACGAACAACTTCAGTGGCTGCCTTAGTCACTTCAACTTCGTTATTAATAGCATAAGCCTTCCAAGTGTCTTCCTCTTCAACTTGGAAGCTAAGCGCATATTTTTCATGTGCTAGTTCATGCGCTGACTTTTCAGCTTGAGGTAAAAGCGCTACGGCATCTTCAATATCTTGCTCGATATCAAATAATGCTGCGGCTTCTTTAACGCTAGCAAATTCTTTAGAATCTATCTTACCCTCACCGGCAAGATATACAGCGCTCATGTATGTAGCTGCCTTTGTATGAATAGGATGTAATCTATTTGCTTGGTCAGCAAACGCACAGTCATGTAAAGATACCAAATCTTCAGCTTGAAGAATAGACGCTTCTTTGACATAGTCAGGTAAGCTGTCTCCAGCCTTAATGCCTACTTCGTAAAGTGCTGTGGGGTTTTGGTCTTTAGTGAAGTCCATAGTCATAAGTAATTATCGCCGTAAATTTAAATGAGGTCAAGTGATTCTAAATTCTTTGTCGCGCAGGCTTTGTATTGTGTTATACTGAAAACTGATGTATGGAATTGAGTATTCAAACTTTGGATCAAATTATAAATCCCATCGAGTTAATAAACTTGTTGGGCGAGGAATTGCATATAGGTCTAAGTGGTGAATATACTACAAATTGCCCAAAATGCGAAAGCAAATTATTCATTTTGGATAAAGAATTTGTGTGCGAAAATAGTTTATGCACTTTTAGGGCCGGATCAGCTGTTGATTACTTAGTGGCCAAGGGCGTTTGCGGTTGGGATCAATCCATAGAAACGCTTAATAGTATACTTAATAATAAATTAAAGAATTCCATTGTATATAAAAATCAAAAGATAATTACATCCCAGTTAAAAAACAAAAGAAAGATATTTGATTTCTTTTTAAAGAACGCATTCAATGGGTCTCAAAATAATATTAAGCTTATTCAATACAGAAGTGCTTTGAGATCTCAGGGGTTAGACCCAGAGGCTTTACGTCATTCTGTTTTTATTGTTACAGCTCAAGAAACTGAAGTTCTAAAAGAATTAATAAAAAATGTTTATCCTGAAAAAAATATAAACATTACAGGGCCGCACATAATATTGCCTTACTTTGTTAATTATCATACCATCAGTCATTTACTGGTTTTAAAGACTCCGGATTCTAAACCTGAGAAAATAAACATAATGCCTTCTAGGACGGCTTTCTTTTCTCTTCTCCAGCGACACCCGGGATGTAAGAAGACTAAGGTTGCTTATACTTACGCGGAAGCTGCTAAACTGAATACTCAGTACAGCAGGGTTAATCCTGAGATGCTCTGTTTACATATGATGGTAGATGCAAAAGCGTCTGGTGAATCATTTGTTCTTCCTTCCGCTACATACATTGCTATCGGAGAAAATCATTCTGACTTGCGCGTCGCAGGAACACTGCAGCGCTACATACCAGGTTTAACTGTGTCTGAAAATAAAGTAGGATTACATGCTGACTACGCAGCAATAGACGCAAACGAATTTATACTTAAATGTGTAGTTAAAGAATTAAAAAAGAATATACCTATTAGCAGCATTCTTCCTCTTGTTGAGCTCGACCATAAAAGTCGGCAGGCGCTGCTCGTTCAGCTACACGCTAATCGGTATTTTGCAGAGGCAGATGAGGTACGTAACTTTTTCAAAACGCTGCCAGTATATAAGGACGATAAGATTACGCTGTTTAGTAACCCATACGGTTATTCGATAAAGAAACACAATAATGATATTTATACTAATAATATTAGTAACTTCACAATTGAGTTAGAACAGAACATCGTATTCACTGAGTCTACAGATATATTTCATGCCGGTAGTCTGCTCTTTAATAACGACAGATACCCGTTAATTTTGAAGCAAGAAGAAATCGACAAGATAACTGAATTAGAAAAAGCAGCACGGCGCGCGACCATGGGAGTATCTAATTCAGAAATTAACATTCCTACTGTGATGGAACGCAGTGGAGCTAAGTACTTAACTACTTATCTCCGGGAGCAGGTTTCTCAGCTGCCTAAGACAGAAGGTATTCCGATGCTGGGTTGGTCCCCTCGGAGATCTTCTTTTTACACGCCTTACTTCATTGCGGACCGTAAAGGATCCAGAGTAGGAAAGAAGTACTTACATCCTGTAATTCCGACGTTATCTAGTTTTACGACTGATATATCAGATGTGTGCGCGCTGCATCATGATCTACCGGAAGTGATTGTAAACATACTTAACCAGGCTGCTGCTTTTATTGTGCGTACCTTTTTAAGTATGCAGACCAAGCCGCTGCCTATTTACAATAACTCAGAAGCTCGGCGCTTGCTGTCAGAAATTTTCTCAGCTCTAGGACAGACAACAGTACTGCAGCTGAACCAGAACATGCGAGGAGAAGAACTCCCAGGTGTTCGAGGATTTCCATTTTACGCAGTCGGATATTCTTCTTCACAAATTAATAAAAGTAGCTTGTCTGCTTTTATTCTATGCGATGCTGGTGCTAACATCAATGAAAACTTTTCTCCTGATATAATTCATAAAGCGCAGACCACATTAAAATTCATTACAAAGAAGATAGCTGAATGGGCGCTACAAACTCAAGCAGAAAATTTCCAACAGGAACGCAGCGTGTCCCGGGCAAATGCTTATTCTAAAGAAGGTTCACAGGTAATTGTCGACGCTTGCGGTCTATTGTCTTGGCCATCCAGTAAGACGCCATTTGAAAATTTAGACAATATACTCAGCCGTATTGGAATAGACGAAGTGAAAAATTACTTTATTAGCAACGTCAACATACATAAATTACAAATCAAAAATGAAATTTTTGATGTCGCTACAAATCGACAAGCATTAGAAGCTGAATTAAAATCCATATCTAAATCTGTATCATTTACAAAGGATACAGTTGATGTGGACTCTGAGAGTATGCTGGAAGCTTTAAATTCCTACTACCATACGAACCCAGTACTAACTGAATATTTTGACGCAGATAAATTATTGAAATATTAATTTCTGTAACTGTAGCAGTGCAGCCCATAATCTACCATGATTTCTAAAAATCTTTGAACAGTTATGGTGCGTGGTTGTTTAACGCGGTCCCAAATTGTGATCTCTGTAGTCGGCAGCATTCTGTTTTGTTGCAACGCTAAACTCAAGAGCGTAATTAATTTATTAAATTCTGCCTCGTCTTCTCTATTTGCAGCGAGTTTATAATTCTCTGGCTGCACATCAAAGGGATCAACTGATGCGTTCGAATTGCTGGCAAAGTAAGCGATTGCTGCATCTAAAGAATCAGCATAAACCCAACCGTCTATTGGGTATTCGTATGAATCTTTGTCAGATACGACCAACATGTAATTAGGCCCATTCACTATATTTGGGGCAAATAAAATTTCTGTTTCTTCTTTTTTGTAAAATCCTGCGTTGTTCATAAAATTATCCTGATATTGTGAACCCTTTAAGCACTGCTTTATATGTTTGAAGCAAGCGAAATGCTAGTGTCTGTGATGAACCACCAGCCATGGGTCTTGACATGGTAACACTTGTATTTGGCACTATGCTGACAATAGTTGAATTGTATCTAACTGTTCCATTACCATTGGTTGTTAATGGCAATGCTGCACCTCCTAATGTGCTAGCTACTTGAAAATTATCAGCAGCAGCATTAACCACAAAATAAATTGTATTAATTACAATGCCCGTTGTTGTGGTGATGACTGAGAAAGCAACTTCATCTCCATCGCTCAATCCATGTGCTGTAAGATTTACTAAATCACCTGCATCTATAAATGTTACTGCTCTTCCTGTTGTGAGGATAGTATTGGTTCCTGTGACTTGCATACCAGCAGATAAACCAGTGGTGTTAGCCATTGTGATGGTTGTAGAACCAGTAGCAGGCGTTCCAGTTAATGAGACTGGTGTTGGAGCACCCCAGGTATTTGATATAGTTAAGGTTCTTGTTGCTCCTACGAGTGCTGTTCCTAAATTTGTAAAGATTGTTTCAAGCGCATCTTTTGCAAGTTTGC